AAATGCTGCAGAACCCCAAGGTTCCCAGCTTCGCGAGCGGTCCCGGAACTGTGACCGGAACCCTCGCGCTCGCGCCATGGAGCTGGCGCACCATCCCCTCTCGGGCCCCGCCTCGGAGGCGTCATGGTTCATTCGGCTGCTTGCTCCCGAAGAGCAGCAGCCAGGTCCTCCTCTTGCTTGAGACGTTTGTTCCAGGTGTCTGGGTTGAAGCCGCTTCGGCGCAGCATGTGCAGTGCTGCGACAAAGTCGGCTTCTCGGTGAAACGAGCATGCGCGGCAATGGAAAATGCCGGTACGCGTGTTGTGTGCGGCCGTGTCCGTAACGTTGCAACGTGGACACGTGCAGGAGATGTACTCCTGTTCGATCTCGACGAGAGCAAGCTCACTCTTCTTGCATGCCCAGTCAATCGCCGCTTTGAGTTGGTAGTACGGGAAGCGCGGAAGAAACCGTCGCACGTTACGATCTTCGTCCGGACCGATGCCGCCATACTGCTCGATCACGATGGACCCGCATCCTTGCAGTTTGGCGAGCTCGACCACGGCAGACGCTGCCTGCTGGCAGGCCGTCTTCACGACGCGGGCCTCGAGATCTTCGATACGACTGACCGCATCGAAGCGACGATCACGCCCATGACCTTTCGCGCCATCGCCGCGCTCATACGGCGAAACCATCCCCATGTCACGCCGGCGAGCAGCAAGGGATTGCTTCTGCGCGCGCAACTTGTTGCCGCGGATGAGCTTCCGGAAGTGGCCTTCGGTCGACATGCAAGTGATGAAGTTGTGCATCCCGCGATGCACAACCAGGGCCTTCTGCTGGTCGACGTCCTTCGCTGGCGTCTTCGGCGCGAAGACACTGAGCAGCACCATCCACTTCTTGCCGTCCTTCGTCAAGATCTTGGCTCCACCCATCTCGAGCTCGCCGGCAGCGACTTGGCGAAGCAGGCTCCAGTGCGGCCCCTTCGTCGTCATCAGCGCGACCTTGATCTTGCCTTGCTTGCGACCAGGGTCCAGCGTCATGGAGAGCACTGGCCGGTTGTCCTCGAGCGTGATGTCGAGCTCCGCGCGTCGGAGCGCGACGGGTGCCCCCTTTCCCATGGAGGGCAGCCGAGTGCTGCGACGTTCCTTCAGCCAGCGCTGCACCGACTGCTTGGCGATCTGATCCCATGCACTGACGGTACCGCCCGGAACGCCGCCCTCGATGAGGGCCGCGAACCGCTCCTTCACCTTCGCATCCTTGTGCGTGGTCACCCACTCGAGGAAGCTGTCGACCTCCATCTTGCCGGCCTCGTAACCATTGGGCTTGCGCCCGGACTGGAGTGCGTGAGCGTACTCGAGCGTCGACGCCTGGATACAGCGATGTGCCACAGCGGCGAGTCCGCGCAGCGTCGACCCGAGCTCATCCCAGGTGCGGTTGAGAGGCTTCGCGATCTCGCACGTCAGCGTGCGAGCGAGCACCTCTTTGCGCCGCTGCTCTTTCGCTTGCTTGTTGGCGAGACGGCGCTCCTTACGGATACGTGCCGCCGCCTGGTCTTCGGTCTCTGGCTGTTCCTGGGGTGCGTCGCTCATTGTTTCCTCTTCGACGAGATCTTCATCGTGCTTCACTGTCTCTCCGGCATCCATTGCGGCGAATGGCGCTTGCGCTTCCTGCTCCATCGGCTCTCCGTTGGAGCAGGCGTTGCGACGCTTGCGACCAAGCACGGCATCGACGTAGCGAGCATGCTCCACCGGCTCTCCGTTGGAGTAGTCGTTGCGACTCCCCCCCCCCACGTACACGAAGGAGGGGCGTGCCACGACGCTCCACCGGCTCTCCGTTGGAGTAGTCGTTGCGACCAATGAGCGCCCGACCGGAGGCTGAAGTCCCTTGCATTGCTCCACCGGCTCTCCGTTGGAGTAGTCGTTGCGACGCGCACCCGAGACTCCCGAGTCGATGGAGATGCTCGCTCCACCGGCTCTCCGTTGGAGTAGTCGTTGCGACTGCCAGGCCGCCTAGTACAGGCAGCGCCCGTGCTGCAGCTCCACCGGCTCTCCGTTGGAGTAGTCGTTGCGACCTTCCAAGAGCTGTGCCGAGAGCACGCGCTGCAGGTTGCTCCACCGGCTCTCCGTTGGAGTAGTCGTTGCGACGGGCCTGTCGATGAAGGACATCGACGTGGTGGAGCTGCTCCACCGGCTCTCCGTTGGAGTAGTCGTTGCGACTGCGCCCGCTGCTCGAGCCGGAGGACCTGTACGCGACGGCGCTCCACCGGCTCTCCGTTGGAGTAGTCGTTGCGACCCAAGAAGGGCTGACCGTGGTGATCGACGAGGGGGTCGCTCCACCGGCTCTCCGTTGGAGTAGTCGTTGCGACGCCAGCGCTCTGCTTCCGTGGGGTCCTGCGCAAAGAGGCTCCACCGGCTCTCCGTTGGAGTAGTCGTTGCGACGGTGGTTCGGCTCGCCGGCGAGCAGCGTCCCGTAGACGCTCCACCGGCTCTCCGTTGGAGTAGTCGTTGCGACGGTCCTGCGAAGACCCGTGCGGTTGCGCACGCTTGCGGACCGCTTGGCGAGCGGTCCGTGAAAACCCCCGAGGCGAGGCGCGAAAGGGCGGAGAGACGGCTTCCTGCCGAAGCAGGAAATGCTGCAGAACCCCAAGGTTCCCAGCTTCGCGAGCGGTCCCGGAACTGTGACCGGAACCCTCGCGCTCGCGCCATGGAGCTGGCGCACCATCCCCTCTCGGGCCCCGCCTCGGAGGCGTCATGGTTCATGAAACGGTCACCTCACTTTCACTCAAGCCGCGTTGTTGCTCGGCCTTTCCAGAGGTCTTCTTGCTCCGGGAGCGCGTCTCACGCTGCTCGAGTACACACGGCACCACCAGGGAGTCCTTGGGAAGGTACAAAGGATGCGGCGCACCGTAGTTTCCTGGCTTCGTGGGATGGCGTAGCGCCATCGGCGGTTCCAGCCCCGCCTGCTCACGTAGCTCGCGCAGCCTACGCCAGACCTGCTGGTCACGGTTCATGAATGAGCCATGCGTGCCCCCCCATGCGCACACCACGCGGTCCGCGGTGACGGCGATCACGCGCAGCCACTCGTCGTTGTCCGGGCCGACGGGATCTACCGCTGCATTCATCGCCTTGGGGTCGGTAGCGCGGAATGCGAACAGGTTGCCGCCGAGGAAGATGTCGTAACACCAGTCCCGGCAGAACCCGATGCATCGGCGAATCGTGGGATCGTTCCTCAGCTCGTCGGCCACCGAAGGGTTCAGCATAATGAAGGCGCAGACCTTCGGTGGAGTGGTCCGGAACATCTTCTGCTGCTTGATGGCGTAGCGGGAGACGGTGTACCGGTAGATCCGGTCCTCGGAGAAGCGAGTGCCGATTTCGTTGTAGGCGTTCATGGCACGAGCCTTTCGTCTGCCGAGCGCCAGAGGTCCGCCCAGGTCAAGCCGTGACCGATGCGGAACCGACGCGAGCTGAACGTGACGTACTGATCTTCGGGATAGAACTGCCGCGAAGCCTCACAGTCGCACGTCGGCAAGATGTAGAAGTCGCGATCATCGGGCTCCACGACCAGTCGGCCGCAGAGCGGCCGCGGTTCATCGTTCACTTGCGGATGCATGAGCACGAAGTACGACGGACAGGTAGCGCGGCCACCAGCCGCGACGCAGGTGCGTGGATCGTTGTGTCGCGAGCAGTCGAGCTCGGGCGCCGTGTAGCCCATGAAGCACGCATACGAGTAGCCGGTGGCCGGCGCGTAGCGCGAGGTGCCGTTGCTCGGAGGCGCGCAGCTCACGAGCAGGAGCACGGCAAAGAGGAGCGCCATGCTCTTCATGCTGCCTGCTCCAGGAGGTTGGCTCGTACGATGGCCGCCGCCACTTGTGGGCAAACGCTGTTGCCAGCCAGGCGCGTCTGCGCCGTCTTCGTGAACCGTTCTCCGGCTGCGTCGACATTGATCTCGTAGACCGATGGGAAGCCTTGCGCCGCGAAGAGCTCGCTCGGTTGCAGCATCCGCATGCCGATGTCGACGACCGGCATGCCACGCACGAGTACCATGCGGGCGGCTGCTCCGGCCTGCCACGGCGAGTCGTGGCTCGAATCGCCAGCGCTCGGCACATAGTGGCCGCGCATGAAGTCGTACACCCGCTGCGCCTCGATGTCGGACCACTGGTCACGAAGAGTGGCAAGAGCGAGAGCGTGATGGTCGGTGGCCGTGATCGTACCCAGCGGTTGCCGCACGTCGTGACCGACGACCCCGCCGTAGTGCTTCAGCACCACGGGCACCACGAGATGCTTATCGTTGGTGGCGCACACGGTCGCCAGCGGCATGTCGAGCGACTGGCCGCGGAAGGTCCCAGCTCCGCAGCCGTCGCGGAGCCCCGCGCCGGTGATCGTCGAGTAGTGGCCATGGCGCACCAGGAACGGAGTCGGCGCATCGACCACGAAGCGATGGATGCCACGTGCTACGCGAGCGAGCGTCGCCTTGGCCAGCGAACGACGACGCCCGAAGATCGAAGGACAGGGAATCGACCAGTCGATGATCTCCGCTGCGGAACGCCAGGACTGAGGGCGCGAGCGACCATGCGTCGCCGTTGGCCATGCCGGTCGGCGCCCATCCGCTCGCGCGACCAGGAAGAGGCGCTTGCGCGTCGTCGGTGCGCCATAGTCGGCGGCGACCAGGCTCTTCCACTCGAGGCTGTAACCGAGGCCCACCAGCGTTTGGGCCCACGCTTTGAAGTCTTCGCCTTCGCGCGTCTTGTCCGGGTGGCCATCCGCATCGAGGGGCCCCCACGTCATGAACTCCTCGACGTTCTCCACGATGATGACCCGTGGGCGCACGTCGCGCGCCCAGTCGATGACCACGTTCGCGAGGCAGCGGAGCCCCTGGCTGCGCGGAGCCTTGCCTTTCGCGCGACTGAAGTGCGTGCAGTCCGGTGAGGCCCAGAGCAGCGCCGGCCGTTGCCGGCCGCAGACGTCCTTGGGTTGCACCTGCCAGACATCCTCGAGGAAGTGCTTCGTCTCGGGATGATTGCTGCGGTGCATGCGAATCGCATCTCGGTCGTGATTGACGGCGATGTTGACCGGGCGCCCGAGAGCCATCGCAATCCCGGTCGAGGCGCCGCCGCCGCCGGCGAACAGGTCGATGATGAGGTCGCCGGTGGTCACCGCGTCTCTCCCTTGAGCGGCTCCCACGTCTCGGGCGCGCGCCCGAGGAACATGATGATGTCATCGTAGGCGAACCCGCCGCGCTGGGCGATGCGCTCGGCGTCCTGCCCCTTGCCGCAGCGCCGCGCGTACGCCTCCCGGATCAGCACGTGCTCGCTCCAGGCGATCGTGCCACCGGGACGGCTCTGCCCCCGCGGCCGCCAGTGGCCCTGCACGGGCGCGCGACGTTCGTCAGTGCTGGTCATGGTGCGGCTCCAGGCGGCAGCGATCCCTCGGACGTGACGCCTTCGCGTTCGACGAAGGGGTCGCAGCGGATCAGCTCGAGGTCGGTCAGCGAGCACACGGTGTGAGCCTCGTCGGCCAGAAGCAAGGCAGCGCGAGCGCGTGCACCGAACCACGTCCGGTGGTTGGCGCGCACGTATAGGCTCGTCCCCGACCCTCGGTACTGGAACAGCCATTGCGTGCTCCCGGGCGGCGGGGGCAAGAACGCTGCCTTGCGCGACGGCTTCTGAGAATGCTTCATACGTCGAGTTGCCGGTGCTAGCATGCTAGCACTCGTGAGTCCAGCGCTCGCCAGGGCGGCGGATGCGTTCATGGCGCGTCCATGTCGCTCACAGGCGCTTCATGGCTCGACGGCGTTCTCCAGTCGATCCATCCATGGTGACGCTGCTGCGCGCTGTCGTGGCGCCAGACGAAGACGCCGTACTCCGCATTGTCGGTGCCGCCTTCGGTGAAGCTCGGTCGTGGCCGCACCACGTACAGCCGATCGTACGGGTGTGCATACCACCATGCCCGCCGCTTCGCTCCGCCGAGCACCGACAGCCGAAGAAGCATCGCGGTCGTGGTGCCACACCCCAGCGCCCGCGCAACGTGCTCGTGCCAGATGGGCTCCCCGTACTTCCGGCCAGGTACAGTTACAGCGAACGGCGGATTGCCCACGACCAGATTGAACTTGTCCGCGATCCGTTCGCAAGAGTCACCAAGCAGCTGGGTAGGCTCCGTCGTCAAAAAGTCACCGACCACGGATCGGTCGCACAGGGTAAGACCTGGCACCTGCGGGTTGATGTCGACACCGACGATGAACGATTGTTGGAAGACAGTGCGCAGCGCCTGCACGAACGAGCCACTGCCCACGCTGGGTTCCAGTACCCGCGATGGCGGGTCTGACGCGAAGAGATCGTCCTTCAGTCGACGCACAATGGCCAGCGTGAGTTCCGGCTGCGTGGTGTAGGCGTCATTGGCACGGCGCTTGTGAGCCGGCTTCTTGCGGCGTGGGGGCGTGGCTTCGGTGGTCATCGCTTGTGTCCTACTGCGTTCCAGAGCACCACCAGCACCACGAGCGATGCCAGGGTCAGATGAAAGAGGATGTCGGACGGTTCCATCAGTTCAGGTTCGTCTTGGACGCCGGCGCTTCGCCGGTCGGCGCCTCCTCGGTTTCCTCATCGGTGAACTTCTTCACGATGAGCACGCTCGCCTCCTGAAGCGCCGACAACAGGACGCCTTCCGGCTGGCCATTGCCCATGGCTTGCGCCAACCCCGTCATGCAGCGCTGGCCATCCGGCGTCTTGCCGTGCGGGATGTACACGCTGAACATCCATTGGCCATCCGGTAAGCGCTGCGTCTCCAGGGCGAGCATCGTCACGGCCCGCCTCGGCGTGTTCATGCGCTGCACCCATGCGTCGCATGCGTTCGCGATGACGCCGATGTTCGCGAGCGACGCGATCGCGAGCGGCTCCGACTGCTCGGTATCGAGCAGCTCTGGGGCGTCCCGAACTACATTCCTCTTCTGGCGTCCTCGTGCGCGCCCTGCCTGATAGACCAGGGGGGCCACCAGGACGCAGACCACGAACATGACGATGATGGCGACCAAGGTCGCCTTGGCTTCCGTCATGGCGCCCCATCGTCGGGTGCGTTCAGGTGGTGCTTCGCGGCGTCCGCGAACGATCCGCCGTAGATGCAGTCGAGCTTCTCGAAGAGGTAGGCGCGCTCGAAGTCTACCATCGGCAGACCGACTCCCGAATGCTTATGGCAGTTGCTGAAGTCGATCCCATCCAGGTGGGCGCGTCGCGCGATCTTGATGTACTCGTTCATGAGTCCCGTGAACTCGATGAACGGATGACACCCGATGAGCATGGCGCGCCGGTAGAACTCATGCGATGCGGCGGCCATCTCGCGGAGCATCCGCTCACGCTGGTCGTGCGTTGCGCACTCTTCGGGTCGACGTGGCATGGCCGTGGTGACGGGATTGTTCATGGCTTTCCAATCGGGTACTGGCCAGCTTCGGCGCTGGCGAGAAAAGTCGTCGCCCAGCTCAGCGTGATGGCGGCGATGGGGCAGTCTTCGGCGGTGGCGCTGGGCAGGATGCTGGCCAGCCAGCGGCGCGCCGCTCGGTGATGACGAGTGAAGTCGAGCGGCCCGACGGGCAACCCATTGTGGCTCTGCCGCCCACGGCGCAGATGCTCGATCAGCATCAGCAGTGGCGCGAGGCCTTGCTGCCGGATGCGAGAGGCGATGAAGGCATCGAACGCTTCGCGGATGGCCTTGAGGTTGGCCATCTGCAGGCGCACGCCCGACAGATCGGCTGCGTAGAGCTGGGTCATGAACAGCGACGCGCCGTCGAGATCGACATCGCTCAGGTCGGCGAGGGTGAGATCGGCATAGTCGAGCCCCGCACCCGTGAAGTCTGCCCCGGCGAAGCACAGCTCGCTCAGGTGCGCGCCGGTGAAGTCGATGCCGGCGAGCCGCGCTCCCGCTAGTACGCCCTCGGTAGTGAAGTGCTCCGCGCCCGTCAGGTGCAAGCCCTTGCCATGGCCCGTGCGATCGCGTGCCACCGCCTCGAGCGCGTCCTTGGGAGAGCGCCCCGTCAGCACGATCGTCTCGCGCTCGCTGCCACGGGTCAGGCGGTAGTGGTTCACCGGCCGGGCTCCGGATGCTTCTCCAGGCTCGCGATGGCGACCGCGGCGATCATGCGTCCCTGATCGGCGCGGTACGTCACCGTTGCGGTGACGTTCACCTGCTGTGGATCCACGTTGCGGCTGCGTAACGCCCAGTGGATGACGGCCTGCTGGAGCTCTTCGTGCGTGACGATCACCAGCGGCGGGAACTCGATCGAATCAGCCATTCTCGTCGTCCTTGCTGGTCAACCGCAGCGACAGCCGGAAGCCGAGCTGCCGTGCGAACTGCACCGCCTTGAGCCCCTGCGTACTCTTCAGCGCATCGACGGCCAGGTTGGCCACTTCGCCATCGGGGATGGCGATCTTGATGGAGCTGCCGGTGTCGTGGTCGAAGCCGATGTGCACGACATCGCGCTTCGGCTCGCGCACCCTCACCGGGGCCTTCTTGGCAGTCTTCTTGGCGCGCTTCATGACGAGGCTCCTTCGGCGTCGACTTCGCGCTCGCGCTGTGCCCGCGTCGGGGCGCGCTGGTAGAGAGCATCGAGCGGCATGAGACTCGCATGCAGCTCGATGAGCTCGTTCACAGAACCTTGCAGCGCCAGGGCACGCCGCGACGCCTTCGCCCAGTCCTCACTCGTGAACGGCGCCGTCGTCTGGTCTGCAATCTTGCAGACGACGTCGTCGAGGTCCATCAGCTGGACGCTGAGCCGGGCAGCGATGCCCTGCATCGAGCGCGCCAGCTCGCGCGCTCGGACCATGCCGGGCGTGTCCAGGTCGGCGCTCCATCGAGCACGAACGGACCACGGTGGCGAGTTCTTCTTCATGCGCATGTTCTCTACCTAGTTTCCTTCAGATGAGCTTCGCGAGCGCGACCAGGCGCTCAGCGTTCCCCCGCGCGTCCTCGCTCCGTTGCGAGAGGCGCCCCTTGTGCTGCGCCTCGAGCGCCTTCGCGATGCGCTCGATGACGGACGCAACGTCCCACTTGCGAACCACGCGATCGAGCGTGAAGGGCACGAGCGTCGTCTCGTACTCGGCGCCGGCGCCCTGCCAGTTGGACCAGTGTCCATCGTACTTGAGGATGGCGAAGGTACCGTCCTGCAGGAGCAGACGGCCGCGGCCGTAGATGTTGCCAGCGTTCACGTGGCCATAGCCACCCCAGACCGCGCGATCGTCGCCTCCGACGCAGAGGCTGCGCTCCGTCTTCATGTAGATCGTCGACTCCGCATGCGAGGCGGTGCCGATGCCGGACAGCCTGTACTTGGCTACCATGCGGGAGCAGAGCGCCGGCAGTGCCGGCTTCACGAGTTCGAGTACGCGCTGGAGAAGCGCGGCCTCTGCCGCGCGTTCCTGCGTTTGCGCGTCCGTGAAGTCGGCGTGAGCCGCTGCGACGGCGGGGGCGAGTTGGGTGATGGTGTTGATGTGCTGTTGCTGTTCGATGTCCATGGTCACTCCTCGTGATCGCCCGGCTCCTCGCCGGGGTGGGCTTCCGGATGATGCGCGTTCGTTCAGGACGTCATTGCTTGCGCAATCGCATCGCTCACGATGCGCTCGTGGCTCGTGGGCTCGTACAGGCCGCGTGCAAGCACGCGGCCTTGCTCCGTGACGGACCCGGCGAAGACCGAATAGTGGGTCGTCGTGTGCCGCACGACCTTGACGCCGACCTGCGAGGCGCGATGCAGGTAGCTCTCGGTCCAGGTGCGGATCTGATTCGGCTGGCGGTCGCTGGTCATCTCGAAGCCAGCAGCGAGCAGCCGGGCATGAAGCTCGGCGAGGCGCGGCGGCCGCACGATGGCAACGGGTTTCGGGCGGGTCTTCTTCGGCACGATCCTCGTAGGCTGCTGGTGCTAGCATGCTAGCACCAGCAGGTCAACGCTTCTGGTGGATGGAGATCACGTTGGCGGGCTTGGTGTCGCGCACCTTCGCGTTTTGCTGTGCCGTCGCTGCAACATGTCGCAGGATGAGCACGTGGGCGATGAGCGCCGCGGACGGCCGCATGCCGTCGATCTCCGCGAGTAGGCCATGGCGCATCGCGGCGCGCACGCACGCCGCTTCGCTGTGCATGCAGGCCTCGTGCATCAGCGTAGCGGTCGGCTCCTCGAGCTGGTGGCACTGGAGCTGATGCAACGCGACCCGCGCGTCGTACACATGCGGTGACGGGAACTCGACCATCGAGCGAGGGAGGTGCTCCCACCCCAGCGCCGACAGGTCGAAGGCCGCCGCCGCGCACAGGTGCATCGGCATGCCGTGGTCGGGCCGGTCCGTGGGGACGGTGTACACCGCTGGCACGAGAGCCGGAAACTCGCCGTGCACGACCATCCGGCCGTGCGAGAGCATCACCAGCTCCACGTAGTAGTCCGAACCCTTGACGGCCGACTCGAGCAGCAGCGAGACCCCGGACGTCGGGCGCGGGCGTAGCTTCCTCACGTCGGGCGCGAGGTGATCGATGATCTCCGTCGTGGCGGAGGCTGCGGATACCGACTGGAGCATCAGCGCATGATCCTGACGAGGGTGGCGCCGACTTCCGTGCCGGAGCCACGGAACGTGCCCGGTTCGATGTCCCAGATGTCGACGAGGAAGCCGCGTGCGCGGGCGTCCTCGATGAAGTTCGTGAACGCCTTGCGTTGGCGGTTGGGCGCCATCAGCGCCACGAGCCTCACCGATGACACGACCGGCCCGCGCTCGAGCTGTCGCAAGAAGGCATGCTGGACGTGCTTCACGTCTTGGTTCCGCGTCCACGGCGGATTCATCACGATACGCGTGAAACCGTGACCTTCGGACGCTTGCGGACAGCTCAGGAAGTCGCCGTGTTGCAAGAAGTGGCACCCCTTGTCGAGCAGGTGCTGACAGTTCGCAGGGTCGAGCTCGCAGACGAAGACCTTGCGGGCGCCCTCTTCACGGCACGCATCGACTAGCGCGCCACGCCCCGCGCTCGGTTCGAGCACGACGTGGCTATAGACATCCGCCAGCTTCGCCATCCTCCGTGCGAGCTCGGGCGGCGTGTAGAACTGCTGCAGCTCCTTCTTCACGTTCGTGCTCTTGCCCGTGGCAAGCGCCATCCCGAGGCGCTCTCGTGGGTCCGTCCCGAAGACATGCGCGGCTCGCGAGCGATTCCACTTGCCGCCGGCGTCGGTCAGCACCTTGTTCACCGCCACGTAGAGCGGCCTCGGTAGCTGCTCCGGAGGCAGCTTCACCTCGCGCTCGCCGATGATGCTTCGCTGAAGCACAGCCATCACCTCGGGAGCGATCGGCGTCTTGGACTTCATGCGTGCTGTTCCTTCTGCAACCTCGGTAGGAGGTCGACGTATGCCTCTGGCGCGTAGGCGAGTTGCTCGAAGCTCGTGCCGTGGGCGCTGGTCGCGTTGGTGTCGCGCGTCCTCCGGCAGCCGCACCGCATGCAGCACTCATCCACGACGATGCCGCCATACGTGGCCCGAACCCCCGGGTTCTCTGCGTTGCCACCGACGATCGCGAGCGGGCGCTGCCAGTCATGACCATCGTCCGCGGCGCAGGGTGGCTCGACCGGGTCGAGTACGACCGTGGTGCTCAGCTCCTCATCGGTCTCGCCGCAGTGGACGCTGACCTCGATTGCCCAAGACCGCAGCAGGTCGACCTCATCGTCTTCGGTCTCTGCCTCGTACTCGTAGTTGGCACGCGTGCCCCCCCGCGTCGCGAGCTCGAGCGCCTCTTCGGGCGAGCTGGCAGTGACGATCCAGCACCCGTCGGTATCGGTGGCGTCCCACGACCGCGGACAGTCGCTGCCGGCCAGGGCTCGCAGCGCGCGGTCCACTGCCGCATCGGCAACGTCCCATACGGCGAGGGCCGCATCTCTTCGGTTCAGGAACTCGACGTAGCGAGGGTGCTCCTCGGTGAGCTCGCCAGCTTCCTGCAGCATTTCCTCGACCGGATCCCACTCGTTCTCACAGCAGTCGATCGCATGTTGCGCCATCGCGCGCTCTGCTTCCGCCCGTACGACGGCGGCACGTAGCGGATGGATCACGGGCGTCGGGGTCTCTTCAGTCATGATGATGGCTCTCCGGTAGCGATGGCGTCGACGACAGCTTGTGCCCCCGACGCCTGGGATAGATCGCCGTCGCTGACGTAAGTGTATCGCTCGGCATGGCGCCGCAGCGGATGGCCCTCCGACATGTAGGCACCGACACCTACCGAATAGAGACGGATGCTGCGGAGCTTCAGCTCAGCCATGAAGTCGGCGAAGGGATGACCGTAGAGATCGTCGCTGTCGCCGTCCGTGATGCACACGATATCGGCGTTGTGCACTCCCACATGCTCCCAGGCTCCGATCGCATCGGCCGCAACGCGCAGTGCCGATAGTGTCGCCGTGCCGCCATCCAGGAAGCACGCCTGCGCGTCGCGCAGAGCTTGTTGATCGCCGCGACGCAACTCGCGTTCCATGGCGAGCGTGCTGTAGTGGACGAGCTTGACCGGTCGCCGGTCGTCCCAAGCAATCTCGGTGAGCGCCGTCATGCACGCTTTCGCCCAAACATTGCGCGACCAGGTGCCGCCGCCCATCGAGCCCGACTCGTCGATCACGATGACGAGCGCCCCACGGCCACGGCGTTCGAAGCCCGCCACATCGTATTGCTCGGCGCGGCGATCCATGATGCGAGCTTGCAGTTCGGCTCGAGGCGCGCCGCCGAGAGCCCACAAAGCGAGTTCGTCCGCCGTCAGGCGCGGCACATCGCCTCCCTGGTGGATGCCCACGATCTCCTCGGGGATGTCGGGGGTGCGCGCACGCACGCGCCCCTTGAGCACCTCGCGCATGGCACCAGCGAGGTCGGCAATCGGCTTCATCTGTTCGCGAGCGGGTTGCGCCTTCGGATCGACGAGGTTGAACGATGCAGCCGTGCTGCAGCAGCCTCGCTGGTGCTGCTCCGCGCGCCACTCGTAGAACATGCGCCAGCCTGCGCTGGCGGCCTCCTCCCAGTGGTCGTTGTGCTGCGCCAGGTACGATGTGGCGGCAGTGGTCACCATCTCAGTGACGAGCGCCGCTAGCGCCTCGTTCATGGTGCACTTGACGGACAGATGGAACTCCATCTGCGCCAGGATGGCGGCGGCCAATGGATCATCCGCGAACGTCTCGCGACCGGAGATCACGTCCCACGTCTGCGCGTAGATGGCGGCGGCGCGCCGGGCGAGAAGAGCCTGGCGCGGCTGCACTTCCGCGTACGCCCGCTGAGCGCGACGCTCCTTGGCCATGCGCTTGCGGCGCACGCCGTCGCGAGTCGGGGCCGCAGTCATTGATCCTTGGACCCCGAGGTGATCGACGCCGACGCCACGTAGGCAGACTTGTGCCCGTCACTGGTGAGCACCGAGTCTACGTTGAAGCGACTCACCGTCCACGCGTCGATGATCTCGTCGAGCAGTCTCGACGAGGAGCGCACCCGGCGCGCGAATCCGCGCATCCGCTCGAGGGTGCGCACAGGCAACTTCGCCTTGTCACCGAAGCGCTCGGTCATCGTGACGCCGAAGATCTCGATGCGATTCAAGATCGCGAGCGCATCATCGTGCATACGAGTGAGGTCCAGATGGACCCGGTTCCGGTTGTTGCGGTACCGATCATGCAGCTCTTCGACATCGCGCACCAGCTCGTCGGCCTGCACCTCGAACTCTGCAGCAATGGAGCGAGGCAGCAGCTTGAGCACAGCTTCGACGATGGCCTCCTCGTGCGGAGCGTTCCAGAGGACGTGCCGCAGCACGTCGAGATCGTCGACGTCAGCGTCGGTGAAACCAGCGTACCAGGCTGCGGCCTTCACCATCTTGACCGCCTTCCCGATCGTGCGATCGGAGACGGGGCAGCCTCCCTTGCGGCACCCGTCCTGCACCGTGATGAGGTACTCGAGAACGGGATCCGAAACCCGGACGCGTTCGATCTCCGCGTGTGCAGCCGCGAGCTCATCCACGTGGATGGGTTCCAAGCGCGACCACACGTCGCCCCAGCCGGACTCGATGCCCTGCAGGAATGCGAGCCGTGGGCCTTTGCCCTCGATGTAGTCGACGGTGTGACCGATCAAGAAGCGATCGCGCAACGCGTTGAGCGAGTCGTCCTCCTGCCACTCGTTGGATGCGCCGAAGCACGTAATGAGCGGGCTCGTGATGCTGCCCTTCACCGTGCGCTCGTTCAGCCAGGCCAGCATGGCGTTGAGCGTCGAGCCCGACGACTTGAACACCTCGTCGGCGAACGCCACGTGCGCCGCCGTAAGATGGTCATCCGTGATCCAGCGCTCCTTGCCGACCATGAGGTCGGGGATGGATCGCGTGGCGATGACGTCGCTCTCGGTCGTCTGCCGCGTCATCAGGTACTCGGCAAAGATGCCGCCCTTGATCTGCATGCAGATGACACGAGCCAGCGCGCTCTTGCCGGTGCCGGGCGGCCCGACCCACACGGCGTGCTCACGCGCCGCCAGCGCGAGCTGGCTCGTGTAGATGATGTCATCGCGCTCAACGAAGACGGAGCCGATCAGCTCCGCGTTGTGCTGGAGTCGCTCGCGCACAGATCGCGGCTGTGGCGCGGGGGAGATGTCGGGATCGAAGTCGGTCATGGTTCTCTCGTGAGCGGCTGCGGAACGCATGGCCCCATCAGCCCGTTGCGCGGCCCGGCGTAGGGCTGAGGCGGTCGACGTAGGCGTTCATCGCTAGGCTGAACGTCGATGCCGCTTTCGCCTTCTGTTCGTTGGATACGCTGCCGTCCGTCGCGAACGTCGAGCGGAACGCTTGCGCCGCCTCCCGCAGGTCGGGGCTGCCATCGCTATCGATGAGCGGCAGCAGTTCATCGATGATCTGTCGCTGGACCATGCGCTCCAGATGTTGGTACCTATCGCGCAGCTGATCGGTGACGTGCGTCGTGGTCGCAAAGTCGCAGGCAGCCCGTGCCAGTTGGCAGAATACCTCGCCACACTCGCCGCGCGTAGCGAGTCCCTCCTGCCAGATTGCCACGATGCGGCGCTCGGCGGTCTGGGTCACGACTCGGCCTCCTGGATGAGCCAGGCCATCGCGCAAGCGCGGCCCATCTTGGCGCAGGCCGACCACCAACGCGAACGGCGCCCGTTGAAGGACGCCGTCACGAGGTAGCCGCCCGAGCGCGCGGCGATAATGCTGTAGCTGGCCTTCATTCGTACTGCTCCGGATGCTTTACTCGGTGCTGCTTGAGGAGCTCGAGGCACTGGTCCTGAGCGGCGCCGAGCGAGCGCGTGCGGCCCGTGGCGTAGCGGTCGCCGCTCGGCGCGCAGACCTCGAAGTAGAACGGCAGTCCGCCCTGGGTCCAGGACCCTTGGTCGAGGATGGTCGCCGCGGGATGTGGATGCATCGTGTTGGTGTAGCGAAGCCCATGGCGGCGACCGCGGTCGGAGCCGCGCCAGATCGAATCCAGAGTGATCTGGAGCCCATGTTCCTGGCGCAGCTGCCGGTACATCTGCTCCAGTGCCAGGTTGCACGCGGCCATGGCATCGTGGGACAGGGTCCCTTGGCCTTCCGTGAGGGTGTGGGGCGCGTTGGGAAACGCGGCCCACCACCTCCACATCGGGCCATCGTCGGTGCTGAACTGCAGCTTCGCCACCACAATCTCCGTATCCCCGAGCGTGCGGCACTGCATGTCGGCCGAGTTCGCTTTCCAGGGCTTCACGATGGTGAGCATCGGCGTCATGCTCATGCCTCCTTGGCCTCGAGGGGAACTTGACCCGCCGCTTGGCGGATCACGACTCCGTCTCGCGAGCGTAGGCCTCCACCCCGACGATGTAGTCGAGCCACGCGGCGATGAGCGCGGCCTCGGTATCATCCTCGGGATCGCGGGGGCCGCTCGGGACACAGTGCTCGCGTAGCGCGCTGATCGTGAGCTCGCCGGTGCGGAGCTTGCGCACGTCGCTGAGGGCCGCCTTCCAAGCGGTCTCCTCGGCTTCGCGCGTGGTGGCGGAGTGGCCGCCGAAAACCGTCATCATGACGCTGGCGGCGCGCACACTGAAGTAATTACGGGGGAACGGTTCGGTGCTCATGCTCGATGCTCCTATCCTCGCGGTAGCCGCGAGTAGCGTTGCTCGCACCATGCCTTGCCCGCGGCGGGCGTCGACACGGTGCATGATTCGTAGGGCGGCGCCGCATGCTCGGCGTTCATGAGCGCCAGCCACTTGTCGGTCGGCGCCCCGAGCGGTTGCGAGACGACCATGATGACGCCACGCGCGGGACGGGCGATGAAGTAGCGCGGGCCGTGTTCTTCCCAGTACATGGTCACGTCCTTCGTCCCCCACGCGAGGGAGCGCCGCGAGTCTGTTCCCGCTCGCAACAGCACCGGTAGCACCGTCGGTTGCGGCCCGCGACGCTCCCTCGCGTGGGGGAGCTTGGATGGTTCATCGCACGAAGGGGAGCAGCAGCAGACCAGACCACCGGCACCGCACGTACCATACGTGCGAGCACGGAGCCGCTGCGCCCCTGCGTGAGATGAAGGGCACCCGCTCTCGCGGGTGCCCTCGTGGTTCAGGACCCGGAGCTCTCGAGCGACGCGATCGCGTCCACGAACGCCCGCACGGCGGTCACGTAGATCTGGTCCTTCGCCTTGTGGATCGGTGGCAGCTCCCCGTAGGGGACGAAGCACGGGTGCTCCTTGAGCACTTCGTCCTTCACCGGCCCGTACCGCCAGCCGGCGGCCTTCTTGAAGTCGAGCCACGACTGGTGGCTCTGCTCCGGCGTGCAACCGTTGATCACACCGAGCACGCCCATCTGGGCGGACTCCCGGATCTCCGCGGTCGCCTCGTTCCACGGCTTCTGCGAATGGTCGCCATGAAGCTGGCACCAGGAGCGGTTCGCTTCGTGCGCGGCGCGAGCCGCCGCGATGATTTGTTCGTTGGTCATGTTCCTCCTGCCAATCCGGGCGCGCATGTCCCCGGAATCACGATGATGCGCGATCCACGTCGGGTCTTCAAATCGTCGAACCTAGGCCCTGGCGACGGAGCCCGAGGCTGCGTCGCCAGGGCCGCATGTCAGCGCGAACCGATAGCTACGAGTTACATGACATCCTCCTCTGAAACCCCAAGCAGCGGCACCGAGCGCAACATGCGCTGGGGGTATCGTGGCGCTCCGATGTTGGCGCCGGGATGCCGGCCACCACGACGACAGCGGTAGACCATGTGACTAGCATGACGAGGTCGTCTTTCCGTCGTTGGCCAGCTCGGTGAGCAGCGCCGCGAACCTTTCGCGCATGCCGTCGGGACAGGTTGCGGCGTAGACGACGGAGGCGGCGGCGTTGGCGCCGGAGGCGGCGGAGGCGTCTGCGTAGGCGTCTGCGTTGGCGGCGTTGGCGGCGTCCGCGCGGGCGGCGGTGACGGCGGCGTTGGCGGCGGCGTTGGCGGCGGCATTGGCGGCGGCGTTGGCGGCGGCGTTGGCGGCGGCATTGGCGGCGGCGTTGGCGGCGTTGGCGGCGGCGTTGGCGGCGGCGTTGGCGGCGGCATTGGCGGCGGCGTTGGCGGCGGCGTTGGCGGCGGCGTTGGCGGCGTTGGCGGCGTTGGCGAGGGCGTTGGCGAACGCGTTGGTGGCGCTGGCGGCGCTGGCGGCGCTGGCGGCGCTGGCGGCGCTGGCGGCGGCAGCGGCGGCAGCGGCGGCAGCGGCGGCAGCGGCGTCGTCGGCGGTCTTACGGTCGACGACCGTGGGCAGCGCCCGCAGTCGCTTGGCATCCTGCTCTCGCCCCGCAGCATCCAGCGCCATCGCAGCCGCCACGCGGACCGCGAAATCGACGAGTCGATAGGCGCGTTGCTGTTCAACGGCGCGATCGCGGCGCGATCCGACCAGTGCGACCGAGACCGGCCCCATGATCCGCGTCCGCGTGGCGTCATCGTGGATTCGATCGTTCAGAAACCGCGCTGCTGCGGCGAGCAGCGGGCATGCGCACTTTGGATGGTCGCTATGCGGTTCGCCGGCGAGCCACGCCGTTACCTCGAGGGCGCACATGCCCTCCTCATGGGTCTTGTGTGAGCCGGACGCGATCGTGATGCCCGCGACGCGGGCGAGTAGGTCTTCGCGATTCATAGTTCTCCGTTCGCGGCGATCATGCCGCGTTGGCGAGGCCGATGAGAAGACCGGCGAGAGCTTCCTGTGCTCGGGGGTCGGCGGCGGCGTCGACCGCGACCGCGACCGAGTAGCCAGTGAGCGGCACGTAGTCGGCTTCGGCGGGCGCATGGGCCGCTACCAGCGCAGCGTTTGCGGCGAGGGCGACGCAGGAACGCTCCGCATGCGTGGCAGAGTAGGCCGTCATGCATGCCTTCGCTGCCGACGCGCTCACCCGTGCCGACGCGGCGTCGACGATCGGCGGGAGTGCGCGCAGCCGGGCAGCTTGTTCGGTGAGGCCGACGGCCTCGAGATCGGCCGGCGCCAGATAGCGCACGGCCCAATCGGCCATGATGAAGGCGCGGCGGAGCTCGGTGACATGACCGACACGCGACCCGACCAAGGCTTCGGAGACCGGCCGCATGATGCGCGTGCGGCGCATGTCGTCACGGATGTCGTCGTTCAGCGGCCGGGCCGCGGCCGCCAGCACCCGATCGGCGGTCTCCGGATGGTCGGAGTGGGGTTCGCCCGCGAGCACCGCGGCCAGCTCGGTGGCGCAGAGCCCTTGCGCCGGCGAGGCGTGCTTGCCTCGCGTGAGCACCAGGAAAGGTGGTGCGGCAGTCATGAGGCCGTCTCCGCGCGATCGTAGCCCGCGCCTGGTACCGTCGCGAGGATCCACCGGATCGTCGCGCCTTCGGGGAGCGAAGTGGCGCCTTCCGGGAGCCGCGCGCCGTTGTATTGAGCGACGAGCAGTTCGTCGCCGGCACAGAGCTCCGTTCCGACGCGGCGCATGGGCACGTCGGCGCCAAGCAGGGACGAAACGAGCAGCGCGGTGTCGGCGTGGCCGACGCAGGATAGCCACCCTTCTTCGGCCGCATAGGCCCGCGCCTCGTCCAGCGAGAGCGAGCGGAACCCTACTTTGACGCCGTCCGCCAAGGCCGTGGCGGACAGCATGCCGCACGAGAACGCGTTTCCAATATACTTCATGGCTTCTCCGGGGGCGATGGGGTGAGCGCGAGCGCGAGAATGCGCACGACGCGTAGATCTTGTTCGGCGGGCCAGCATTCGTCTGGCGGCCATTCTGCGTTGAGAGCGAAGAGCGGCGTCGAGTCGCCGGTGGCGACGAGGACGTTCACGGCGTCCTCGATCGCTGCTCGCGTGTCTTCCGACGGCGCGAACCCGATGCGCCGTCCACGAAGCCGCTCACGCAGGGCGGCGTGGCCACCGAGTGCGAGAAAGAACGTGTCGAGCGCGACAGCGAGGGAGCAGACGAAGCAATCCGTGTCCGCGCAGTCGCGGATCCAGCGCTCGCACGTCTCAACGCTCGCTCCACCGAAGTGTTCCGGTCGGCATCGTATCGCTCGGATGTCGGGCTGATCGCAGAGGGCGACGAACGCGCCGCTCTGCTGCGTGAGGCGGCGCTTCGCGACGGATAGTTGGACCGGATGCGCGCCCCGCTCACCGCAGACGGCGTGCTGGATGAGCGCATCGAGGTAGTCGGTGGCCGACCATGCCAGGAGCGCGGGCCAGTCTTCTCCTGGCAGGTAGTGAGCCCGCACCCCATGAAGGGACGGGGTCGGCTGCCGCGGGGTAGGCGCCATGAACGGCACCGTCGCGGGTTGTTCGGGGGCCATGGGGTTCACGCTGGGGAGCGGCCTTCGCGCCGCCGCGCTTGCTGGAGAGCGGCCGCGGAACGGTCGAGGAGGGCCCTAGCGAGATCGAGCTCTCGCCACTTCGCTTCCCGCTCGTACGGGCACTCGCACTCGGGATCGCTCCCGAAGTAGCGGACAGCGAGGCGGTAGCCGTCCTCGGCTTCCAGGTAGGCCTGCTCGGCCTCGATCAGATGGGAGGATGGCGGGGGCCCGAGGAGACTCAGGGGTCGGCGGCGGGGGCGGTGAGCCATGCCTCCCAGCCGGGGCGGAACGGCCCCCCCCGGGGGGGTGGGGGAACGCTCGAGCGCGTACGTTGCCATAATGACGATTATGGCAACGTGTACAGGCTAGACGTTTCCATAAGCTTCATTATGGAAACGTTGCGCCCGATCGCCTTGAGCCCAGCCGTTCCGCCCCGGCTGGCTGCCATGACCACGACCCCACGCCCCTACGCCGTCCAGGCCCGCCACGAGGCGGCGCCGCAACCCCTCACCTCATGGTGCGGCCCGATGCTCGAAGCGGGCGCCGCCCGCTTCTCGGGTCGCCTCATCCCCGAGGCCGACGACCTGCAAGACCGTGCGATCCGCGCCGCCTCACGGAAGGTGGAGCGCTACGAGAGCATTGAGGCCGCCCTCGCCGCGGCCTGCGGCCCCCGGCCGGCCCTGCCCGAGGGCGATCTCGCCCTCAAGCAGAGCTACGAGACCGCCCGGGACGCGGCGCGCGAGGCACGCCTGGCCTACGCCACGGCGCCCAGCGCTGAGCGCGAGACCGCGCGGACCGCGATGCACGCCGCGGAGCGCGGCGAAGACGCCTCCCTGGCGGCGTGGATGAAGTCTCGCCGCGCCGAGGCGCGGGGCCAGATCGCCGCGATCGACGCCGAAGCCGTCGCGGCCGGGAAGGCGACGCGCGCCGCCGAGCGCGCCGAAGCCCGCGCCCAGCGGCGCCTCACGGCCAGCGAGGCTCGTCTCGCGGCCAAGCTCGCGAAGCAGCAAGCGGCCGCCGAAGCGCGCCGCGCTGCCGCGAAGGCCGAGCTCGACGCCGTGCGCGAACGCGCCGCGGCGCTCCCAACGGTATCGGACGAGGCCCGCCGCGAGGCGTGCCTCATCATCCGCGAGATCCGCACCAGCGCGCATGCGGATGCCGCGGCCGAGCTCATTAACGGGCTCATGCCCGAGGGCTGGGATCCGAACGTCGAGAAGCTCTTCGATCAGAAGACGAAGCAGGTCGCGCACCGCGCGGCGTGATCCCTCATGTCCATTCACGACCAGATCCGGAGAGTCGCTTACCCCGGCGACGAGGACAGTGGTTTTCAAGCCTGTCAGCTCGCCGCGGCTACCCTGCGAATGGCAGGGTCCACGGTGCTCGAGAAGTGGCACTTCTACACCGCCGCCCGAGCATGGGCAGAACATGGTGAGTGGATGGTGGGCGCGCCTTGCCGCGCACGGGACACGCTGCCCTGGTCGCGAGCCGTGAGCCGCGCGGTCGAAGAGATCGCGAAGCCGCATCGCTTTGCGATGGAGCGCGCGAGCCTCGCGCTCGCGGAGGCTCTCGGCACTGCGACCGACAAGCGCGCACACCGTCACGTGGAGCTGATGGCCTATGCGGCCATCTTCGCGGCGCAGCAGATGGTGCTGCATCCCGACGCCGCGCGGGCGTTCGCGAAGATCTACGCCTCCAGCATGGAGGCGGGCAAGAAGCCGCCCGGCACGGTGGTGCTCGCCGAATGGCTTCGGCCGTTCCATGCGATGGAAGAAATCGTCGACCCAGTGCTCGACCCATATGAGCGAGGGCAGGCCGCGCTGCGGCTGGCGACTCTGGCGGGACGCCAAGAGGAGTTCGCCGAAGAACTCAACGCCATCTTGGGCGAGCAGTCCACGCTCCACGCCTCATGTTCTCGAGAGCATGAGGCGTTTCGAGCCTTGAGCCAGGCGCGCGTGCCCTGTGCGCCCCCGCCGAACCACGCCGGCCGTTCCGCGCGCCTTGCTCAAGGCTCGAAACAGCGGAAAGTTCAGCGAGCGGCACGGCACGTCGGGAGCATCCCGGCGCTTGCCGCGTCGTTCTGCAGAGGAGCAGCCATGAACAACACGGAGGCGCCATGAGTCGCGTCGCTCGTATCCTGGAGCGGATCACGCAGTCCGTGCCGGAGCCCCGCTACCGCAAGTGGTGGGAGGCGGATGAGATCCACGAGGCGCCATTCGGCGCTACGCGGCAAGAGCTCGTCGTCGACGAGCTGGGCCCCACGGCCGCGGCGCTGCGGCGCGAGATCCTCGAAGCTGCGCGCGAACGCCGTCGCGCGCGGCAAGAGGCATGCTCTCACGCGCATGCCTCTGTGATGCACGTAAAGGGCGTCACTGAGCTGTCGTGCCCAACCTGCGGGCGGCGCGAGGGGCGTGGGCAGAAGTATCTCGGGGCCGACGCCAGGCTTCGAAAATGGGCCTGCCGGCAGACGCTAGCGACGATCGCTGCGATGCTGCGCGCCGGTTCGCGTCCCGACATCCATGACCAGGTGGAGTGGGGCCATGACGCGCAGCGATGGCTCCATGACGTTCTCGTGCAGGAGGCACCCTCGTGATCATGTACCCCAGCGAACTCACCGTCTCAGCCATCGCCGCACTCGAGGCCGTCTACGGCCTCGGCGACCACACCGACGTCGTCGAGCACGACGTCGAAGCGCTGCGCGACGGCTCGCACACCCGCGAGTCGCTGCTCGCCCACTGCCTCGACGGCGCCAGCATGGCGGCCGATGAGGAGGAAGTAGTACGGGCCGCGTGGGAGTCGTACGTCGACGGCATCGTGGCGCTCGCGGCGAAGCCTCGGCGATGGGAGCTGGTCGAGGAGGGGCACAGTTACGACGTTGGCGAAGCGTCTTCCGCCGAGGAAGCGCTCGAGATCGCCAAGGCGCGGGTCGACCGCGCGAACTACGAGGTCGACCGCTCGATCTGGATTCACGTTGCGGTACGCCGCGAGGGGATCCCCGGCGTCGTCGCCGGCGCCAAGGTGCGGCTCGATCCCAAGCCGCCGCCGTGCGGACGCAACGGCGGCGAACACGCGTGGTCGGACGACCACGACATGGTCGGCGGTTGCAAGTCGAACCCCGGGGTCTGGGGCAGCGGAGGCGGCGTCCGCATGCACTGGGGCTGCAAGAAGTGCGGCTGCCAGAAAGCCGTCGACACGTGGGCGCAAGACCCGTACGACGGAGAGCAGGGGCTCACGTCGGTGGAGTACAACGAGCGCCACTACGACGTCGCTCGCGAGGAGCCATGAGGCTCATCAGGACCATCACGCCCGTCGGGATCACGCCGCAGCCCGATCTTTCTCCAGGCTGCTACGAAGTGCAGCTGGCTCTCGAGTTGAGGGTCGGTCGGCAGATCGAGAAGGCATCGACGAGCTTCTTCGTGGTGCCGACCAGATTCGGCAACCGCAGTTGCCGCTTCGAGCTTATCGCAAGCGACAAGGCAGATCCCAATGCAACGCCCATCTACGCATGGCTCGTCGAGCACGCCGAGCTCCTGAAACTCTCCGGCGAAGTCGAGCGGTGCATGGTCGCGATGGCGGAAGCAGCGTGCGAACATGCACACTGGATGGTGATCGAACGCAAGACGTGGGAGATCGATCAATGACTGACTCAGCGAAGGAGACGGCAGCCGCTGCCGAGTGGGCAGCGTTCCAAGCCAGCGTGAGGCTGGACGACCTCGACGCCGAGCGCGAGCGCGTGGCGGCGATGATCGCGCGCGCCAAGGCGCTCCCTGGCAGCGCAGCCGCCGATTTGGTGGCCCGTCTGCGCTATCGTGATGCTCGCAACCGTAGCGACTGTAGTGACGCACGCTGGGCCACGTTGGAGGCCCAACGTGCGGCCGACGCGGCGGCCTGCGCTGTGCTGACGCGATGGCAGAAGGGCGCATTGCTGCGCCTCGCCGTGGAGTACGGCCACGGCTGGGCGGAGTACGTCCCCGCTGACGGCGACTGGGACTACCAGACGATCTGCGACGCGATGAGCGCCGCGGAGAATGCCGAGGATTTCGGTCGCCCGACGGCTGGCATCAGGCCCGGCAGGCGGCACACCACCGGGACGGGGCGGCTCACCTGGTCCGCCGAGCTCGACGGCACCATTCGGGTGTCCGTCTCTCGACCGACCCCAAACGGTAGCCTCACGGTGCTCATCGCAGACGTGACCGAGGGCGGCAGCCCTGCGATCACGGTGCGCCCCTTCGACGGAGTCCCCATCGAGGCCCGCCATGCGGATGCGCTGTACCGGGCTCTCGACGCTATCGAGGGTTCGGAGCATCAGTCGTCATGGCCCGCGCCGCGCTTCACTCTCCAGATGGCCCTCGATGCCGCGAACACGGAGGTGACCCATGACGGATGAAGAGCTTGAGCTGTTGGGGCCCGACCAGTCGGGTAGCGCGTGCCCCGTGTTGGCGGCGGCGTTTCGGTCGCTGAACGACGCACTCGAAGGCCCCGAGCGGGCCGCCCTCTTGGCGCCGGTGGCCGTGGCGCTCGTCGGCTCGCGCCGCGATCTCGAAACGGAGCTGCGGCGCGCGTGCCGCCTCATCGACTGGGCGGTCCGTGTGGCCACGCCGCGCGTGCTAGACTTCGCGGGGTTCATCGACGCGGCGGAGCGCTTGCGCGCGCTCCCCGAGATCGTCGACCGCGAGACGGCCTTAGCCGCCCGCGACGCCGCAGAGGTCGTCGCGTACGCCATTGAACAAGTCATCACCAAGGGTGACCCCGCGACCCAAGCAGAGCTGGCAGAGCTGATCGTTCGGCTCGCGAAGGAGAGCCAATGACCACGGACGAACTGAAGGACGAGTTCGTCAAGCGGTTCGCCGCGTGGTTCAACACGCAGAATCTGTACGCGCAGGCCCTCGCAGAGCTGCGCGAGCAGAAATGGCGCGCGCTCGGTCATGCCCGATGGACGGAGCAGCAACGCTTGGCGATGGTTGCACCATTCGAGAAGCGAGCCGATGAGGCGTATGACGCTGACCAGGAAGCCCTTCGGTGTTTCTGCCAGCTGGCCACCCAGATCACGCTGCTGGCGAGTTCCTGCAACATTGCATCGGAAGCGCGCGCGGCGCTGGTGCCGGCGGATAACTGGGCACTGCTCGCGACCGTCAATCGCGAGAGGTTGAACGAGTGCGCGCGAGAGCACCTTGAGCAGTGCTTCTATAGCGAGTCGCGCGCCGTGGCGCGAGCGTATGGTTACGTGGATCCGCCGTCAGAGGACGAGGACGATGCGCATGCTGAGCTGGCGAAGGAGGCAACCTGAACACCGACGACATCATCATCCTGCACGGCAAGCACGCGACGCGTGAGGAGGGCATGTGCGCGATGGAGCTGGTGGCCTACCTCGCGGGCGAGGTGCACAGCGATCGTCCGCATTGCGCATGCCCGGTGCTGGCTGAGGCGGCGCGCGTGCTGAACGATCTCATCGACAACGACGCTGACCGAACGCGGATCATGCGTCCCGTCGCCGAGGCGCTGGTGGGTTCGCGCCGCGACGCTGCAACGGCGCAGCGCCGTGCGTACCGGCTCGCCGACTTCGCCGTCCGCGTGGCGGCGCCTGCGGCGCTCGACGCCGCGGGGCGTGCGGAGAATGCGGCGCAACTGCGAGCAGTATCGCCGATCGTCGACCCGGATACCGCAAGAACTGCGTGTGACGCCGCCTACGCCTACGCCTACGCCGCCACCGCCGCCACCGCCGCCACCGCCGCCACCGACGTCGCCGCCATCAACGCCGCCATCGCCGCCACCTACGCCACCAACGCCACCGACGTCGCCGCCATCAACGCCGCCATCGCCGCCATCAACGCCGCCATCGCCGCCAACGCCGCCGGCATGCGCAAAGAACTCGCTTCGCTCATCATCGAGCTGGCCAAGGAGGAAACGTGAACGACATCGTCATCCTGCGCGGCGAACACAAGACGCGCGAGGAAGGCATGTGCGCGATGGAGCTGGTGGCCTACCTCGCGGGCGAGGAGCACAGCGATCATCCGCGGTGCGCGTGCCCAGTGCTGGCCGGCGCCGCTCGCGGTCTGAACGACCGCATCCGCGACGACGCCAAGCGAACGCGGATCATGCTGCCGGTCGCTGAGGCGCTGGTCGGCTCGCGACGCGACGCTGCAACGGAGCAGCGCCGTGCGTACCGGCTCACCGACTTCGCCGTCCGCGTGGCGGCGCCTGCGGCGCTCGACGCCGTAGGTTACACGGAGGATGCAGCGCGGCTGCGGGCGCTGTCGCCGATCGTCGACCCGGATACCGCAAGGACTGCGAGTGACGCCGCCAACGCCCGCGCCTTCTCCAATGCCCTCGCCTATGCCGCCTATGCCGCCGCCGCCGCCGCCGCCGACGTCGCCCTCGCCTATGCCGCCGCCGCCGCCGCCTGCGCCGCCGGCATGCACGTAGCGCTTGCGGAGCTGATCGTCGCGCTCGCTAACGAGACGCCTTGATGAACCACAACAGCGCCCGTCGCGCTGCTGGAGCACAAGCCATGCATTCCGATCTTCGTGACCTGCTGCTTCGACTCGAAGACGCGCTAGAAACGATCGCGAGCATCAAACTCGCGTATAAGGCTGCCTTGGCGGTAGCGTGGCGGCATCCGGCATGGACCGAGATGTCGTTCCACTTCAACGACATCGCCGCACGGTGCCTCGATCTGATCGCCGAGACGGAGCGAGCGTTCAACGCCATCCTTCGCGTGCGCGATGTCGCGCGATGCGAGGCCGCGTTCGAAGCGGTTCGTGGGCTGTTCGAGGCGCAAGAGCGAGTGGTCCAAGCCCTGGATGATTGGCAGAGGCTCGCGCTGACCGACGCCAAGAGTCGCGACGTGGAGCTCGCACTCCTGGACCTCCAGGCAACGCTGCGCCACCGCGACGGCGTGCTTGTGGATCTCGCTCCACTCATCGCGGAAGCCAAAGCATGGCGGACCTCGAACGCGCCCTCGGTGAGCCGGCCACTCTCGCCGCTCCGCGAGAACTGACCATGGTCATGCTTTCGCGATCAATGCGGAGCGCCATCGTGCTTCCAGGTGTCGAGCTGATTCGCGACCAACTTGAGATAATACTCGACCGGCTTCCGCGGGAAGCGTTCGCTGCGACGAACCTGCGCATCGCGTTCGAGCTGCCGTACGACGGCGTCAACACTCTGGCTGTGCTCGTCGTCGACCTGACGTCCGATGCGACGGTGCGCGTGACCACCACGAATCGGGATGACTGTGATCTGCGCCTCTTCATCCCCCAGGAAGACTTCCTGGCGATCGCGACCGGCCGCTCGTCGCTGATGTCGCGCTTCGATCATGGCACCATCCTGGTTGCTGGCGACATCGCGCTGTTCGAGCGGCTGCTTCAGCTGCTGCCGCATCTCGAGCGGCTATGGAACGAGGAAGGAACTTCATCGCATGAAGCCGAGTAGCCATCGTCTCACCGTTGAGCTACCCGCGCGCCTTGCCGCGGGGCTGTTGCGCTTCACGTCGGACGCAGCGGACCACGACATGGTCGTCGTGTCGCTCAAACGCAACAAGCTGCGCTTCGTGGTGCACGCGCACGACGGCTGGAGCGCCGAGATTTCGCAGTTCGTGCACGATGACGACCGGCAGCTCTGGTGCGTTCAAGCGCGAACGTTGCGCGCGGCTGTGCGCGCCGTAGGGCTACGTGGCCTCATCGTGCTGAGCGAGGCCCTCAAGCCCGACCTGCTTCAGGTAGACGCCAGCACGAACAGCGTCGGCGTCGGCATGCTTAGCACCCCGTGGAAGACGATTTCCAAGCAACGCACACAGGAGCCAGTCACGCACGTCCGCGTCGCCGCGGCTCGCTTGGTGCATGCGGCGGCGCTGGCGAAAGCGATCGGCGCGGAGGCCACGATCGCTCCGGACTTCGCCGGCGCGGTCTTGATGATGAAGGGGCCCGCTAGTCGCGAAGGCGGCCAACTTTCGCTTCGCATCGAGATGCCGCGAGCCGCTTGACGCCCCATCTGCTAGCATGCTAGCACCAGTAACCGCCACGGAGACCCCATGAACAACAAGACGGCGGAGGAGCTGCGCAACAAGCTCGCCGCGGAGATTCAGAAGAATGGCGGCGACCAGCAGCTGCTCGGGTACCAGTTCGGAGCGCGCTGGCCCGAGAACAAGGGCTCGCTCTACCCGCGCGAGCAGATCGCGAAGATCTGCGAGGAGCAGGGATTCAAGAACGCTGCCAAGGTGGCGCGCGAGTGCACGCCCGAACAGGCGCTCGTCGATGCCGTGCGCGCGCGCGGCGCCATCCTCGCTGCCGACGCGGCGAAGAACCTCGAGAAGCACTCTTCGGGGAATCGGAAGTACATCTTCCACATCAATCCGCTCTACGCCGACAAGGACGACGGGCACTTGCGAGCCTTCGGTGTGTACCGTGAGCAGCGCAGCGAAAGTGAGCGCTCGTCGTCCTTCGAGCGACTCGGCGCGCGTATCTACGCGACCAGTGAGCAGGTCGTCGCGTCGGCCCCGCTCGATGGTGCCCCAGACGCGTCCGCCGAGATCATCGCTGCCGAGATCACGAGACACGCCGGCGTGCTGCTCGAGTTCCTCGACAACACGCTGATGGGCAAGGTGTTGCTGGCCTGCTATGCGCAGGCTGGCGCCATCGTGCATCTATGTGAAGGGCTGCGCCTCTGCCTGGACCTCGACGCGGGCAGCCGCCTCGTCGATCTGATCATCCGGTTGAAGTCGGAGGCCCAGGTGCCGGTGTCGTTCGAGCCGCGGTTCCGCGGCGGCCTATCCGAGGCGCATGCGTCGGAGAGCCTCACGCGAAGCATGGTGCAACGCATCGATCAACTCTGCCGCCAGCTGGCCGGAGAGTCCGGGCGTACCGTTCGCCCGCTGACGCTGATCCGTCGGCAGGACGAGCTCAACGCGATGCTCGACGACGTGCAGCGCTATGCGAGCCTGCTCGACACCTTCAAGCAGAACATCGTCGTGAAGGTCGAGAGCCTCAAGGAGCAGTACCTGGCCGCACAACGCGGCCGAACGCTCCAGCTGCCGGACTGGGCACTCGAGGAGCCAAGCAGTGACGCCAACCTCTTCGCCAGCGTCACTGAGGACGCCGTGCCGGAGAGCGACCGTGCTGCGGTCATCCCGGATGGCGACGTCGACGCTACGGCGCCTCCGCCGCCCGCAACGCCACCACCCGTTGCGCCAACGACCGCACAAAGGCGCAGCGCGCTGGACGACTGGGCGTGATCAGGAGGACCACCATGAACGACTCCGTCAAGCTGCTCATCGTCCGCCCAGGCCAGCCGCTCACGTTCGAGACCAAGAGCGTCGAGCGCGCCGCGTTCCTCGCGGAAGCGCGGGAAGTGCTCGATGGCTATGTCGACGTCATCCGCGACCCCGGGGGCCTCGTCGGAGTCGATGCTTGGATCTCCGATGACGGGCTCCTTCGCTGTAAGAGCGACCCCGACCCGTACGGCCCGTTCTCCCCGAGCATGAAGTTTCGCTCGTTCATGACGGATGAGCTGATCGTCTGCGGACCGATCGTGTTCACGGGGCGCGCCGATCTGGGTAGCGGCACGGATGTGGCGAGCCTCACCCCGACGCAGCGAGACCATCTCATCCGCGCCGCGGAGGCCGTGCGGTCGCAGGGCGCCTACTGCGATCTGTTCGGTAACGGCTTCCACCCTGCGACGCGCGACCAGATCGACTTCAATCGGCCGATGGTCAGCGTCTTCTCTTGGCCCGAGTCGGCCCCGAGCGAGGGAGGATGACGATGGCTACGGCGGGCACCATTCCTGTGCCGAACGCGCACTCGATCTCCGAGCAACCTGATCTACCGGATGGCAGCGTCATCGTACTGTTCGCCCGTGCTGGGTATCTGGAGCATGTCGGCGTATTCACCGTGCACCGCGTTGACGGTGAGCTCGGACTCCGGATGCTCGCTCCATGTCAGCAGTGGCCACGATACGTCGTCATGTGGTCGGACCTGACTGCCGGCATCTGGTGGCCGCATCACGCGTACATGGAGCAGATGTACCTGAAGATGCATCTGATTCGCCCGTGGAGCACGCCATGACGACCCGTGCTGCCGCAGCGTTCAATGCTCCGGTGTCGGTGCAGTTTCCACCACAGCGGCATCATCACAAGAGCGTGATGCTCGCCGCGGTCGACCCGACGGGAGCAACCCTCATCGGCATGTACTCTATCCGCTGGGACACTACCGGTAGGTGCATGTACCTCGACCGGAACTACCGGTGGCACGACTGGCGTGCATTGCGCAGCGGTGTCTGGTGGCCGGCTGCCGCATTCGAGGCCTTGCGGTCGCTTCCTCCGCCCGTGGTAGAAGCCGACGGTCGCCAGTGGCGCAGGCTTCCCGACGCACCCGACTCACCGCGCTGGGTGCTCGTGTTCAGCCCGAGGCTGGACCATACCTGGATCGCCCGCTTCTTCGACGGATCATGGCAGCCACACCCGAGCGACATGGACCAAGATGCGCGGTGGTGTGAACTCCCGAAGTGGGGCCTGGCGCTCCCGCCGCCCTACGCGGTCGCGTCCCTGCCACCAGTCCCTGTTTTGGGCGATCCGTGTTCCATCACGCACGTCCCTAATCTGCGGTGCGGTTCCGCGGTGGTGCTGGCGGCCACGGGTGCGCGCGGACTTGAAATGATTGGTCCGCATCCAGTCATGCTTGCCACGCATGGCGTGGCCTACCGCACCCAGAATGGCGGATATGTCGCATGGGACTCCTTGCGCAGCGGTGTGTGGTGGTACGAGAAGACGTTCGATGAACTGGCCATTACTCCACGGCCATGGCCCGGGAGTGACGATGTCGAGTGGCACACGATGGATGTGGTACCCGAGAGCGACGGATGGCTGCTCGTGAAGGAGCCTGACGGCAACGCCCTGATGGGGCGTTGGCGTGGCGGAGTATGGTTCCCATGGGGCACGATGCTCGGCCCTAATCCAGAAGCGCGATGGTGCTACCCGCCGTCTTCGTGGTACGAGGCGTGGCGCGAAGCCAGCAGGTCGGGATCGTGACGCCGGTGGAGAGAGCGCTGCGCGTCGTACGTGGCCGTGCGCCCCATTTTGCGGAGCCGCTCCGGCTGTCCGGCCTGTTGCTGGACGCGTTGCATGACGCGCGCGTCGTCTGCTTTTGGCAGGAGCGAGGCTATCCCATCTCGCTGAACAACCAGTATCTGGTGGAGAGCTCTGAGGACGATGGCGAATGCATGCTCAGCCTTGAAGCTGCGCTACTCTTGCGGCGCCACCCACGACTCGGCAGCGTCGCCTTTCCTCTCACGCCGGAGGGTCTATGTGATCTCGCTCTGCGAGCGTCGCCGACGTGGCAATACGCGCAGAACGCGCTCGCATGCTTGAGCGCCGGCGACATGGCAGAGGCTCTCGAGGCATACGGTGACAACTATGCGCCCTATGCGGGCAAGATGATCCGGGCGTTCTCCGTGACGCCGGTATCGGACGATGTCGATGCGTGGCTGTCCGACATGGAGATGGTGCAGTCGGAACTTCAGCGTGTTGGGCTATAGTGATTCCAATGGCACACTACGATCGGGCCGCGATGGAAGCACTCGTGGAAGAACTCAAAGACGAGATCGCCGACTTGCGGCGCGCGATCGTCTACCAACGTTACCTCTTGCGGCGCGCCCATCGCGTGCTGCTCGTCGCTGCCGTCGTGCTGCTCGTTCTGCTCTTCGGCTACGTCGCGCTGATCGCGCTGCTGCCATGACCGACACGCATCATTCGCCGCCGCCGGCTCGACGGCTCACCGAGCTACCGCTCGTTGGACTGCTCGTCGGCACGACGAGCAGTCGAGTCTTCTCGACGGCCACTCTCGTCGTTCCGTCGCCGGTCGCCGGGTACGCGGTGCAGCAGGTCGAAGGGTTCCGCGATGGGTGCGTCACTGGATCGCTCGTGGAGTCATACTGGTGGGAACGCTTTCTCAAGACGGGCGACGCGATCATGCTCGACGAACCGACGGCCTCTCCATGGAACGAGGTCGAGGTGTGGCGCATCTCGCTAGAGGTTCAGCTCCTCGCTGCGCCCCACGAGGAGCCAGAGCGCGTACCAAGCCAGCTTCTGGCGCGGCACCATGATGTTGACTGCTGGCTGGTGGAGGTTGGCAACGCCGCGAAAGCGCTGCGCCGCCGCTGGTCGCGCGCGTTCCTCACGGGAGCGCGCGACCGGAGCTTCCATGCGAAGCTTCGTGAGAAGCTGGCGTTCGATGCATTCGCGCTCACGCCGACGCACGACGCCGAGGTATGGGGCGTGCTGGTGCACATCCTACGGCTTCAGGGTCGCATCGTCGGTGCGGATGGCATGCTGACCTCGGCCGGCACCAGCATCGGCGCGGACTTCGGCGCAGAAGTCGCTCGCGTCGAGCAGGAGGAACGCATGAGGGAGGGCGCATGATTCGCATCGCCGCCGACCTCATGAACGAGCTCTTGTGCGTCACCACTCTCAGTGGCGGCTGCCTGTATACCTTCATCCTGGTCACGTGCGCCATGGTGCGCGGTTCGTCGTTCGTAGCCGTTGTCATGGAGTTTGGTTGGCACATCGCAATTGTTCATTCAGTGATGATGGCGGCCACCATCACGCTGAACTGCGGCGCGCTCGCCGCGTCGATCGTTGATGACACTATCGCGGCTGACCAACCCAGTGTCGCCCGAACGCGCCGCGCCAGCGCGAAGGCGGCCGCATGAGGCACCGTTCCGACGACGTCGACTGGAAGAACAGTCCGGAGATGTTCGTGTTCATGACCAACTGCGTGCTCATTGGCCTCGAGCTGTTGGTGTTCTTTGAGCGCGGTTTCCAGCGCGGTTCGTTTTCGTCAGCAGCCGCGGACGTGGTACATGAACTGTGGGTGTATTGTGTGCTGGCGCATTCGCTCCTGGTAGCTGTGGCCCTCACGATCGCCGGTGGCTATATTGCCAGAGAGGTGGAGCGTGACCTCTGAGGACAAGTTCGACCGCTACCGCGAAGATCGCGTCTTCGAGATGGCCTTGGTGCATGCCACTATCCTGGTGGTGCCGATTCTTGTGGTCATCATCGAGTCTCTCGACGGGGGGTCGGCGACTGCCGTCGCCCGTGATCTGTGGGCGCACTTCGTGCTGAACCACGCCGTCTCTGTAGCTTTGTTCATCACGGGTTAGCTGGTGTACGACGAGTGATGCTCGCCAGCCTATCTGAGGAACCATGACTCATCCCTATCGTGAAGCGCCGCCCCCCGAACCCACTCCTCCGCCTCCGAATCGGTGCGGCGACTGCCACTGGCGGCGGAAGGGCCATGACGGCAGCGGCGGCATCTGCGGTGCTCCGGAGCTGAAGACCGACGAATGCTACAAGATCCACCCTGGCATCGGCAAGGCTTGCCGCTACTGGGAACCTGGTGATGAGCGCCGCACGCGCTTGATCGCCGCGCACACGCTAGTGATGATCCGCGTGTGGCCATGGCTCGTGCTGATCGCGTCGCTCAGCACCGCACTGCTCGCTGCGAAGTACGTACGATGACCGACGAGAGACAGTCGAAGTCCCCGGCGGACCTTCTCAGCGAGACCGAGGAGTGGTTGCTCTTCCTCGGTCGCACGTCGCGCGACCCGCAGGGAATGGCAACCGCCAAGGCCTGCATCAGGCACATGCGCGAGCTGCATGATCGGGTCACGTCGCTGCTGGCCGCATCCCCCGCGGCGGGCGATGCCTCGCAGGTGGGCTCCCTGTTGCCATGGCACGACATGGGCGACTTGGCCGTGCGCCTGAACCCGATGGGTGATGCTGGCTATGAAGTACGTCTATCCGCGGCTGGTTGGCTGGCGTACAGCATTGCGTCGGACCTATCCGCGACGACGCAAGAGCGGTGCTCGGTGCAGACGCACGCTACGAAGGCTGACGCCATGGTCGAAGCGGACGCTCATGCGCGATCCCGCGGATGGCGGCTCGAAGGAAGGTGAGACGCCGTGATGGCAAGCATCCCCGATGAGCTCGTCACGTTCCGGGAAGCGCTCGAGCGCGCCGCGGCGAGTTTGTTAGGCAACGGCCAGCATCGCCGGCAGGGCTGGGTTTGCGATACCGGTTGCTGGGAAGACATGCTCGCGGTCGCCGAGGGGCTTCGTGGCGTCGAAGGTCGACTGCTGCTTGCCCACTACGAGAGCGCAGCCCTGGTCCGCGCGTTCTACCAGCTCGCGGCCTACCAACTCGCGGTGCTCGTTCGTCGGCCGATGAGCGCTGACTCACCCGATGCTACGGCTACCGAGCTTCTCAAGGACGTGCACGCGCGAGTCTGTAGCCTCGCGGAACAGCTTCGCTGCGTGAGCGCGCCACGCGTCTGCGTGATGTGCTCGAGCGACGCCCTGCCCGATGACATGGTCTGCGCTGAGTGTCGCGGGTCAGTGAACTTCCGGATGGCGCCATGGTCCGCGCCGGATGGCTCCTGATGAGGCAGGTTCTCTCGAAGTACTACCCTAACCCTCCGCCGCTCGTTGCGGAAACGCGGAGGTAGGCAGCCCGTGCGTGGTTCGGGTCATGCAGTAGTGAACGCCGGCGAAGCGTGCCGAACCAGCCGTGACGGCTCGGAGAGACGAGCTCTTACCTATCGGAGTGAACCATGAACGAACAGACGGACCACCGTACGGATATCCTCACGAGTCTGCTCGGCTTCGCAGGCCGCCATCGCACGAACGACGGCGTGGTTCTTGTGTGGCGCTCCTTCCGCTGTATCAGCGATGCCCTACGGCTCGAACACCTGGTCGTCGTGACGCCGGTTATTCCGCATCTGCTCGTGGATGCGCGTGCACGGCACCTTGGCGATGCGCCGGTACGTCACGCGTATGCCGCAACGCAGTTCAGTGCGCTGGATGACTTCTTCCGCGCGGCGCTCGGCACTGCGCTTCTGCTGCCGCCGGTACCTGGACCGCGCCAGCGCGCCGATGCCGCGCTCCGGAGCTGGGCATGAGCGCCATGACCCCCGATCAAGAGCGCCTGCGGGCGATGAGCAGCGAAGACCTGCTCGGCGAATGTCTTGCTCACGTGGCGAACGCTGCGTTGGGCGGGCGCCTCGCGTCCTTGCTCGCCGAGCTCGCCGAGCTCGCCGAGCTACGTCGCCGCCTCTCCGCCTACGCGATGCCGCAGGCGCGCGTGGAGTGGAGCGGGGAGGCGAGCGTACCCCACCGCGGGCTGCCACCAGAGCACTGGGTGGTGATGCGTGTCATTGGGGCTTCGGATAGGCCCATGTGGACGGACACGGCGAGCGTTCACGATGCGCCTGAGGACGCGCGCGGCTCGCTCGCTGACTGCCTCAACGCCATCACCGACTTCGTGCGGAGGGTCCGATGACGCCTGACGAACTGCGGGCGATGAGCGGTAAGGGACTGCGCCTGGAGCTTTGCTACTACGACGTTGGCGCCTGCGATCCAGATGACACTGATGCTCTGTTCGACGAGCTCGAGCGCCGCCTTCTCCTGCTCGAAGAGCTGACGATGGCGCTTGAGCGAGCGCGGGCTGACGTCGATAGCGAGCGCGACAGTGTCGCCAGCGACATGCGGCGCCCTCGCATCCCGGAGCCGCGTCTTGTGCGGCTCGACGCGCGCGAAGACGCGCTAGGGGACATGCTCAACACTCTCGATCGTCTCCTCACTCTCGCCCGCGGAGGCACGCCATGACCGCGCGACAGTGGACCGATGAGGAGCGGCAGGCGCTGAGCGACGCGGACGACGCGTTGGAGCATGTTACTCGCGCCGTCCTGGCCATGCCTCGCCTGTCTGGTGTAGCCCGGCACCTGAGATTTGCCGAGAATACCCGACCGGCGCTGCCGCACGTGACGAGCGCACAGTGTGACGCCCTCGCTCTCGCGTGGTCGCGTCGGTGGCGGACGTTTGGGGAGGAGGCGCCGAAGCCCCGGCAGGCAGTGACGATGCTCGCCGGACGCGGAAGGGTGACGATCGAGCGCTACATCGGCGTCGATCCGTTCAGCGGCCTCCACACCACGAGCCCTCACAACCTCGACCAAAGGTTCACGGTCCACTGGCCCAGTACGTGTCTCTGGCGCCCCGCGCCCACGTGGGGGGAGCTGTGACCCGCGCCACCCTCGCAGCCGCCATGCGCCGCGCGGCAGACCGGATCATGGTTCCGGGGCAGTGGTGTCGATTTGGCAAGGCGCTTGGCCTCGCCAACACTCGTACGTCTCCCACGGCACCAGACGCGCACGCGTGGTGCGCCATTGGCGCGCTCGGAGTCGAGATGGGGACCAACCTCCCTGAGGTGCTCATCACGCAGGCGTACCCGCTGGTCGGTGCACGAGTCTACGCGCTGGCCTTCGCCAACGACAAGGCAGAGACGCCCGACATCCCCGCCGCGCGCCTGCGCGCGATGGCGGATGAGCTGGAGGGGCGCGATGTGTGAACTCGACACGGATCACGCTGTCACCAGCTCAGAGCGGCGGCGTGCCCGCAAGCTGCACGTCTGCTGCGCGTGCGGCGAGACCATCCCCGTTGCAGCCCTACATGTCTACACGACGCAGCTCTACGGCGGCGACTGGCAGCACTGGCGACACTGCGCGCGCTGCTGGCTGATGGTCGATGCCGTGATCTCGCGCGGCGAGTCGTGTTATTGGCAACTCGACTGCGGCGCGTCATGGGAGGCCGCGTTCGGCGCTGCGCCACCTGATGACGTGGCGGCGCTCGCGTTCTTGACGCCGCGCGAGGCGCAACAACGGCTGGAGACGACGCGTGTCTGACCTCACGCCGAATGAGATCGCGAAGCTGGCGCGGCGGCTGGTGCTGCCGTGGTCGCCCATCGTGGGTGAGCCGAGCGAGGTACGCGTGATGCTCACGAGCGGAGCCTGCTTTCCTCGACAGAGCGCTGAAGCCATAGGCAGCGACAAAATCATCTGTCGCTGCCACGCGATGAAGGAAACGCCGTGAACACTACTGAAGCAGAATCCGAAGTGGCCGACGTACGGACGATGTCCATCACTGATCTTCTCGCCGCGCTGGGTCACCCGGCGCTGGGCGAACGAGCTGACGCCGGCACGAGATCTCTCGTCGACGAAGTCGTGCGACGTGTGCGGCTACTGGAATACTTGATGGCGGAACTCGAGCGCGAGCATGCGGGCTACCACGTTGACATCAACACGCTTCGCGCCATCATCCACGCCGGCACGCGGAAGGACGCTGGACCGTGGTTCTCCGATGACGGCGACGGATGCTATCGCTCTTGGAGCAAGAGCGAAGGACGCTTGGCTGCTTGCGTCATGATCGGGGCTGACGGACTGTTGCTGGCTCGCATCTGGGACTATGCCGCGAGCTACACCCGCGATGCCGCGCCGCATAGCGAGCGCTCCTTCGACTCGATCACGGAGGCGCGCAACTGGTGCGATGCGAAGCTCACCGAACACGGGTACGGGCTCCGGATGGAGGAGGAGGATGACGATGACGACGATGAGTGACCTGACCGGCGACGACATCGCCATCCTGGCGCAACGCACTGCCCGTGCCTGGGTCAGCCGCAGCATTTCCAGCACCCGGCATGCGCTGTTGGGCTTTGATATCCCTATGGCGAACGTCCGGATCATGCACGAAGCGATCGTGGCGCGCGTCATGAGCACCCGTGCGCATGGTGCTCCGTACATCGAGAAAGCGTTCGACTCCATCACGGCGGCACGCGACTGGTGCGACTCGCAGCTGATTGCTCGGGGCTGGTTTCTGATGACGAAGGACGACCGCAATGCATGATCGGCACGTCGTGGTGCGCGAACTTCGCAAGATGGCTGCTGTCCTCCGCGCTGGTCTGACCATGCCGGAGACGGTCAACAACGCAGTGCTGAGCACGCTCGATGAAGCTGCCGATATGCTGGAGTCATCGGAGCCGAAGTCCGCCAACGATCTCGCAAAGCTGACGGAACGGGTGCTGTTGCCGTGGCGTCACAAGTACCACGACGGCTACCACGAACGCCGTGGGCTCGCTAACTCGGTTGGTACACGTGCAAAGGTGCATGAAGCTCCATATGGGTACATGGCTAGCGTGTGGCGCGACGCGTCCACTGGCGGCATTCAGTCCAGCCATGGGCATCTAGCGGGCGCCCTGGCCTGGTGCGACGCCCAGCTCGCTGCCGCTGGCTGGCTCCTGATGACGGAGGACAACGATGAGTAACGTGAGTCGGATGAAGGGCGACGAACTCGCCCACGAGCTGCTCCGAACGGTCGGAGAGGACTGGGGCGCTGACGAAGGGCCGTCGGCGGAGACGCGCTCGCTATACGACGAGGTCGCCAGGCGCCTGCGGCAGCTCGATACCGGCGAACTGCAGATGAGTCCGCAGCGCGGCATCGTGGCGCATTTCGATGTCCTCTGGCACCCGCTCGCGGACGTGCCGAAAGATGAGGAGATGGTGCTCGTCGCCGAGTGCGGCCATGGGGAAGTTACGCTTGCCCGATACATGGACGAAGGATGGTCCTTCGTCATCAAGTTCGGTCGTGGTGAGGCGCCGACGGACAACCCGCTTCACTGGCGGTGGTGCCAACTCCCCTGGTGGCGCATCGGGCATGTCTCGAGCAAGTAGTCCGAACGCAGCGCGGCCGCGGATGTTGCCCGCGAGGGCAACTGACGGCACGACCGGCCCCAATCACGTCTCTCCGGGCGAGCTCGAGCTTCGGCGACGCGTCCAGCGTGAGCACGAGGCGCTCATGGAGCGCGTGCGGAACCATCCGCACCTCCGCTTCGGACGCGAGCTGATCTCGTCGCGGGAGTGGCACGAACGCATGGCTGCTGCTCGCGCCACCGGGAAGAGCATCAAGCCGTGCCCGGACTGCCGATGCGATGCTTGCCTGGCGCTTTCACGAGCGCGCTGATTGTGCTAGCACCAGCAAGGCATCATGGTTGGGTGCGCGACATGGCGGCGCGCACGATCCGACGGTGACGGAAAGGAACGCGAGGATGGCGCGACGCAAAGATAACCGCCCGGTTCTGGCCTGGCACCTCTCGGAAGATGGATGGGAAGGCTCCGCCGAGATTGTCTTTGCGCGCAACGCGGCCCAAGCGCGCCGTAACTGCACCGTGATGAGCGACCCCGAGGGGTGCGAGATCGTTCGCGTTCCCAAGTACGACTGCTTCCTGGACGATCCGGAAGGTCTGTTCTGGGCGCAGATGGCGGACGGCTGGTGGATTCGGTGCGCCGGATGCGAGACGCACATCGCGGAGAGCATGATCGACGACGCTGAGATCAATCCTTACGGTCGGTACTTGAGCGAGATCTCCAAGAACGAGCCAGCGCCCAGCTTCGAGGATGTCGTATGGCGCCACGGCGAAGCCTGGTGCTCCGAATGGTGCTGTGGCGCGCATGCTGTGGACCGCGTGAACTTGCGGATTCTGCGCTGGGAAGGGATCGCGTGGGCAGTGAAGCGGTTTCCTGGATGCGAAGTGACGGGGGTGCAGGACTGCCTCACGAATAATGCCAGGGCCTACGAGCGGCAGGTAGCCCTGAAGCTGTTGCTTCCACCGGGGCGCGATAGCTTTCATGTATATAGCGTCGACTTCGAGCGGGAACTCACGGATGGTACGATGAGACTCTCGCTGCATTCCGCCGCGATCTGGTGGCACTACCAGGAGTGGTGTCTGGCGCATGGCCATAAACCGCCCTGCACGATTGATGTTGCGGCTGTCAACGAGGAGTTCCGTCGATACCTCGACGGCATGAAAGTGAGCGAGGCACATCTATGAGTCTGGAACACGGGGCATGCGTGCAGGTCATGCGCGAGATTATTCCACTGCTGGAGCGCTTCGAGCCCGCGATCGATTCCAGGCACTTCAAGTTGGTCATGGAGAGCGACAGTGATCTCTACGAGCTCGCGCATGCGATCGTGGCCATGATCGAGGTGCGCGGCATCGAGAACGAGTACGCTAAAGTCGTGCGAGACGCCTGGTGCAAGTGGGCTGCGTCCCATCCAGCGCCGAAGTCCTCGTGGCTGGTCCCCTGGGAGGACCTCGACGCCGAACAGCGTGACGCAGACCGCGCGATTGCACGCGCCCTGATCCGGCACTTCATGCTCAAGGAACGCATGGGAAGCGTGCAACCCGTGATGGATGCCGTCGCGCTCCTGGCGCCGTTCAGCCACAAGTACAAGCGGCCACTGTGGTAAGGTCGGGGACCGATGTCGGTTCGTAAGCGGGAAGCGCATGCTGATGCCGCGCGGAGGCGCAAGGGTCAGCCGCCGGAGTTCGCGTGCATGTCGCGTAAGCGGCGGCGCTACAGCAGGAAGAATCAGCGTTGCCACGCGCGCGTATCACCCTTCTGGCGCGCCTATGACCATCTGGCGCTTCAGAAGCTGTGCCAGGGGCACCATCTACGATGGCAAGGTATCGCGGAGTTCGTGGAGGAGCATGGGCGTCATCCTGTGGCGGAGGACTGGTGGGCGCTCCCACCATGGGAGATGCCCTGGTTGACGCGCGGTCCGTGGCGCAAAGGACCCTTCCACCCCCACCTGGTAGCCTGGGATGACATCCCGTTCTGAGAGCCACATGAGCAACGACAAGATCACCGCCCGCATCGTCCTCGACTCGCTCAATAGCCGTCTTCCGGGTCGCGTGCATCGGCTCACGACCCTGGTCGTGACGTTCCCGCGTTTCATTCTCGCTGAGCTCAATACGCATCGTGCGTTCTCACGCAACTCGGCGAGTAGCCGCGCCATCCCGTTACGGCGGCAGCTCGAGCTCCTACTGCGCGAGTCCTTCGTCCCTTCGCCATGGACGCGCAACCAACCCGGCATGCAGGCATCGGAGGTGGAAACCGACCCGGGCGTCATCGTTCAGAACGACGCCGCGTGGCTGGACAGCATGCTCTGCGCCAGGGACGCAGTCAGCGCGCTCGAGCTCAGCGGGGTCCACAAGCAACACGCGGCCCGGCTGCTCGAGCCGTTCATGTTCCATGAGGTCGTGATCTCTTCGACGGACTGGGCGAACTTCTTCGCGCAGCGTCCGACGCCCATGGCGCAGCCCGAGATGCGTGAACTCGCGGAGAAGATGCGTGACGCCTACCTGGCGAGTGAACCGACGGAGCGGAGCTTTCACGCACCGTTCGTGACGCCCGAGCTGGATCCGGCGCTGAGCGCAGCGGAGGCGTACGGGCTCGTCGGGCGCGATGCGGTCGCGCGTGCGGCACGCGTCAGCTATGGCCGCACTGACACGGGGACGACGGAGGAGAACAACGCACTCACCGAACGCCTCGCGGCATCGCGCCACTGGAGCCCATTCGAGCACGTTGCGGCTGCGATGCCGCCGGAGGACGCGCACCTCTTCGAGCGTCCCGTGCTGCGCTGGCGAGGATGGAAGCCCGAGCCGGTGCCCGGCAAGTTCACGTACTACTGCGGCAACTTCAACGGATGGATCCAGGCGCGGAAGATCCATGACGGCGAAGACGGCGGCGAGCACATGGCAGACGCCTGAGGTGCACACCTCGGCTCGACGACATCGGATGCGGGCTGCTGCCCGACGATCACAAGGCGCTCTACAGAGACTTCCTCGGTCAACGCATCGTCGGCGTCACTCATCGGCATCCAACTGAAAGTGGAGGCGATGGCTGGCACCTGGATCTTGCGAACGGCGGGCGTATTACCATCGCGGCGGTCATCATGAGGCTTCTAGTCTGCGGCGGCCGGCGGTTCCGAGAGCGCTCATGGCTCCGCGATGTGCTAGCCGGCCTTCATCGGCAATCGCCGATCACGTTGCTCATCAACGGCAATGCGCCCGGTGCCGATGCCTTGGCGCTTGAGTGGGCCGCCGAGGAGGGCGTTCCGACCTCCATGCACGCGGCTGCATGGGACCGCTATGGCGCTGCGGCGGGGCCGCGGCGGAACGCACAGATGCTGCTAGCACGACCAGATATCGTGGTAGCCTTCCCTGGCGGTCGCGGGACCGCCGACATGGTTCGCAGGGCGCGCGCGGCGGGCGTGCGTGTCATCGAGCCGATGCGGTGAGGAGTGAAAGATGGACGATCAGCAAGTACCGACGCATCCGCTCTTCGACGACAAGCTGCTGGTTCTCTTGTGCAAGTGCGAAGACGCATGGGGCGCGGACTCCCAGATTCGCGTAGCTCAGGAAGAGCTCTGCGAGCTCGCGGCGTGCATCAACCAGTTCGCTAGCGGGTTCCGGGCGCTGCTCTCGGAAAACATCGAGGATTGCTTCGACTGGTTGCGCTCGAGCGAGCGCGATCTGGCAGTGCCGCGATGTGTCGTGTTGCGATGGATGGTGCAACGCCGTGGCGATCGATTCGAGGTCTGCCCAGGCGAGGCGAGCGCCCACCTTGTCGCGCTGGAAAACATGGCTCTTCGTGGGTTTCGGGGTCAGCGTGAGACGTGGGTCTGAGGTCGGCGAGCCGAGCGTGCCGAGCCTCAATGCCTGAGCTCGGCGGGGCGGCTCGAGCACTGAGTCTCGCCGCGCTCGGCTCGAAGCGGCGGTGGTGTTCATGCTGCTTTGCTCGGCACAGGCGCCGGGAGGTCGAGCCCGAGGAAACGGCGCACTCCGTCACGGGTGCCGAGCGGATTGGCGCAGAGGAAGCGGAGCTTGAGGAAGAGGTGGTCGTGGTCCCGGTACCCACGGCCGCGACGGACCAAGGCTTCCCAGTTGTTGTTGAGGGCTTCGAGGCGGCCGGTCTTCGGGCGGAGTCGCACGAGGGCGAGGATGCCGTCCCAGTGAGCCAAGAGGCTGTCATGCAGCTTGCGCATCGGCTGGTTGGCGCGCCTCGCAGTGGCGCGGAGGATGTGATGCATCGCCGTTCCGAGTTCGGCGGCGCGCCGCAGCTTGAGCGCGTCACGCAGAGCCTCCACGGTCTGGTAGGCGCGAGCGAGCTTACCGTTGCTGGCGACGAAGAGGGCTCGCAGCTGCTTGCGCTCGGGCTCGGCGAGGCGCGCCCAAGGTCGCAGCAACAACCATCGCGCACCACGACCGAGGCCGCGGAGCTCAGCGCCGCCGCGGAAGAAGAGTTCGCGACGCAGTTCGCTGAGCGCTTCACCCGCGCGTTTCATGATGTGGAAGGGGTCGTGCACGTAGGCCGCATGGGCGAGGTCCGGCTCCTCACGAATCGCCTTCTTGAAGGGCGCGTACATGTCGGACGCAACGAGCCGCACGCGCCGCTTCTGCTTCTTGGTGAGCGTCGCGAGCCACTGCTTCACCGTCTCGGCGTCGCGACCGCGTCCCATCCAGACGGGCTCGCCAGTCTCGAGATCACTCACCAGCGTGACGAAGCGCTCCGCGAGGCGGTTGCGTCGGCCGAGCCACTTCTCGTCGAGGCCGACGTGGCGAAGCGGCGGTCGAGGCGTCGACCGGTCCCAGCGCTCGAGCGCTGCCCGCTCCGCGCGCCTCACCGCATGCCAGTCCACTTCGTGCGCTGCGGCCACGTGGGAGAGCGGTGCCGACGCCGCCTCGAAGGCAAGCTGCTGCTGAAAAGCTCGGGTCGTTCGCTGCTTCGCGTCCGCCCAAGGCAGCAGCTCCGTGCACGAGCTCCCGCACTGCTTGCACCGGTACCGCGCCGCCGCGTACTCGATGCTCGCTGGATGACCGCGCAGCGGCAGCTCCTGCCACTGTCGGGGAGGGCGCCGCTCGTGGCACCGCGACTCCGGGACCAGAGCCCTGCAGTGCCCGCAGCGGGCCGCCCACCGGCGCCGCAACGTGATGACCAGCCGCGCCGACCGCGGCGCCGGCAGCATCGGCCCTACCTCGAGCTCGCGCCCGTCCGAGCCGACCCACCGGCAGCCCACCACTTTCCACCCCACGTAACCCGCTACCTCGTTCAGAATCCGCAGGCGCTGTCCCATCTCGGCCCTCTCCTCGGTGCTCAAGAACAACGAGAAGAAGCCACCGCACTTCGGCGGTGTCGATGGGGCAGCGCGCTCACCCGCCGACGCCCACGAACTCAAGCCAACCGAGCGAGATCAGCCGAGTTCGCGCCGACCCCGATTCGCCCGAAGAGCGGAAAACATCTTCTCGGCGCTCAGTGGTCGCGGTCAGGTTGTCGAATCCGGTCGCTCGGCGATTGAAGGTCTGCTACCGATGTCCCATGATGGGTGCGTCATGACCGATTACTTCCACGCCAAGGCATACCGGAACGGCAACCTGCACTTACGGTTCCGTAGCCTGGAGCTACTCGAGCGTTTCAACATGATGGCAGGCGGCCGACGCCTGAGCGGTGCCCGGGAAGGCGATTAACGATGACCGACAAGAAGGATGACGAGCCCACCTCTGCGGAGGTGGCGAAGAACAACGACCAAGGGCTCGCCAGCCCCATCCCCGCGGACGGCGGTCCCTGGTCCCTGTTCGGGGCCCCGCGAGATCCGGCGCAGTTCCGAGAAGCACTCGATGCGCGCCAGCGGGACCAAGAAGAAGAGAAAGTGCGCCAAGGTGCGTCCGATGACATCGTCTCCCGGGCTGTGCGGGAGCACGCCGAAGCTCGCGCGAAGCGTCTGACGAACGTGAAGCTCGTGCGTGATCTCACCGTCAAGAACACGCACAGGCGCACCGTGAACTGGGCGCGCGACGAAGCGGACGCGCGCACGACCGATGTGCTGCAGATGAAGCAAGCCCTGGGTCTGCTCGACTATCGCGATCAGCCCGGAACCACTCTCCGTATACTGGAAGATCTGAGCAGCACGGAACTCAGTGATCTCATCCGCGTGCTCTACATGCAGATCTACGTGATGGATGCGCGTCTTCTCGATATGCGGGCGCATCATGAAAACAACCAGCGGCCGCCTGTACTGGGCGGCGGCATCTTCCGCGACAGAACCGATGACGATGTGGATAGGCGTGTCGACGAAACTTTCTCGCCATACGAGCGTGTCGACGAAGCTTTCGCGGCATATCGCGCCAAGACCACCGAGCCAGATGCGCCAACCATGACGGCGGCGAATTCACGCCAGGCTGGCCATGATGCGGCACATCAGGCTTCGCCTGGTCGCCCCGTGCCGGTTCCGCCGGCACCCGCTTCCATGACGGTGGGCGGTGCCGCATCCGCGTATCAGCGTCGCGCCGTCGGGGAGGAGCTCGCCGAGCTATTGAAGCGTCAGCAGCTCGCTGGACGACCGGTCGCTCTCGAGCTCGAGCTCATCGCACGGCTGCTCCTGGCTGGAGCGAGCCTCAACGCCGACCTCGGCGGTCCGCACTGAGCGAGCATGGCGGCTTCTAGCGCGAAGACGAAGACTGGGTTGCCATCGGGGTTCATCTTCGACGGCAACCCGTGGCACCCCGACGAGGCGTACTCGGCCTGGAAGAAGACGACGAAGCGGAAGCCTGGGGAACCGCCGAGCATCGACGAGCACGACGCGGTTGCCGCGATGCGCGCGAGCCCGAAACAGGTCACCTGGCACGCGCTGCGCCGCTTCTGCTCGGGAGACAAGGACGAAGTGGTCGCCCTGCTCTATGCCGCGCTGAAGCCGGATCGTAAGAGGACCCAATGAGCAGCACGTCGTGGTCATCGCTAGTGAAGCAGGTGAGTCAGCCAGATGACGCATTGCGCGTGAGCGTCTCGGGCGAGTTCCGGTTCCACGTCTTTCGCGAAGGTCTGATCGTTGAGGATCAGCACTTCGCCTGCGAAGTGCACTTCTACACGAGCTGCTTCGCGGGGCACAGCTGCTCCCAGCAGACTAGCATCAGCGAGTGGTTCTACTGTTCGCTCTGGCGCGAACTCTACCCGGAGCCGCTTGCTGTGGGGCGTCAGACGCTGCCTGGGTACCGGCTTCGCGACAGCGACATGCTGTTGCAGCTTGCGCAAGGCATTGCCGCACGGCCGGAGGATGTGACGTTCCTGAACGTATGCCTCATCGGGGATCCGAGTTTCACGCGTGCATTCAAAGAACTCGTTTATGACTGCAGGCGCGAGAACCGGCACGCTCAGCGCACCTGAAGCGCGGCCATCACACGGAACGGCGACGGCAGCGCGCTCGTCATCTTGACCGCTGCATCCTGCATCGCCGTGAGCGCCGACTCCGTGACGTAGACGTGCGTGTCGGACGGGTTCTTGGTGATGCGCCCATCGAAGCCAATCCGGAACAGCTTCGTGCGCGCAGCGCTATCCGCACGATGCTTCAGGAGCACGCGGCGTCCCGGGTTCTCAACCATCTTCTTGCGACGCGACGCGCGCTCACCCCCTGCGCTGGCGATGACGATGTCCGTCTCTGCGGACCGGCGACGCTCCGCCCGCACGGCTTCGGCTGCCGACCTGCTGATGCGTAGCGACATGTTCCCGGTCTCCGGGTCGAGCAGCTCCATCACCGACGCTTCTTCCGCGGAGACGCGCGAGATCTCGGCGGCGAAGCTCAGACTGACGGCCATCTGCTGAGCGGCGGCCTCGAGCTGAGCCGGAGTAGCTTCCTCGGTCGTGACCTCCTCGCCAGTGAGCAGCTTGCGCACGATGGCTGCCTGCGACGTGAGCCATAACCGGCGAGCGTTGGCGCCAGCGACGATGGTTCCTCCGATCTCGCGAGCTTGGCGCTCCATCTGCTCGGGCGCAGGGACGACCGTGGCCAGGTACTGGAGCATCACGCCCCACACGAGCTTGGTGTTGTCGCCCTTGTCCGCGCGGATGCCCTTGCTCTCGCGTCCGGTGGCGACGACGTACTCCCACATCGCTCGGCATGCGCGCCGCAGGACGAGTTGCGGGAACGGAACATCAAACCGCGCACGAAATCGCTGCTGGGCGCTCTCATCGAGCGTAATCGTGTGCTTCTTCTGATCGATCGCGAAGAACGCGGCGTCGAAGAGCGGGCTGTCCGCGAAGATGTTCACCGGACCGGGGTCGCCCTCTGCGAGAGGCACGTAACGATTCAGGTAGGCGATCACGAGCGGTCGGATATCGCGCCCGGTCTCGCGGCCGCCGAGGTCGGCGTCTTCCGGAAGCGGCAACGCCTTGGCCTCAAAGCCTGCGCGCAGGAGAGCCACGTTCTCCTTGGTCGCTGCAAGCTGCTCGCGGTACTCGCGCTTCCCCGTGATCCCGTAGCGGCTGACGATGCGCTCGGTGACCTCGGCATCGCCCGCGAAGAACTGCTTGCTCAGCGCGTTGAGCTCCGCGAGCTTTCGTTGCTCCTCGAGGTAGAAGGTCAGCTCCTTCTCGAGCAGCTCTCGCCGCTTCTCAACGCTCTGCTCGGCGAAGGCGACGTTCTTGCGGCGGGTCTCCTTGCGTTCGGAGCTGAGACGCTGCCCCGTGACGCTGGCCAGCCAGCTCGTGAACCGCTTCCATTCGTCGGCGCTGCGCTTGTAGATGCTGTGCACCGGATCGTCTTCCGCGAACCATACCGGCAGCTCTTCCGCAAACCCCACGCCCGAGCTCGCCGCACCGATGAATGCTTCCGCGAAGGCCTCATCGTCCTTGCGATCTTCGACCCCGCGCCCGCGCTTCATCTCCGTCATGTAGCGAGCCGTCACCAAGAAGGTGTGGGCGTTGAGCTCGAACCACTTGGCGAGCCAGTCGTCGCTGTGTGCCCGCAGTGCCGCGCCGCGCTCGATGGCGGCCTCGTAGGGCATCCACGTGGGCGTCGGCCGCTTCCGCTTGCGGAAGTACTCGAGCAGCGTCCCGGTGATGTGCGAGAAGGCCCCGAACCATCGCATGAGCCCATACGTGCGACTCGGTTGAGCGCTGCCTGCCCAGTCGGCGTAGAGCCGATCGAGCGCGTTCAGCAGCGGCGTGTCCTCGGTATCGGGCCAGATCTGCGCTGGGGCAAGCACGGGGAGCGCCGGGATCTTGATCTTCTTCTTCTCGGTCGAGAAGACCGGATCAGCGAGCACGATGCCGTCATCGGAGACGTGGCTCGCTCGCGCAAAGAAGGGGAGCAGCGTATCGACCCCGATGCCGTAGTTCCGGGGCCATGGATCGTAGAACTCGGCCAAGAACGAGTGCTTGTTGTTGTTCAGCTGGTAGAGCTTCTCGCCGCGCGACTCGTCGATGACTTCAGCACCAGGGCGCGCGGTCTTGCTCGTCTTGGTCCATTCGATGCGCTCCGCATCATCGGTTCCGAACATGTCGTAAGCCCAGTCCGGCGACCCGGCACTCACGTCATCGACCGGGCTATGCGGGACCTCGGCCTGCCGGTGCTCGCCGGCATCGAGATCGACAGCCACGATGCGGTCATCGCGATCGACGATGGCCACACCGCCGGGTCCGGGCTCGACATCGACGGCGCGGAGGGGAACGTCCTCGCCGATCGTGGGCACCACAGGGACCTCCCAGGGGGGAGGGGCCTCGGCCACGGGCGCGGGCGGAGCGACTGGAGGAGGAGGCTCTGGACGGCGCGGAGCGGCCGCAGCAGGCGACTGCTGCACTTCGACCGCGTAGGTGTCGATCACCTGCGGCGAAGGCTTTCTGGGAGCGCTTGGCGGCGGCGAAGCCGGTTGCGCTGGAGCAGTCGAGATGCCGGCCCGGGCCGCAATCTTCTCGATGTAGGACAGGATCTCGGTCTGACCGGTGAGGCGTTCGGCCGCGCCAATCTCCTCGAGGTAGCCCTCGGTGGTGGTCACCGACTCATGCCCCAAGATCGCCTGCACCTCCCGCAAGGGCTTGCCGGCCTCGATCATGGCCGTCGCGGCAAAGTGCCGAAGGGCGTGCGGATGCAGTAGCTTCAGCTCATCGTCCGTGAGCCCAGCATGCAGTCCGAGCCGTCGAAGCCACGCGCGACTCGCGGGGCGCGTCATGCTTCGCCGGTAGTTGAGCTCGGCGTTCGGCTTGAACTCCTGGTACTTGCCAGCAGCATTCGCTCCCCAGAGCCGCAGCGGAGGGAAGAGTGGAGCATCGGCGTTCACGACGAGTTCGCGTAGGCGTTCGTCCGCGCGAGGGCGGCGCGAATCCACTTCCAATGCCGCCTGAAACTGCAGGAGCGCTTGGTAGGCGACCGAGGGATACGGCAGGATCATGCGCTTCCCGCCCTTGCGCAGCAGCAGCACACGCGGCTCCGTGCCCGTCGCATCGAGCCAACCAGGCCACTGAACCCCTTGCCGAGGCGGTGGCTCCGCTCGGCGCAGATTCAGCGTCTCGCTGATGCGCGAGCCGAGCAGGATCAGGAAGAGGAACATCGCCCGATCACGCAGGCCTTCGGTCGACTTCACGGTATCGAGGTAGGCCAAGATCTTCGGCACGATCTCGGGTGGCATGCGCTTCATGGCGCGTCGCGACTTCCGTTCACTGGAGAAGCCGCTCGAGAGCCGGCTCTTCAGTCCATCGAAGATGTCGTACTTCACGAGCGGCGTATCGGGTCCGGTGTTCTCTCCGCGCCCGAGCACCTTCCAGAAACTGGAGAGCGCCGACACCCGCTGCAGGATGGATGCGCGACTCAGGCCGCGCGGCTGCGGGATCATGTACGTGTAGATGTCGCGGATGGGCTTCCCATCGATGACCGAGGTGGAGAAGATCGCCATGCCGCGATGCTGAGCACGCAACTGCGCGATGGTCGGAGTGCGGATGAGCAGACGATGCAGCACCATGCGCCCGAGTCGTGCGGCGAGCTGCTCACCGTTCAGCGCATCGTCGGCTTTGCGCTCCGCGTCCGTGAACATCCCCTCGATGTCCCGTTGCGTGGCGCGCCCTCCCAGCTTGGTAACGATCTCGAAGACGCGTCGGCGGATGGGATCGTCGCTGTCTTTCGCGCGCTCGGCGACCAGAGAGAAGGGTCGGTTCGCGAGCCAGTTGACGTACTCCTCGGCATCGGAGCGAAGCACCTGGTGTGGCGCCACCGGGCGTCCATACTTGACCGCCAGCCACTCGAAGAACTCCGACAGCGCGCGCGAGTAGGCGATCTTGGTGTGGGGCGAGCGCTGACCGATGTAGCTCTGCCAGGTGTCGCCGCTGCTGCTCGAGGGCTGCCCGAAGAACGCGTCGAGAGCGGCAAGGCACCGCCGGGCTTCGTCCCGGTTGCCGAAGGCGTCGACCCAGGCCTTCACCGATGCCTCGTCGCGTTTCCCGCGGAAGATGGCGAGCTCGGGGCGGTTCTTGGTCAGCGCGGTCGATCGGGGCATCGTGTTATGGAAACGTACGCGAGTCCGGCTCCATCCTCAACGGTCACCTGTCGTGATACCGTCAATGGATGCGCCGTGAAGTGCCGATGACCGACGACCAGATCAACCTCTACCGACTCTTCGGCATCGAGGCGTCCACCATCCTCCCGAACCGCCTCTACATGGGCTCCATCCCGCCCAAGGGGCCTCTCGTCGAACGCGCTGGCTTCACGCATCTGGTGCTCTGCGCCGAGGAGTACCAACCCCGGAGCACCGAGTTCTCGCCAGGTCTCAAGGTTCTGCACGTTCCGATGCGTGACGACGGGCAGCCGCTTGCGGCCAACGCCGAACGGCAGATCGAACACGCTGCTGCCGCCGTCGCTGACTACATCGTGCGGGGAGCGCGCGTGCTCGTCACGTGCGCCGCCGGACGCAACCGCTCCGGCATCATCTGCGCCTTCACGCTCGCTCGAGCCACTCGGATCTCGCCCTGGCGTGCCGGGCTGCGCATCCGTGGCCTGCGTGTGACGCCTGATGGGGCACCCGCGATGACGAATCCCGCCTTCAATGCCTTCGCGCTGCGACGCTCCACCCACGATGTCGACGCGGTGCGTTCGTCGCGACGTGCACGACGTGCTCATGACTTCGGCGCCATCCTACCTAGATAGTACCGCGTCTCGTCGTCCCACATCTCGCGCGCAGCGATGAGCTTCATCGATCCTGACTTCGCGAACTTCTGCTCCATCGTTTCGACGACCAGCCCGCGCAGAATCCCCGTCACAGCGATGTTGAGCGCCTGTGCTCGGCGCCGCAGCGCGCGATAGGCCCCCGCCGTGACCAGCGCGCGCTCCACGTATGGGTACTTCGTCGTGCCGTCGACCCGGTGAACACCTGGATCAATCGCGGAGTACTCCCGCCCGCGATACACCCAGCCCTCCGTCATGTGGCGCGGCTCCCACGTGCCCATCAAGTACAGGTGCACGATGCTTCGCAGGAGCACACTGCCGTCAACACCGCGATGCATGGCGTACGCCTTCCACTCATCGAAGATCACGCGTGGAAACCTGATCTCGACCTGCGGATGCTTGCTCCCAGCCTTCTTGTCACCCAACACTGGTTGCAGTCCCGCTTCCTGGGCTCGGCGTTTCCGGAGTTCGAATGCATCGCGCAGCGCATCGGGCGCCACGCCCAGACGTTGAGCCAACACCACGAGCTGTTGCTCTTCCAACACTCGCGCAGTGACGGCCGACACGCTCAGCTTGTCGATCAACCAGGCTCGGAATCCGTCGAGTGCGTCGCGCCTACCGCCCATATGCGTGCACCATCGCCGACAACTTCGCCAGCACCATGATCACGGCAAGCACCATGACCGCAACGACCACAACACTGAGCACCCAGCGGACTCCCTGGTGCCGTTCCGGCCGCGGTCTCGTCAGGATGCGCTCATGCTTCGCTGGCCTCATCTCCCGTTTCGCCGCCTGCAGCGCCTTGACCTTGGCCGCCTGCAGCAGCTTCGCCCTCAACTGCTCCCTCTCCGCGCGCATCGTCGGCATGATCCGGTGGCGCATTGCATGCAGGAGCTGGAGTGGCCTGGCCCCATCAAGATGGTCCTCCTGGTTCAGCCCTTCGATGCGGCACATCAAGCACCAGCGCCAGCTTCCACTGGGCGCCTGGTGCCGCATGAGCGTCGCGACGAAGTCGCCGGAGCTGGTCACGAACCGCAGCCCTTCGCGGCATGACCAGACGCCATCGGTGAGCATCTCGAGCTCCTGCACCCTGTAGCCGCGCCACGCGAACGAGCGCAGCAGAATCTGTCCCTGGCGCATCGCGTTCACGCCTGGAGCAGGATCTCCTGCTTCACACGACTGACGTACGACACCTGCGCGGAGCTGAGTAGCGTCTCGATGTAGTGGCCGTCGCCCTCATTGCGCTCTAGGCGCACGTGCAGCATCGTGAAGTTCGTGCCTACCGAGACATCGACCAGGATGCCGCGGATGAAGGTGCCGGCCACGGGCACGCTTTGGCCGTCGTGCCCGGCGAGCTGAAGCTCGAGCCTCTCGGTCGGCGCGACCATCGGCTCCCGTAGCTGAAGTAGCACTTCGTGACCCACGAACTCTTCCCACACGTTCTGCTTTTCCATGTTCATCCTCCGTCGGTTGCTGCCAGGTGTTCGAGTGCATGCCGATCACGATCGGCAATGGCTCCCCATGACCAATGACTCCAGAGATCGCACGCGAACACGTGTTGCGCGTTCAGCGTCGCCGGATCCTCTGCCTCACGGAGCAGTCGCGGCAACGTCTCGGTGAGCGCGCTGTGGACGGCATCGACGCGGAGCATCGGTGCCTCGGCCCCCGGGAAGTCATCGATCGGCCCCGTCGCCTCGAGCGCGATGTTCGTGCACATCGACTCCATGGCACTGCCGAACGCGTACTCCCTATGCCCGGTCCGTCGCGTCAGAATGGCCGGCACGCCCATGCAGAGCCCCTGCAGCGGCACAAGCCCGAATCCCTCCGACCTCGAGGGCTGCACCACGACCAGGGCGCGTCGAATCCGACGTGCCATCTGACTCGTTGGACATCCATCGTGCAGCACCACCTCGATCGATGGCTCATCTTCGGCTTGGTACAGGTACTCGAGCTGGGCTTCCGGGTTGCAGATGATGCGCAAGCGTACCTGCCGGCGCAGTCTCGGCTCGAGACGTTTCCATGCGAGGATGAGCTCACGCGTACCCTTGCGTTGATGCGTCGAGCTCGTCACGTGCAGCGCGATGCGCTCAATCTCGCCGCTCTGGCGCGGTCCCCAGGCATACGGCGAGTACGCACGCGAGACACCATGCCGCACCTTGCGAATGTCGATATCGCGTCCCTGAGGCATCGCGTTCCAGAGCCCGTTGGCCACGACGTACAATGACGTATGGCTCGGCACGACGATGCCGTGCAGTTTCTCGTTCCGCAGCAGTCGCTCGAGGTACTCCCGAAGCCGCGGCGCCATCGTCAGCGAGTTCATTGCCAGCAGCAGCCAGATCTTCGTCGGCTGATCGAGCATGTGCACGACCTCGACGGTCGCTGGATCGCCGACGACCAACGCGGTCGCGACTGGATCCTCGGACGGTCGCAGCTCTTCCAGGTTCAGCGTATCGACGGCCGTGAACCCACTGAGGAGGCTCGCCGCATGCAGCGCTTCGCACATGCCGAGCGCCACCTGCCGAAAGGACCCCTGCCCCGCACGCGGTCCATACACCCGCACGCCCGGTCGCGTCATGGGCCAAATCCCACGAGTTCATCGGGGATGCACCCGATCTGCTTCAGGCAAGCCAGCGCCGTCGCGCCCACCGTCGGCATGCCGAAGCGCTGGTAGAGCCCCATCGGGTGGATGCGCTCGACCGGTGGCTCCACACGCCGCATGGCGGCTTGAAGCATCTGCACATCGCCATCTTCCTGGCCGCCGGCGCAGTCCATCCAGGTCGCTTCGCCCCAGCCGTATCCAGGATGCACGGGCTCCGGCGTCGCCATGTCGATGTCGTAGGTACCGCTCCGCAGTCGTCCATGCCGCAGCGCCTCGGGCACGTAATCATCGTACGCCTGATCGGGAGGGTAGATGAGCATGTTGCCCGCGCAGACCGCGTCGAACGCCGGGACATCCCACGCCTCACCATGCGAAGCGCTGACGTAGATGTTGTTTTGTTCGTGCAGCTGCACGATCTCGTCCGCCGTCATCACACCGACGATGAGCCGCACTCGCGCATCGAAGTTCTTCGGCGTCCATCCATTCGCCTTGATCGCAGCATCGTGCTCGAGCATGGTCGGGATCGCCGTCTGGAACTTGTAGCCATCCCACTCGCCCCACTCGTGAGTCTTCACGATGAGCGATGCCCGCTCGGACGGCCTGAACGCGCGCAAGAACCCCCTGATGATGGCCAGTTGGTTCTTGCGCGGCTCCCACTTGCCGATGTGGTAGAAGCGCTTGCCGTCGGGCACCGGCTTGAAGCCTCGCGGTTGCGCTACCGCACTCGCCCCGCGCGATGGCGAGTACGGCATCGGCACGATGTGCACGCGCTGCACGCCAGCGCGGCGAAACACGTCCGCGTTGAAGCGACATGGCACCCAGGTCTGACCGAGACGATTCAAGGTCTCGACCATCTCGTCGGGCATGTCCAGCCGCTCCCACGAGGTATACACGATGGTGTGCGCCAGCACATGCTTGACCGCTTGCAGCGGCATCTGGCGTAGGTTCGGGTGCATCACCGCTTGCCGCAGCGATTCGGCGCTATGCAACACCACGTGGTGAATGGCGCAGAGCGTCTTGGCCGCCGACACGCGGGCCAGATGCAGCATGTCGTGCGCCACCTGTGGGTCCAAGTCATCATCGAGCACGAGATGCCCGGCCGTGCTCGACTTGAGGCGAACCGGCATCCCAACCGTCGCCAGAGCCTGGGCGATCGCACGCGAGTGCGCTGCCATGCCGTCGTTCGAAGGTCGCCAGTGTGCCGAGAGCTCGATGCACCACGGCAAGTGCGCCTCCGCCCCCACCGCAGCCTTCTCGGTGGAGAAGTCCGTGCGATCGGCTTCTGCGTTACCCTGAAACTGCGCCAGCTGGTCGGCCAGCGTCATCGCTCCATCACCCGGCTCTCGGCGATCTGGCACGCCCAGCCGCAGCCCTCGGCATCGCAGCGCAGGATGGAGTCGACGGTCACCTCGCCCGCGACGAGCACCACCGTGCTCACGCCCATCGCGGTGACTCGCTTCGGGCCAGCTTTGCGCTGATCGATGTGGAACTTCCGATGCGACTCGCGCACCAAGATCTGCGAGCTATCCTGCGGGCGCCCCATCGCGATGCATCGCGGGCATACGAAGACGAAGAACATGTCGAGCTTCGTTGGATCGCTCGGATGCGGTAGATGCGAGATCTCGCAGATGCAGTCCTGATCCGTCTTGACGTAGTAGAGAACCAACTTCGGCGACATCGGCGACAGCTGGCGCGTCTGCATGCCGTTGACCTCGACGCCCTTCGGTCCGGCCGTGAGCCCTGCCTTCGCCTTCGCCGCTGCGATCATCTGGTCGTCGTACGCTCGACGCGCTTCGGCATCCGCGCGACTCTTCGCCCAGTTACGGTCCTGCGACGACGACGTCGTGCCTCCGCGCACGAGGATCGTAGGCAGGGGAGCACGCTTCGGTTGTTCCGCCATGAAGCATCGTGCTACCCGAAAGTGCTAGCACCGTCAAGGTGCTAGCACGCTAGCTGTATTGCTTTTCGATCGCGCGCTCGACGCGCCGCGCGACGATGCTGGAGATCACGCCCACCGCCGTCGCCGTCACGATGCCGATGAACAGCGGATGCCGGTACCAAGGGTCGGCCTTCGGCTTGCCCCCCTCGCACCGCGAGCACCCCGGGTGCGGATTGCCCGGCTCGCACACGACGCAACTCCCGTCGCGCAGGTAGCTGCACTGCGGGCACGTTTGAAACACCGGCACCTCGCCGGCGAGCGGGAAGCCGCTGAGGGCGTACATCCCTGGTAGGGTAGCCTGCGGCTCCAAGCGCAACGACGCCCACGCAGCAGGAGCTGGTGGGCGTCGCGCGTGGAACGTCATCGGCCGATCAGGTGAACGTCGTGATGCGCGCCGCGACGACACCCACGTGGCGCAGACCCTTGCTCGACCCTGCCTGACCACAGCCGAGGTAGACGATTCGTCCATCGGCGATCGCTCGCTGCTTGGCAGCGAGGTTGCCGGCGACCAGGGATTCCTCGGACGTGCCCTCATAGCAGAAGATGCGAGGCACGAGGCCAGCCGCAGGGTTGGTGATCAGGCTGTTGTAGTCCACGCGGCAGATGATGCTGTTGCCGTCTCCGGACACCGACACGTCGATGCCTTGAACGAGGCGAGGCGTTGCCGTGAGCGATGCGTTGACCTGGTCCTCCAGATCGTCGGCGGTGCTGGCCGAGAAGAAGAGGGACGCGGCAATCGCCGTACCGAGCGCGTTCGCGGCGTCGAGTGGAAGTGCGTAGACGTTGGCCATGGTTACCTCTTGTGCATGAACAGGTAGTAGAACGCCGCGCCGGCGACGACGCCGACGATCCAGGGGGTTGCCGACTTCATGTCGATCTCGCCGATCGCAGCGTAGCGAGGTAGCACCGCGCTCTCCAGCGGGATGTTGTCGCTGTACGTGCCGACGCCGATGCGGGCATAGCCCGGCCCCGAGCTGAGCGGGTTGATGCCCCACCCCGGTACCGGCGCTTCGCCGGGACCCATGTAGGGGTCGACCGTCTGGTAGAAGTAGGGCGCCATGCCGGCGTTCGGGAGTGCGACGTAACTCATCGGCGACCTCGGTGAAGGTAGCGCAAGCCTACCACCGTTGCGACGGTAACGGCAGCCGTCATGCCCCAGCTCATCGGCGAGTAGTCGATGACGTTTCCGCCGGGAACACCCGGACCACGCGGCTGGAACCCGCTCAGCGGACGAAGCCCGTAGATGATCTGCGGCTGCGCCATCACCGCCCAGCGGTCGAGCACGAACGTCTGGAACAGCGACGTCCAGAGACGCTGCCCGGGCTTGCTGCGCATCCAGATCCACAGGTTACCCACGGTCCCGATGAGCGTTCCGAACCGCTCCGGCGACTGCTCTTGATCGAGGCTGATCGCGTTGACCAGCCAGGACTTCCCGTCAGGGTAAGCTTTCACGTACTCGCGGTGAGCGCGGTCGAGGAACGCCCTGGCTTCAGCCTCTTGGTTCGGCTCCACCATGATTACGAGCATCGGTCCCAGAAACGGCAGCTCGGTGTCGGCGTACTTGTCGCCCTTGGTGTTCGGGGCTGCGATCGCCTTCACTGCGAACGGGATTGCTTCCTCCATCGGGGCGCCGGCGATGAGCGCGACATCGAGGTCTTTCGCGTTCTCGGCGATGAGCATCGACGCTTCACTCGTCATCCCTGGAGACGAGCTTTCGAGTCCCATCCGCCGAACGCGCGTAAAACCAAAATGGTTGGCTGCGTTGTAGGCGCTCTCGCGCAGCCGGCGACGCCCCATCCGCGAGTCGGCGTAGAGGAACCCGCGCGGGTCTTCCGTCGGCACAGCCGACATGGGATCGATGACGACGTCGATGGCGGTCATCAGTCGTCTTCGCCTACATGGATCGACACACCACACACGGCCAAAACCCAGAACCGCCAATAGAGAACCTGGCTCGGTGAACGCATCAGCTTCATCCCCTTTCGGAGCAGCGCTTCGTCATCGAAGGCGTTGCCGTTGAACTGATTCGCAGTGTTCAGCAGCCACCTTTCAATGTCGTTCACTTCTTCTTCGCTCTTGGCGATCGTATCTTCCGACGTGCCAACGAAAAAGGTCTCCGGGACTGCTGCGACACTGTCGCGAATCACCAGGTAGGTGTTCTGAAGCGGCACCAGATACCCCTGGTGGCCAGGCATTGTACCGTACTCCGCAGAGAAATAGACAGGCTGTCCGCGCTCCGCGCGCAAGGCGATCATCGCCAGATACGCCTCGAACATGAAAGCGACACCTGGAAACTCCTGGCTCAGTCGCGCCGATTCCTTGCTGGCTGGAATACCCTGGTTCAGGGTGGCCACGAGCCTGCTGTACAACGACTCACTGCTCATGCCGCCCTCTTCTCTTCGTGCTCTCGCAGTAGTGCGTATGCCTCGTTGATCTTCTTCATGCGTTCGGCGTCGCCACCTTTGCGATCGGGATGCCAGCGAGCGGCGAGCTCGCGGTAGGCGTCATGCACAGCCGACCATGGCGCGGATGCCGTGACGCCGAGAGTCTTGCGGGCGGCAACGAGGCGGCGCTTCTGCTCAAGCGGGTCGTTCTTCGGGCTACCGTGAGCACTCGTCTGCTGCTGGCGCTTCCAGGCCACGAACTCCACCAGGCAGCGCTCGCAGAAGGCCTCGGCGTGATGGCTGACCATGCAGTGCGCGAGGCAAGTCCTCATCTGGCACACGGAGCACCGCATCATCCACGGCTCGTCGCAACCATGATGCTCGCAGGCCGACGTGCCGACCTGGGGATCGCTCCACTGCGTGCGGCGCGCGTTGGCGCTGAAGGCCGCAATCCAGCGCGCGAACGGATGATCGGGAGCCTCCTGCGGGCGCACCATCGCAGCCAGTTCCTCAGCCCCCTCCATCAGCGAGGTCGCCTTCGAGAAGAAGCCTTGCAACGACCCCGCGAACTCGCGGAAGTCGAACGCGCTGCGTTCCTCTCGAGGCTTGCGCTTGGCCATGATGCGCCCTTGAGCCTGAGGCTAGGTCATTTCCTGGCCAAGAACCAGCGAGCGGCGAGCACCGTGGCAGCGGCAGCCGCGAGCGACTTCGCCACATCGGCGAGCCCCCAACCCCAGTTCAGGATGTTGCCTCCAGGAGACGTCGCGCTCGGCAACTGGAAGCCGCTGAGCGAGTCCGTTCGCGGAACCAGGCGCTGATCCCAGCGGGCCTCGATGATCTTCGTCCAGTCGATGGCATCCTGCACCGCGCCGGTGCGCCTAGGGGCAACCGCGATGAGTAGGTTGCCGGCCGCGAAGGCGAGCTGCACACGGGGAGGAAGCTTGAGATCAGGGATGGTCACGGCCGGCGAGAACTCGCGACCTTGGTTGAATGCTTCGCGGGCGACCGTATCGGTCATGTGTCGCGCGGCCTCGAGGTACATCGAGGCCTGCGGCTCGGTCACCGCGAGGAGCATCATGGGACCGAGGTACAGCCGGTCGGTTCCTGCCTCGAGCTGCGCGCCCACCTCGATCGCTTCGCGCATGTAGGGCAAGAGCGTCGTGAGGCGCGTTACCTCTGGGCGCTGCCGTTCTGCCGCCGTCCGCAGCAGGGGGTTCATATGGCTGAAGTCATAGCTTCGCAGGTCGGTGACGATGACGTCTGCCTTGTCGTAGAGGCTCGGCGGGACTTCGTCTTGTGCGATCGTGACGATCAGTCCGATGCGGCGTGGTTTCTCCGCATAGACCGCGTCGATGCCCGTCGACCACGGCTCTCCGATCGACCACTCGCTCGTAGGAAGGCTCGGCGTCGCACGGATGCCGAGCTCGTCCTTCTGCAGCGTGACGATGTGGTCGATGCCCGAGTTGTCGGCCACGCGCTACTTCTTCGCGATGAAGTAGCCGCCGATGGCGAGCACGAGAGCAGCTGCGCCGCCGATGAGCAGCTGCTGCTTCGTGAACCCGAATGCAACCGGTTCATCGTCGCCCAGCGACCCGTCACGGTAGGCCCTCAGCGAGCCGAGCGAGCCGTCGCGGTACGCACTCAGGGTCCCGAGCGACCCGTTGCGGTACGGGCTGAGGGTCCCCAGCGAGCCATCACGGAAGGCTCGAGTCGCACGTCCTGGGATGCGGTGCTCGATGGTGATCGGGCCTCGGATGAGACGGCCGTTCAGGTGCACCGGGTGACCAGGTTCGTTCGGGTCGTGACTGAGCTGCAGCGGCTTGTCGTACGCTTCGCCGTCGACGTAGAGCGGTAGTCCGAGCGAGGAGACCGCGCCGAGGCCGGAGGCTCCCTGATGGATCGTGTCGCCCTGGGGGCTGAAATAGGCTCCGAGCATGGTGTCCTCGCTTGAACGCAGTGGTTACGAAAGTGGGAGCGCGGCGGTCAGGTGGCGGGGGAGGATGGATCCCAACCGCCGCGCTCCGAGTCGGTGATCAGCTGTCGACCTCGAAGATCAACACCCGCATGAAGCGGGTGCCCTTCGACGACCCCGCGGTAGCCGTGCTCGTGAGTACGCGATTGCCGAGCGCAACCACCTGAGCCACGACGGCGGCATACTTGGCAGCGAGCTCGCTCTCGGACGTTCCTTCGATCACGCGAACCAGGATCGGACCGACGAGCGGCTCCGGCGGCGTCGCGATGAAGGTGTCGAGCGTCACCATGAAGGTGTTGCCGTCTCCGGCTGCGGAGAGTTCCGCATCGAATACCGATCGTTGGGCACCGGCAACGATCGCATCGAATGCAGCCTGCAGCCGAGTCTGGATGGTGGCGGCATCCGTGCCCTGGATGAACGTGCCGGTGAGCGATGCCGGCAACGCGCCCTGTTCGGGCCCCGTGTAGAGTCTGCTGAAGTTTCCCACGTGAACCTCAGGGCAGGATGAAGACCAGCGCCTGCATGAAGCGCTGACCCTTGGAGCTACCGGCGACGCCGCTACGCCTCAGCGCGGCCGTCGGGGCGCCAGCGACGAAAGCGGCTACGACCGCGCTGTACTTGGCCGAGAGCTCTTCCACCGAAGTGCCCTCGATGACTCGAACGAAGAGCGGTCCAGCCTGCGGTTCGACCGGGTTCGCGACGAAGGTCTCGAGCACCGCCATGAAGACATTGCCGTCGCCCGCGCCCACGAGATTCAGGTCGAAGATGCTTCGCTGCGCCCCCGCGATGATCGTATCGAGAGCAAGCTGAAGCTGTGCCTCGATCTCGGCCGCCGTGGAGCCTTGAAAGTACTGAGCCGTGAGGCTCGTGACGAAGGCTCCGATCTCGGGACCAGTGTACAGGCTTCCGAAGTTTCCCATGGTCGTCTCCTGATTGAGGGGGCGCCCAACTTAGGCCCCGTGATCTGCTTCCGATTCTACTCACCAAAGCGGTCGTGGGCGAACCATCCGCCTAGCGCACCGGCTCCGACACCGATGACGAACCAGGCCCACCCCGGCACGCCGGCCTCTTGCTCGAGTTCGCCTAGCCCGATGAAGGTTTTGGCGATGCCGACTGGACCGCCCATGTGCGAGATGATCCCATCCGCTTGGGTGAACGCTTGCGACGCGTTGCCGAGACCGCTCACCGCCATGATGTTCGGGTTCATCGCGCCCCCTTGAGGTAGGAACGGACGCCGATGAAGCCGCCGGCCAGAAACGCCGCCCCGATGATGAATGGCATGAAGCCGACCGATGCCTTCGTAGTCGAGCCTCCAGATCCGGGAGGAACCTGCGGAGGCGTGTACACCTGCGGTGGAGCGGTAGGCGTTCCACCACCCGGCGGAGTCGGCGTGACCGGATCTCCCGTCACACGCGACCCCAGCAAGGCCGTGGCGAACGGCGTGACCGGTTTTCCACGCTTGGCCGTCGCGGCGTAGGGTAGCTGCAGCCCGGTCGCCGCGGCCCCGGAGAGGCGCGAAGCGATGCTGTCGACACTGCCTCCGCCGCGCGCCTCATCGTTCGGACTGCGCAGCGCGTACCAGACGAGGTAGACGATGCCGGGCGGCTCGAGCCGATCATCCTGGGCATAGGCCGCCTGCACCTCGTAGAAGCCATAGGGCGTGCCACGCCCCGCCATCTCGGCTTCGACCTGCGTCGGTTCCCGACGTGAGAGCACGACAAAGTAGGGCGGCATCGCGCCCATCATCGCCTGAGTCAGCTGGTTCAGTCGCACCTGAGGCAACTGGAAGAGCTGCACGTTGAACTCGGGGCTCTTGACCTCGGTCCATTTGAAGTCGCTGTGGCGCGTTGCCCACGGCGTGACGATACCGAGCTCCGTCATCGCCAGCCGCTCGAGCGCCATGCGCAGCAGATCGTTCTCGGGAAGCAGGGCTTCACCGACCGGCGATGCCGGTACGCATCCGAAGGAGCGGAGGTACATCATCGTACCCCTGCCTCTACATCCTTCATGGAACGGATGAGCAACGCCCCTGGATGCGTCGCGCCGCGCCGCTTTTTGGGTGCGATGAGGGTTGAGCACATGCGGTGCTCACCCGTTCCATGAAGGAGATGCATCATGGCGCCGGCCTCGCGATCGGCGTAGCGCAGGCCTGGATCTGCTTCACCCAGGTGTTCGGGATCAGTAGCCCGGTGACCGAGTACTCGATGAACGCGATCGGCGTCGGAAAACGCCGCCAGGCGATGAACTTCGCCGTCCAGGTCTGCCCGGACTCGATGGTCACCGTGAACGGTACGTCGAGTGCACCATACCGCGTCGTGCGCTGCGGTTGGGTGGCAAGGCCCACGCCCGATGCTGCGGCAAACTCCGAGGCGCGCTGCTTCTCAAAGAACGCCGGCGGCGGCGTATTCTCTCCCGGCAACAGCTGCATGCTGCCCTCGCCATTGAAGCTGGGCATGCTGGCGCCGAACGACGAATAGATCTGCGGCTGGAAAGCGAACTGAACCGACTGGTTGCCGGGTGCCGGCTCGAGCTGATATTCGATGTTTGCCGGCGTCCGATCGTTGATCAGGAACTGAAACCCGCAGATCGAGCTGAACCTCCGCTCTTCGACAGGGATCGTGTCGCCAACGTCCACGCCAACGTTACGGTAGATGTCTGCCCGAAGCCCGAGCACCAGCAGAGCAAACGTCTGCGGCACCCGATCCGCGACGATCTCCATGACTACCGGGAGCTGAGGATTCAATGCGGGGCTGTAGAGCCGGCTCACCGGAATACGACGCCCAACCCTCTCGTACGGCGTGACGTTCGGGTGCACCAACAGGCTGTTGAGCAGGCCGCCAGCAAGTTGTACTCGCGACTCATTACAGGCCGTGCTCTGCCCCGGGGCCGGACTGCGTTCTTGATGCCGCGGCCAGCCAGTCGTGAAGCCCGATTGAGTCATCGTGATGCGATCCTATCAGAGCGCCACGGGCCCCGGCGGCTGGATGATCCTGTACCCATGGTACACGACCAGCAGGATACCATCGGCCGAACGCGTGACCGGGTCTTCGGTCACTCCGACTTGACTCACGTCACGGATCCCCTCCTGAACGTCATACTGCGCCGAGGAGAATGGAAATGAACCGGCAATCCCGAACGCGTTGCCGAACGGCGGATTGTTCACGTGGCTCGGTTGAACTTTCAACTGGAGCGTCTCGCCACGCTCGAAGAAGTCCAGTGCCGCCAGATCGAACGGTTCGTTGATCGACTCGGTGAAGAACGACGTCGGCACCGGTACGTTCTGGCGCGGGTAGGACGTGCCTTGGTTGACGAACTCGAGAAACCCATCGAACTGCATCGTGCGGAAGGGCGACTGCGTCGACGGCGATGCATAGATGGCTTCACCGGTACCCGTCGGTACACCGATGGGTACACCTGCCGCAGCATCGTTGAGATCCCACGCGGAGTGCGCCGGCCGGAAGCGCCCGAAGCTTCGTCCCTGGAAGGTGCCGCTCTCGCCCTCTTCCTGTGACGTCACCCGGAACGTGTGCTGCGAGAGGAACGTCACCGACCTCCGGACCGCGATGAACGGGCCTTCCTGCGGGATGGTGTACGTGGCCTGTACCGTCTGCGTCGAGTTGTTCGGGATGGGAAGAGTGAAGATCAGGTCGAACGGTACGCGGCGTCCCGGGATCGTCTCGATGTAGCGGACGTTCTCCTTGGACATCACGCCACCTGCGGGATCGCCCGCTCCGCGCAGAGCATCCGCTTTCTGCAGCGCCGCCAGAACACGATCCTGCTTGTTGGCGGCCTCGCGGTTCGCGATCTCGAGCAACGCGATTTGCGACTTGAGCGCCTGGATCTGCTCGTCGGAACGCTTCACGCCCGCGACGGCAAACCCTGCCTGGCGCGCTACTCCTTGAATGTACTCCTGCAGCGTCGACATATTGTGCCTCCCGATGGGAGTTCCGAACTCGCGAGAGTTCGTTCCGTTCAGTCTGAAGAAGACCCCCGGGTCGCAGCTCTGGCTGCGACCCGGGGCTGGAGATCACTGCACGTCGCGGGCGAAGAGCCCGTCGAACGTGAACTGGATCACCTTCTGGATGCCGTCCGCCGCGTTCAGGTTGTCGCGGAGCGACAACATGTTGCGACCACCCGGCGCCGTCGTCCCCAGCAGCGTGCCGTTGCCACCGTCCGGCAGCGCGCTGATCGTCGCCGTGCAGAGCACGTTCTGACGAGGCGGCAGCAGGATGGCGCGCGCGAGCCGGAGGATCGCCTCGTGGGTCGGCATGCCGTTCACGAGGTTGATCAGATCCGACGCCCCACCGAGATCACCGAAGAGACCGCCGCCATCGGGGAAGTACTTCGTCGGCATGTTCGAGAGCGAGGGCTTCTCGCCGGTGCCGAACGTCCAGTGGAGTTGTTCCATCGCCTGGACGTAGATCCGGTACACGTCCTCGGTCGAGCCGATCGAGTTGTTCTGCGCCGCGCCCGTGCCGAAGAAACCGGCCGCCCCGCCCGGCGAGAAGTCGCCGTTGCGGTTGGAGATCACGTCGGCACCGGGGGTGGCCGATCGGATCTGCGAGTTGCGCGCCGACACGAACACGCGGAGCGCGAGCGTGACGTGGCTCTGATCGGACGGCAGCGTGCTGCCGTTCGGGAGGTTGGTCACGGCGTCGAGGTTTCCCTGGCGCGCGCGGTTCGTGAACAGCGCCTCACGGTCGCTGATCTGCGGACTCGTTCCGCCCATACCGGCGGTACGGATGAGGGTGTCGTAGAAGGGCTGGTGAACGCGTTCGCGGACGTTGGTGAGCTTGGCCATCGGTTTCTCCTGGTTGTCCCCTCGCAGCACTTCGTCCCGCCTCGGCGCTGACGTTCACCCCTAGGGGTGACTGGAGTGAGTGAGGTTCTTCTGACACCTCAACCCCAGGCCCCCGGTTTTCCGGGGGAGCTGGGGCGAGGCGCCGAGCTGGAAGCTCGTCAGCCGCTGAGCGTGCCGTTGTCGCCAGGTCCGGCGAGAATGCCGGCGGCCTCCTCGGTCTGTGCCTTGGTGGCGTCGACCTGCATCGCTCCTGCCCAGAGCGGTCCATGAGGAATCCACTGAGACTCCTGAGGCACCGTAGCGTCGGTATAGCCGCCGCCAGGCTGCGGGGCAGCAGTGAAGAACTCACCGACACCCGCCTGGGCCTCGGCGAGATCGAGCACCTTGTCGAGGTTGGAATCCGGACGGATGCCGTCCTGGATTTCGTCCACGCCAGCGGCCGCCTGCATCGCCAGAGGACCTGCGCCCTCGTAGCTGCCGACGCCCTTGGTGCCGTTCGGGGTGAAGTACTCACCCATCGCCTTGGCGTTGTGGAGACGCGCTGCCGCACGGTTCGGAGCGAAGTACTCGCCGATACCCGCCTGCGCCTGCATGAAGCCGGGCGCGGCACCGAGGCCGTTCGGCGCGAAGTACTCGCCGATGCCAGCTGCCGCCTGCGAGAATCCAGGCAGAGCTCCGACTGCGGCATAGCGCGGCATGATGCTCATCTGGTCACCCACGCCGCGGAGCGCGTACGCCCTGCCGCTCGAGTAGCCCTGGATGGGCGCCGCGTACTTCTCGCCGAGGAACTTCCGCACGAGGAAGAGCGCCCCGTCGATGATGACGTCGGCGACCATGCCGGCCTGGATGAGCATCTTCTTGTCCGCCGCGAAAGGCAGCGCACCGACCACGTAGATGCCAGCTGCGGCCGTGCCAACGCTCGCCGCCGCACCAGCGTAGGGCTGGTACTTCGCATCGAGCCGCGACACGCCGTAGCGGTTCACGAGGAAGTTCACGAGGCGATGCGTGATGATGCCGCTGCCGAGGTAGAGCCCCTTGATCGAGAGGTCCTGCAGCTTCGCCATGAAGCTGTTGCGGCGCATCATGCGCTTGCTGGACTTGCGACTCTTGCGCGCCTTGGCTCCGGACCGACGCTTGCCCGAGGCCTTGCGGGTCGTCTTCTTCGCCTTGCGACGCTTCGGCTTCTTCGCGCTCTTCTTGCTGCCACTGAGCCGTGCGCTGGCTTGCTTGAGCGCGGTCTTCCACTTGAGCCGCGGATTCTTCTCCCGCAGCTTGCGCGCGAGTGCGTTGACTCGCTTCGACGCCGCGGATCCCTTGCGCGAACTGCGGCGCTTCGTGCGCTTGGCCACCGTACGCTTCGCCACGCGACGCTTGGCCGCCTTGCGACGCACCGGGCGCTTCTTGCGCACCACCGTCTTGGTCTTCTTGCGCGCCGCCTTCTTGCGGGTCGCCTTCCGCTTCTTGGTGGTACGCTTGTTTTCCACCATCGGTGCCGTCAGTGCGCGACGGCGCTTGCGCTTCTTCATCTTCTTGCTCCTGTTCGCGATGAACGCACCGCCGCGTTCGATGAGCTTGTCCGCTGCCTTCCGGCGTCCCGCCACGATCTTGTCGAGACGCTTCTTGTCGGCCTCGGAGAGGTTCTTCATGGCTGCCGCGTTCGGCAAACCGAGCAGTCGCCACGTCGGAATCCGCGTGAGTCGGCCGCCCTTTCCGCGGGTCATGTAGCTGTACTCCAGCCGACCCGTAGACGGATTCGTGAGGCGCGCGCGTCGCACTCCTTGGTACGCCACGCGCACCTTCCGGCTGCTTGCCGAGCGGCCGCGCCCACGACGCGTGATGAGGAAGTCACGCCGATGCGACGCCGCCACCGCACGCTTGGCAGCAGCCTCGGCCTTCTTCTGGCCCTTGAGTTTCGCGGATTCGGTCTTCGCCTTCGAAGCTTCCTTCTTGAACTTGGCGAGTTCCTTGTTCGCATCCCTGAGCGCCGCGTTGGCGCTCTTCATCTTGTCGCGAAGGGCTTTGGTTTCTGCCTTGATCTGATCGCGCGTCTTGGTCGGCGTGCTGGATCGACGATCTCGACGCTTCTGAGTCGAAGCCACGTCACTCATCGACGATGCCCGCGTGTCCGAGACCGTGTCGCCATCGTTGCGCGTCATGCGCGCACGCGTTCCCATGAAGGAGGCGCCGGAGCGACGCTCGTTGGGCGTGAAGGGGGCACGTGCCAGCGCGCTGCGCTTCGCCGACGCGCGACTCTTGCCATTGCGGATTGCTGCCGAGTAGGCGGCAACGCGCTTGCCTCGGGCCTTCGCGGCGCTGCTGTTGCTCCGCAGCGACTGAACCATCGACGGGCGGCGCTTCTTAGCGTTCTTCTTCATGCTTCCTCCGATCAGGGACCGGGCGTGAGCGAGCCGCTCCTCGCCGCTGAGGTGTCGGGTGACTTCGCGCGCGGAGTACGCACCGCGGCCATTCACCTGCGAGAGCGTGGTGACGCCCATCGGGTTCGCTCGCATCCCTCGAGGCGCGGACGCGCGTCGGTACGCGCGGACCTCCGCATCACTCACTCGAAACGCTCGGCCGACGGGGTTTTTCCTGGGCATGCGCACACCGCTGCGACTTCGCAGGGCGTGTGCGTGTCCAGAGACCACGTCACACGATGCAGAACGACCCCAGCTTACCGGCGCTCAGGCGGACGTCAAGCGGTTTTCTCGCTCCTGCGCATCAGAGGCGGACTCTGGAAGAGTACCGCCGACTGCCGAGTGGCTGCGTGCACGCGTCAGCGAGAGCGCGCAAGGCGCAACGCGCCCCACGCAAGCATGCAGAACCCCAACGCCCCCGCCAACGTGAACGTCCCCACGGTGCGGCACTCGCTCTGCGGTTCGCTGCTGGGCATGCCTGGGATCGGATTCACCTTGCCGACGTAGGCCGGCTGCAGAGGGTGCGGCCAGCGCGATTGAGTCGGTCCATACGTGCGCAGCGTCTTCTTTTCCATCAGCGCTTCCTCGCTTCCCAGAAGGAGTAGCCCAGCAGCCCCGCTCCGCCGAGGAGTAGCGCCGTATTCGCTGCCGCGAGCATCGGGCGCCGAGCGCGACAGCCGCTCGACAGGATGACGGCCGCTGCGCCGCGCATCGCTTGCCCGAAAGCCGTAGTATCGCCGCCTCGCGCCGCATCAGCCAGCGCGCGCATCTGCACCTCCGTCGCGACTGCGTTCGCCGTCTTCATGAGGTCGGCGTTGATCACAAGGGATGCCTCGGACAGTCGCTGCCCCACGTCGAAGCGTTGCTTCAGAAGCCCCATCGACTCTCCCTTCCATTTCTCGCGCTCCTGGCCGTACACCTCGATGTTGGGGATCGTGTTCGGATCGATGATCCTTCCGCATGGCCCGGGCTGCGTCACCAGAGCTGGCGGAACGCCGCGCGCAGCGAACGCATTGGCTGCTGGCCGCAGACGAGCCTCGATCTGTTCGGTACCTTGCACGTACGGTGGATACATGCAGCCATCGTCGCGCACGCAGTACGTTGCCTGGACTCCGAGAATACCGGGCGGACCGCAGATGATGCTCCCGCTCGAGTCGTACGGGACGCCGGTCGTCCGATCGTTGCTGCAGTAGATGCCACCACCGTCGCCAGCGCCCAGCCAAGGCGTCTTGCCGTCGGCGCGTAGCAGACCGGACCCACTGCCGCCCCGCGCAAACAGTGGCGTGAACCAGCGCAGATCGAACGACCATCCGATGCGGTTCTGCATCGAGATCCACCGGTTCGTCAGAGACTCCAGCTGGCCGATGTAGAGCTGAATCTGCCGGTTCGAAAGCTCATCGCACGCCGTCTTGAACGCGATGTACTGCTGGTTGAGCTCAGCGCGGATTCGTCGCTCGAGCTCCCGCCGTCGCTCTTCAGCTTCCGCTCCCGAGATACCCAGCACATCGGCCACGAAGTAGCCGATCATCTTGCCAGCCTCACCACCGATGAGTGAGCCGATGGGAGCGGGGATTCCGAAAGCTTGCGCAATCGCGGTTCCAGCAATCGCCCCAGCCGCGCTGCCGATGCCGACGAGTTCCTGCGTACTGAGCTTGCCGTCCTCGAGGGCGTTGACCGTCACCTCCAGCGCCGCCGGATCGATCCCGGTCTGCTGCGCGACGTAGGCGCAGCCTCCCTTCTTGAGCGCGTCGATGAGCTCTTGCTGGTTCTTCGGCAAGCTGGTGATGGGAATGCCGCGACGGTTCAGCTCGCCCGTGATGTAGCCACTGGCGATGTTCTTCAGCTCGTCTGCCGTGATCGGAATGCCGTTCTCTCGCGCATACTCTCGAAGGTACTGCTCGGCCCAGTCCTTGGCTTCCGACGGAGACGTCGGGATGTTCAACCCATGCGTCGGCGACAGGTAGCGTTCGACCTCGGCGCGAAGCTGCTCGCGCGTCGGGTACTGAGGAGGGGTCGTCGCCACGTCATCACCCCGTGATTCCGTCTTGCTCGACGTCGAGCTTCTCCCCCATGATCAGGAACTTCACGCCGGTCGCATCGTAGACGACCAGGAAGCACTCATCGGTCACGGGATGCCGCGCGCCCGCTAGCGTGGCTCGCGGTACCCGGATCTCGTGCTTCCCGCTGCCGTCGCTGAAGTCGACCTGTAGGCCCAAGAAGGGCGCGAGCACCGCCACATGCTTCGGTAGCGGCGTCTTGAGTGCATAGCGCTCGCCATCCATGCGGTGCTCGATGAGTCGTCGCTCATCATCGTCGTACACGTGCAGGAACCCCGGGATGGAGTACACGATGTTCGGCGACTCCGCGACGTGCTTGTAGTCCTCGTACTCCGACCGGTCGAACTTCCACTTGTTCGAGCGATACATGACCGACTGCCCAGCGCCGAGCTCCACGATCTCCTTCGGCCACGTGAACGGCAGCTCGCGGATGCGCCGATGCTCCCGGTCGTTGAACGTCCGGTGCATCGCGATCGCCTGATCCCGCGTGTCGATGACCCTAGCGCCCATGTTGCCTCCGCATCAGGTAGACCGCTCCGGCGACGGCCGCTGCGCACAGTACGACCCCGAGCACCGACATCGTGGCTCCTTCTGCTCCGGAGAGCATGCTGAGATCGGCGCCCGCCACCACGCCGCGCGGGAGTGGTCCCGAGCCGACATGACGTGCTTCGCTCGGGATGGAGCGTCCGGCGTCGATGCTGGCGACACCGATGTTGCCGGAGTTGCCTGGAAACCGCGGCACCGGCAAGTCGTCACCCGCGAGCATCACCCCGCTGGTCTGGAAGTAGTCGTAGCCGCCCGTAGGCCGCCAGCGCGAGTAGATCATGCCGTGCTTGCCTGCTTGAGCTTGCGCACGATCTGCGGTGCGAACTGCACGGCAAGGTACGCCGCGCCGGCAAGCGCCGCGATGATCCCGATCGGCTTGATGACGCTCGAGAACGCATCGAACGCGTCCGCGAATCCCTTCGACGGGTCGGGCGGGCTCAACTTGTCCATGCAGACCTGGTACGCCTTGGTGTTGCCGGCTGCCGCCAGCTTGGCGCATTCGTCCAAGATCTTGTCGTTGTAGGCCTTCTGCGCGAGGGTCTGCACGGTGATGTAGTAGAAGCCCAGGAAAGCCGCTGCGGTGACGGCGACGAGCACCACTCCAGCAACGACGACGGCGATCGGGATGGCGGGAGGCGCACCAAGCCCTTGCGTCGCGCCTTGGCTCTCGCCGTAGATCTCCGCCAGCTTCTCGAAGTAGCCGAGCTCGCCGAACTTGGTGATGAGCTCAAGCGTTCCGATTGCGCTGTTGAGGCTCATCCATGCCTCATCCGCGGTGGCCGCTCCCGAAGCGATGGCATCCATCCATGCGCCGCCTTCGTGGAACGACGCCGCCTTCAGTGCCTGCCAGTAGGCTGCCATCCACATCAGCTTGATGCTTCGGGCGTCGACGTTCGTGATACGCGCATCGAATACGTTCTGCCGCACCCAGTTCCAGGCGGCGACATGATGGTCGTTGACCATGCGCGCGAAGGTGAGCTCGGTCGTCTCGAGCTGTTCGTTGGTCGTGGACTCCCAGTCCTTGCTGGAAACCAGCCTGCCGAGTTGTGAGCTCGCTCGGTTCGCGTACGACCGCGCGAGGCGGCGCCACACGTCGCGATCCTCGTAGGGAACGTTGCCGAGGCCTTCGATGCCGAAGTACTCAAGTGCCTTGTTGAGCAGGTCCTGCTGCACGCTCACGGCGCACGCCCTTTCGACTGCTTGTGCACGTAGATGGCTGCTCCCAGCGCCGCGATGCCCGCCGTGATCCAGATCCACCGCGGGATGCTGTTGCTCAGGGCGCTCAGGTCGCGCCCCAGCGAGCTCGGGCGTTCTGCGAGCCCGAGTACGTGCGCCGACTGCGCGGCGGGCATGAACTTCGACGGCTCGTAGTAGCCTAGGTTCACCAGCGTAGGCGCGTCCGGGTGGCCATGCGCGAGCATGCGATGACGACCACGCCCGCTGCCTTGGTAGGCGGCGAGCGCTCCGAGCGTCACATCGTTCCATTCTCCGGTCGCCGCAACACCGAGACGGCGTTGCAGCGCCGTGACCTGCTCGCTCATGGGTTCCTCCGCGTCAGCGCTTCTTCTTCGTGTAGACGGCGTAGCCGACCGCTGCGACTGCTGCGGCAACACCGAGGCCGATCCAGAGCGCATCGCTGCTGCTCGAGCTCGAGCCATACGTCAGCGGCGGCCTCGTCGTCGGCGGGCTCACCGGTCCGCCGCCGCCACCGCTTCCGGGGACGACCCCACCGCCGCAACGAGTCGGAGCCGCGAAGCTCTGGCACGTGTAAGCAGGTGGAGCTCCGCCGGTGATGTTGGCGTTCTCCGAGTAGGCCGCCTTCCATGCCCCGCAGGTTGCCGGTCCGAGCTTGCCGTCGCTTCCGATCGTGCAGAGCCCCTTGGACTTGAGCCAGGGGTTGAGGCGGTTCTGGACGCCCTTGGTGTTTGCCGAGAACGCCTTCCACGGGAAGGACTCGCTCTCCGCGTCGCCGACGCCAGGAGCCGGCACGTAGCACCCGAGTGAGCTTCCGCCGAGCGATCCGCCTCCAGGGGTGAGGAACTCCGTACGCTTGTACCGCGCGTTGAGCTCTGCGACGTCGTAGTACTTGTGCTGCATGGTTACTTCCTCTGTTTCTTGATGCCGTAGACGACAGCAGCCGCGACCGCGCCGATCGCCGCGATCTTCCATCCCGTGGATGCGAATCCCGTCTTCTTACGTGCCAGCTGCTGCAAGTACCACTCGCAGTTCGAGATCTCGCACGGGATCGCCGCGGTGCGTTCATCGTTGATCACGATGTTGCCCGGTACGTACTTCGGGTCCGCCGCGAGGTTCTTGGCGTGCTTGATCTCGCACGCCTTCTTGAACCCGACGCAGCTGCGCTCGTCGAGGAAGCCATCGGCCGGACCCGCCTGCAGCTTGGCCTCGCGGAGCAGATCGTTCGCGTAGTCCTGAGCTCGCTTCGTGGAGAGCGTGATCGTCTCCCACGCGAACTCGAGGGGCGGCAGTTCACCAGGCTTCTTGACCAGGGACGTCGCGTCCTCGGGACACGTGCCTTGTTGCTTGCAGATGGCGAGCAGGCAGACGTTGTCGTCCACGTGATAGCGGTCCGCGTCGCTGAGGTTGCAGTAGTTGTCGAGCGCTCCCGCAGGCAGGAACTGCGATGCTTGCTCCTGCGCCTGCTTGCAGGCCGGAGACAGATCGCAGCCGCCACCGAACCATCCGGTGATGGTGTCCCAGATGCCACTCACCGGCATCGGGGGCGCCGGTCGCTGGGCGACATGGCCGGGCTGCGGGATACGCGCGTGGTAGCTCACCGACCGACCTTCTTCTGCTTCTTGCCGAAGTAGACCCCGGCAGCGGTGACCGCGGCGAGTGCGAGCACACCACCGACCAGCGAAGCCGTCGACAGTCCGCTCTTGCGTCCCGCCCCACCCGGTCGCACGCCGCCTCCACCTCCATCCGGCGGCTCGGTCACCGGGATGTCGATCGGAACGTCCGCCTTCGGTGGTGCCTTCTTGGCGGGAGTCTGGTAGGCGGCGCAGTTCTTGCCGAAGAGCGTGAGGTAGTCGAAGCCCCACGTGTCGACGAGTCGCATCGCCCCGCACGTCGGAGCGTCGAGCTTCGACGTCATGCCGATCGGCAGGTAGTCGTGCGCAAGAAGCTGTGCGTTGAGCAGAGGCTGCAGCGAGCCGACTTCGAGGCTGGTGGTATTCCAGGGGATGTCGAGCGGGTTCGTCTCTTGGCCCTCGAAGGTTTCCTTGTCGGGCGTCTTGGAGCCGATCTTGGTCGGCCACGTCTGGCCCTTGCACAGCGGCGCCGCCTGCGAAAGCAGGTCGTCGCTGACACCCTGCCCATCGAACCCGCGTGGCAGATTGTTGCCGTAGCCGATTGCGCCGCACGTGGCCGGCCCCAACTTGCCGTCGACGCCAATCTGGTAGTACCCGTGACGCCGGAGCATGCCGTTCAGCTGCGACTGCAGCGTCGCGATGGCGGGGTTGGACGTCGTGCCCTTCCACACCATCGGCTCGGCGCCAAGCCCAAGAACGGGCCGTGCCATGCTCTCGGAACCGCTGAGCGCGCCGCTGAAGATGCCTCCGCCGAAGCCGCCCGGACCGAACGAACCACCTCGAGTCTGCACGAACATCTCAGGCCTCCTTCTTGACGAGCTTCAGCGCTCCCCACACGACGAGGGTCGCGATGCCAACCGCCAGGGCGACTCGCGGGAGCGTGATTTCCGGAGCGGCCTCATTGGCGCCGGTCCCCTGCGCGCAGCCGCATCCGCCGACGCCGAGGAGCTGGACCGGCACATCGAACGGCCGTGGCTGCCAGGCGAGAGGCTCCGACTGCAGGCGATCGTAGATGGCGCCGTGGTACCGCGTGCCCTGATCCCACGGGCCGCCGTTCCAGGCATGCACGCGTGGACCATATGGAGTCGGAACCCCCATCGGGTAAGAGGCAGGGTCGTAGATCGACACGGTCACACCTTCCTGATCTTCGTGTAGTGCGTGGCATCGAGGCGCCGGCGCTCCTCTTCAGCCTCGGTCTTGGTCTCGAACGGCCCGATCTCTTCGACCTCATCGTCATCCAGATCTTCTTGCGACTCGGCGGTAGCGATGTACCAGCCAGGCCCCGCATCGATCTGGTCGCCCTCATCCTCGTCGGAATCCTCGGGGCGCTTGGTTCCCAGGTAGTAGGCGAGCGCACCAATGGCCACGATGCCAGCTACGGCAATCGCTGCGCCGCCCCAGTTGATCTCGCGTGGCTCGCCCGGTGGTGGAACTGCACCGAGGCCATCCGGGGATGCCGCGCCGAGGCCAGTGAGTTCTGCCATCAGCGACCGGTCTCCGAGTTCGATGCCAGTGCCATGATGACCGTCCCGAACGGGACGAAGCCGACCACCGTGTGGATTGCGCCCCAGCGCTTCGCCTTCTCACGACTCGGCGCGATGGCCTTGCCGACCTGGTAGTTGATCACGCAGGCAGCCGCGCCGAGGCCCAAGAAGAGCGCGAGCGCGACGCCGCTGCTCATCTTGGAGGGAGCCGGATCGGCTCCCATGGCGCGTGCTCCGAGGTGCACCATACCGAGCGACGGCGAGAACATCGCTGCGCCTTCGAGCGCCTCCTCACGTTCGAGGGCTTCGCTGTAGCGCTGTTGCCGGGCCTGCTGCTCGAGGAAGTACTCGGGCGTGATGGGGCGTGAGCTGATGTACATGGTCCCTCACTTCTTGATCAGGTAGGCGATCAGGCCACCGAGCACGAGTCCCGCGACTGCAGCCCCAGCGAACACCTTGATCTTGTCTCCGCGGTCGATCGCCTCCATGGCGCCGACCGGCAGCGCCGGCTCCCTGGGGATCACGCTGGAGTCGAACTCCACCGGGAAAGGCGCCAGCGGGTTGATCGTGCGCGGGAGCTCCCACAGTAGGCGATTGTCGTAGGCTTGGCGCTGAGCCTCGTCGATCGCAACGGCACCACCGGGCACGTACATCACGTGGCCGCCATCGGACGTTGCATCGATCACTTCGCTCGGCGCGTAGAAGCGCTCGCGAGCCAGGTATCCCGGGATGCTCTGACGATCGGCGAATACGCCCGAGTCGGCATGCAGATTGCCATGCGTCCCGAACGGGTCGAACACCCCGTTGCTTTCGACGTCGTCTTCGATCTGCAACGAGTCGAGCTCGTTCGCGTAGTCCTTGATGCCTTCTGCGGCGGGCGTGTTCATGATCTCTCCCAGGCCAGCGATGGGCGCGCCATAAGCAGCGCGGTACACGTCGAGCGACGGATTCAGCTTGCTCGGGCGCACGTCGACCGGTCCGATCTGGCTCGGCGTCGGGAGCTCCCCCGTGAAGGGCGTGCGCGTGTAGATGGGGAACGGAGGACGCACGGGTCAGGCCTTCTTCTTCATCGCCTTGTAGGCGACGGCGCCGACGGCCACGACGGCGAGCAGAATGCCGCCCATCATGATGTAGTTGGTCCCGGTCGCATCTGCCGTCGCCGGCGGAGGCACCGGCAGATCTTCGACCGGCGTCGGAACGTCGGCGGACGGATCCGTGCTGGGCACGTCGATCGGCATGTATTGGATCGGCTTCGGCGGCGTGTAGACCATCGGCCCCTTGTCGGCGATGTCTTTCACGCCGCGAGGGCGCGGGCAGTCGGGCAACATGTCGATGCGACATGGATCGGCGCCCTTGAACGGAGCGAGCGGATCCGCCGTGATCGGCGTGATGAAAGCCCGAATAGCACCGAGGACCCCCACGCCACGGACGGGGTCCGTGTAGGTACTACAGCGCGCGCGAACGGCAGCACGCTGCGCTTCGCTCAGGCACGTCGGGCTTCCCGGCGGCAGTGGCGGTAGTGGCGGCAGCACGATCTGGCCACCGCCGCTGCCTCCTCCTGAAGGCGGCGGCGCACCGCCACCCCCGCTCTTCGTACCTCCGCCCGCCTTCACACCGACGTTGAAGTCGAGCGAGAATCCCACAGGTCGAAACATCGTCAGTGCCTTTCGTCCAGAGACCAGGTCTCGAAGGTTTTTACGCGCGACAGCATCCGGCTCTCTTGCGAGCCAGCGACGGGGTCGCACACGATCCAGTTGTTGCTCTTCGGCTCGAGCACACGAGTGAAGACGTGACTGTAGGAACCGGGGCCCTCGAACCCGACGACTACGAACTCCGCCATGCGACCGACGCACAGCGCGAGCGTGCCGATGAAGCACGCGATGTCGTCGCAGTCTCCCGCCGCCTTCCCGTGCGCGGCCATCTCCTCGATGAGGCGTTCGGGGTCCTTGACGAGCTCGACATGCAGCGGATCGTTGACGTACCGGATGTGCTCGGTCGCGAAGTTCCGGATCGCCAGGATTTCGCCGAGGTAGTCCTTCGGCTGCAGCTCGCGAGTGATGGTCTCCGCGAGTGATCGAACGCGCATCGACTTCTCCCCGCGTCGGCCATGCGCAGCGCGCACCATCGAGCGCAGCGTGTCCGAAGAACCGCTGAAGCCAGACAGCTTGGTCGGTGGATTGGGCGATAGCGAGCGCATGGCGAGACCAGCAAGGTCGCCAGGGTCGCCTCACGGGCAAGCCTAGCGGAACGATCCGCCAGGCTCAACCTGGAGCATGAGCAGCGACTATCGGCTCGATCAGGCCTTCAGCGCCGCCCAGAACTCCTTCATCCATTGGATGCCCGCGTACCGCATGAGCGGGAAGTGCGCTGAGTTCGGGAACGATCGCAGCGTCTCCCGAGCGTCTTCGAGCGAGTACTTCGACAGCTTAGCAGCGAGCTCGGGCACGCTCTGGCGGAACATCGTCGCCACTTCTCGCGCTTCGGCGCCGCTCACGAATCGCTCTTGCAGGAGATTCAAGGACGTCACCACGTCCTCCATGGTGAAGTCGGCAGCAAACCGGTTGACGAGCGGCTGCTCCGAGGTCTGGTGGTCTCCGCTCGGCGGGGACGCCTCTTGATGCTCTTCGGCTCCGGGTGCCGACACGGCCGAGGTGGGCTCTGCTGGTAGGCTCTGCTCCGGCGCGTCGGACCGCTCGGGCAGCGCTGCCTCCGCAGGAGCAGGTTCGGGAGTGCGTGCTTGAGCTTGCGCGAGTGGTCCTTGAGGCGCGATCGATCGAGGAGAAGCGTTTGCGGTCGCGGCCGGTTGCGAAGTCGCGCTACGATCGTACTGCACACCGTTGCGAGCCCACGTCGGACCCGCCGCTCGACGCCGCTGCTGCGGCTGCGGTTGCTGCTGCGCCGCCGGAAGCGCTCGTTGCGGCAGCATGCCAGGTTGCTGCGCGCCCGGTGCCGCCGCAGCCGGCGCCGCAGGCCTCGTTACCAGGGCGGCGAGCTGAGGCAACACCTGAGGAAGCGCCTGGGCGAGACCTTGCCCGGCGGCTGCCACGAACTGTTCTCCCATGGTCTTGGGACCACCGACGTCCTTCGTGTATCCGAGCGCCTCCGCATTCTGCTTCGCCCTCTCCATGACCCGTACCGGGTCGGAGGACTCTTCCGCCTGCGCCCGTACCTCCTCGAGCTTGCGGTTCATGTCCGCGATGCGATCTTCCAATGCAGCAATCCGCGCGTCCTTGAGCGCGAGCTCCGACCTGCTCGTCGCTTCCGTAGTGCGCCGATCGCTGCGCAGCTCCAGCTCGTGCGCCGACTTCAGATCAGCAATGCGCTCTTCGCATCGCCGTTCGATGGACTTGATCTCGCGATCGCAGGCATCGCGCAACTCCATGCGGGTCCGCGCCACCTCCTCGATGTGACGCGCTCGAGCATCGTCGCGCTCCTTGCGCAGATCGTCCTCACGACGACGAGACGCTTCCTCGAGCGCTTGAGAGCGCGCCCGCTCGCCCGCCAGCTCCGACTGATGCTGAGTCGATAGGCGTTCCAGCGTTTCGCGTTGCGTCTCGCGTAGCGCACTGAGCTCCGCCTCGTGGCTACGCCGCGTCTCGGCCATTTGATCCGTGTGCTGCTTGGCAAGCTGCAGCTCCGACTGCTGCTGCCGTTCGAGTGCGCTCTTCATCAGCTCGACGTTGGCGGAGCTTGATGCACCCGCGGCGATGGCCGTCTGCTTGCGCTCCTCATCGAAGAGCCGCTTGGCCTCGGCGAGCTGGACTTCGGCGCGTACGCGCGCTTGCTGCAGCTCTTCGCGTAGCTTCGCCGTCTCCTTCTTCTCGATCTCGAGCAGCGTGTCGTACCGCGTCCTCTCGGTCGTCTCGGCCTGCCGGCGCGCTTCTTCTGCCTTGCGCTCTGCCTCTTTGCGATCTTCGCGTTGCGCGCTCTCACGAGCGAGAGCCGCGTCGACGTTCTGCTTGTGCATCGCTGCGGTGCCGGCGTTGGGCTGCAGGAAGGTGTCGGTCATGTTCATCTGCCTCTCTCCGGACTGCGCCATGGGCGCCATGAGCATCGGCGGTAAGTAACCAGGCAACGTCACCACGAACGGCTTCGTGAGCGCCTTCACGATGATTTCCCCAGTTTCCGGATTCGCCAGCCCCTTCGGGTGCGGACCGTATAGGGTGATCTCGTACTCACCGCCACCGTACTTGCGCGTGAACTCGGGAATACCGATCCGCTGGTACTCCGTAGCGAGCTCGCCCGCGATCTGAACTCCCTGCCAGACCTTCGGCTTCGTGCGCACGACACGCAGGTAGTGCTGGCCATCGCCGACGTTCCAGCGCGCGTAGATGTCCTCGAACGTGCGAGGATCCTTCTCGCGTTCCTGCCCGATGTAGTCGGCCCCATCGCTGTCGGTCTCGATAGCCCCGATCGTTGGATGCTGGCGTCGCGATGGATCAGGATCTTCCGGAGGGATGATCGACCCGGCCGTGTACACGAAGTCCTCGGCCGGCAGCTCCTCAGGTGGCACGATCGGACGTCCTTGAGCTGCGCGTTGCTGCACCTTCGGATGCAGCCCTCGCTTGCCGTTCTTGGTGGCAGGTGGAACCTGGATGACGTCTTCGTCATCCGTATCCTCGCTCCGGACTTCAGCGGCGCCAGCGCTGCGCGAACCAGCCGCGCCGACCTTCTGCCATTCGGGCACCCCCTCCGCGCGCATCTGTTCGCGATCTTCTTCTGGGATGCTCTTCCACCAGAAGAAGTCGACGCCGAGCTCCGTGGCTTCGGCCTTCATCTTCTTTCCCCAGCGAGCCTTGATGAGGCCGCGTTCCTTGTCGCTGGCGCCTCGCCACACGTCGAGATCGACGCCGAACGTGAACGTCGTTTCGAGTGCGTCTTCGCCCGGCGTGTTCTCGACGGCCGTGTCCATCACGCCTGCGCCTGCTCGTCGCCGCCTTCGTCCTCGTCGGGCTCCCAGTCGGACACGCTCAGCGTCCAGTCCATCTGCTGCGTGATGAGGTCCACGAGGCCCTTGAAGCGCGCTTGCGCGTCGCTGTTCGCGACGACGGGGATCATCTCGCCGATCACCTTACGGCATTCGCGCAAGAGCGCGTAGTTGCGTTCGGCGTCGGCGTCGCTCAAGCGACTCTCTTCTTGCGACACCGTCTCGTACGCCTCGGCGCTGAGGCCGACGTGGTCCTTCACGAGAGCCATGACGGACACCAGCTCTTCGAAGACCATCGCGAGCGCGTCGTTCTTCAGCTTGCGGTACTCGCGCGAGAGGACCGTGAGACGCTCGAGCGTACTTTCGGCCTCGTTGTAGAGGCTCGCGTAGTCGTCACTGAGGGTCGTCTCGTCTCCCTCGTCGAGGGCCTCGTCGTTCGTGTTCATCGGTTCGTTGTTCATCGCTCACCTTCTTCCTCTTCTTGAACCTGATCGCCCGTGGCCTGCTCGAAGATGCCGGCGAACATCGGCAAGTGGACGCGGCTGCGTCCGGCGGCCACCTTCTCGGTATCGAACTTGTCGAGCAGCTCCTCAGATCGTCGGTCACGAGGCTCGCGTAGTTCACAAGCCCACATGGCCGTGTCCGTGAGCATCATGAAGTCGCCGCGTTCCGAGTCTCCGGAAGCGGCTACGCCGATGCGCGCCGTGCAGAGCCGCACTAGCAGCCGGGCCTCCGGATTCTCCGAGAGCTGCGTGAGCTGCCGTCGGTAGAAGCGGCAGACCGGACGCCCCGTCGTCGTGTCGGGCATGCAGACGAGGTTCTCCGGCGAGAGCGGCACGATGTCGCTGGTAGGCTGCATCGGCGACAATCCCGGCAACCCATCCGACTGCTCCGTTACTGGAATCGGCCCGAACCGCACCGACTCATGCAATCCATCGAAGGGCTTCCAGCCATCACTCGCGTCAGCCATGCGTCTCCTGTAACCACGATCTGGTGGGCGTGAGCCCTAAGCGGCTGTCCATCGCCAGCAGACTACTCTTTCGCTGCCGTTCGGAGCACTTCCAGCATGCTGGCGCCTCCTGGCGCGGGCTTGAACTCGCTCGTGCGCAGCGTGCCGAGAATCTTCTCGGCATCTGCTTCTGCGCGCATCTGGACCTCGCGAAAGTCCTCGAGAACCCGCGCCAGATCAGGTGACGGAGGCGCGACAGGTAGCCCCAACCGACGTCGAAACGCGGCGTTCTGGCCGTAGAGCTCTCCCATCGCAGAAACCAGCATCGCCTGCGCTCCACCCGCGCCGCGAGTCACGTCGATGAGGCTACGCCATGCCTGGTCGCGTTCTTGCATGAGCGACTGCTGCGTGGCTTGCATGCCGTCGTACTTCAGCTTCATGTCGCTGAGTTGCAGCGTCAGCAGCCTGTGGGCGTTGAGAAGCTGATCGCTCTGCTCGATCGCTTCGCGAACAGGCCTCTCCGCGTCGAGCTCTCGTGCAGCGAGATCTCGACGCCGCCGCGACAGCATCAACAACGCCGCCGCCATCCCGATCGCGAAGGCGGCCGTGCAGGCCGCAATGAAGCGGAGGTCCATCCTGCGCCCAGGCTACGCGTCCCCCGACGCGAGTGCAAGCGTCCGAGCCGTCATCGCTAGAACCCCGTCTGGAACCCGTCCGACACGCCATCCGCCGTCTGCGCGAGCCTGCGCTCCTGCGCCGAGCTGTACTGCAGCGCCGTGTCGTCGAAGAAGCGCTGCGTCGGCCCATCGAATCGACAGCGCTCCACGCCTACGCTACCGCCCGCTCGGACCTTGAGCACGCCCAGCTCGGCAATGTGGTCGCGGTCGGGGTCACGGTAGTCGCGTTGCTTTGCTTCGTCCTCACGGTACACCGAGATCACGCCGAATGCGTCCTGCTCGATCGCTCCAGAACCTCGCAGATCCGACAGCTTCGGACGGGAAGTGTCGCCATCTCGATTGAACTGCGAGATCGCGACCAGCACGATCCTGTGCTTCTTTGCGAACGCTACGCACTCCGCCGTGGTCCGGCCAATGGCCGTAGTCTCCGTTTCACCTAGGCGCTGGTCATGGTTCATGATCTGTAGATAGTCGACAATGAGCATTCCTACACGTTCCGTGTTGTAGTCACGAAGCAGTTGGCGTGCTCCGCGCCGGAATGAGCTCGCTACCTGTGCCATCGTCATCTTGGGCCGATCATCGATCGTAATGGGCAGCTTCTTGAATCCACCGATCGCCTTCAGCACTCGATCGAGCACGCGATCGTCGATCTTGGCTCCGTTGTTTTCCATACTAAGCATGTGATCCATGTTCACGCGTGCGACCTGCGAAATGAATCGCCGAGCGACTTGCTCGCGGTACATCTCGAGCGAGCAGAAGTGCACACCGATGCCCTGCTGCGCGATGTGCGTCGCGATTCCCATCACCACGCTCGTCTTCCCCATCCCGGGTCGCCCAGCCACTACCCAGAAGGTTCCGGGGCGTAAGCCACCGCCAAGACGGCGGTCCAAGCCCTGGAGTCCAGTGCTGATCGGCGCGCCGAGCGCGAGGAGCTCGCGCATCTGCTCGTCGCCTTGGTTCGCCAAAATCTCATCACTGACCATTTGGCCAAGATCGGCAGCGGTACTGATGGTGTTCGCTTGTCGATTCTCACCAACAGCTTCGAACACGCGCGCTTCAACGCTCTGCGCCCATTCATCGACATCACTCGCGTCGGGGTCCAACGCTTCGATGGCCACCGAGATCGCCAGGCGTCGCACTCGTCGCCGCTTTGCATGACGCGCGACGGTCAGTGCGTGCTGTTCGAAGTGCGCCGTCGCGGGGACCATGTCCGTGATCTGGATGAGATAGGGCGTACCGCCTACCTGACTCAACCGATCAACGCTCCGTAGATACCCAGCGATGGACACGGCATCAATCAGATCGCCGCGCGCATCGAGAGCCAACGCAGCCGCGTAGATCTGACGGTTTGCATCGCTATAGAAATCCTCCGACGTCACAATGTCGCGCACACGGTCGAGCGCCTCAGCGTTCAGCATGACCATGGACAGCACGACACCCTCAGCGTCGAGGTCATGGGGCTCGATCGCTGCCATGGGCGCCGCTACGGAGCTCACGAGATCACCTTCGAGCCTGCAAGAGCTAGCAGCGCATCAGCCACGGGCGTCTTGCTGGCGGCCCACACGCTCGCTGCTGCGTTGGGTGCCATCTCCGAGGTCATACCCAGCGCGGTCATCCCCGCCTCGATGTCCCGTTGGCGCGCGAGCTCGAAGGCCGTCTGGTTCTCCGCCGTTCGCGCGGCCTGTGACGTCTCATCGAGAACCAGCGGAGCCGCCTTCGGCGGCCGCGTCGCAATGTTGCTGAAGGTCGACGTGATGGCCTTGGCCAGCCGCTGCCGCCATCGCACCAATGGGAACCGTAGCGCCGGGTCGGCGACCCACCGGCCCACCAGGTCGCCGGTCAGCACGGCGACCTGGTATCGCGTGATTCCAATGTTCATCGTCAGGGTCGCCAACTGGCCCTCGGTGAGCTGAAGATCCGGCGGGCAGAGAATCGCCGTTGGTTCCGATTGGACGCCTCGGGCTGGGTCTGGACCCGCCTCGCCCGCGCGCGCGCCTGCCCGCGTCTGATCTGGTTCTGGGATCTGATCTGATCCGGATCTCGGATCTCGGATCTCGGATCTCGGATCAGAGGATCCGGGAAATGCTTCGTTTTCGACAGCTTTCCGGTCCGGTTTCCGTTGACCATTCCCCGCTTCCTCCACCACGGAACGATCCGTGGAAGTGGTCTGGAGCGCCCGTGGTTTCCGCTCGGCTTCCGCCGGTGGTCCGTTTGTATTCCGCTGCGGAAAGAGCGCGGAAGTGACCGTAGTTGCTTGGTTTGCCCTGCTGCGTTTGCGCTCACGATCAGCGGCGCGACGCGCCTCCTTCTCCTCCTTCGTCTCGTTCCAGACGGTGAACTCGTGGACGACGTATCCGCCGTCAACACGAATCCACAGCTTCACATCAACGAGACGCTGCGCGAGACGCTTCGGATTCTTCGCCGGGTAGAGGATCGGAAGCGCGAAGTCCGGGATGAAACCATCCCGGGCCTCCTGGCGGTTACAGTACAGCAATCCGCAGACCCAGAACCAGGCGGCCTCGGCGCCGGCCTTGAGCAACTTCGGATGCTCGTTCGCCCGGTCGTCGATGCGAGCCCAGCTCACCTTGCCTCGCGCTCCGGTTGAACCTGAGCGGGAGGAAGCGATGGAGACGGCCCATAGGGCACGCCATGGCGTTGGCCGAACTCGCGAATCGCGGCTCGAACGAGCTGGCCCGGGTCGAAGCCCGTTTCCAGCGTGAGGCGTTCGACGTGAGTCTTCTCCTCCTCGGAGAGGCGGACCGAAAGGCGATGGTTGCGTTGGATGAACCTCATGCTCCGCTAGCATGGTCACAGCAGCCGCCGAGAGTCAAGGGCGCCACACGTGGCGCTGGTTGGCGTCAAGTGGCGCCGCGCGGCGCCGTGCTAGTCCTCGCCCGGTTCGCGGTGACGCACGGCGACACTGCTCTCCTGAGCAGGCTGAGCGGCTACGGGAGGCTCATCGACCGGGCGCCGGCGGCGCTCGTTGCGAAGCGCCGCCGCATCAAGCGCGCTGGTCGGGGCGACGTACCCCTCGAAGAAGTCGAAAGCCGAATCGCGCGCGGCGTGGAGTTCCGCTCGGACACCAGCGTGGCGCGTCTCGATCTGCTGAACCACGGCGTACGGATCTTCCTGCGCGTCATCGTTGATCTCGAGCTCGGACTTGAACTGGAGCGTCTTGCAGAACCGGATCAGCACGGTCTTGCGCCACATCTCTGCTTCGTAGGTGCTCCAAATCGTGTCGTACTGCGACGTGGCTCGTGCTTTGGCGATGTCCGTCGAGTCGATCACGATGAATCGACGGTAGTCGCCTTTCCACACGCCGACGGCGTAGGCATGGGTGATCTCTCGGCTCTCATCGAGAGACGGCACATGCTGCAGGTCCGGACGTAGTCCGAGATTGAAGCGGAAGTCGTCTCCCTTGCGCACGACGAAGGCGTAGATGTCGACCAGATCGTCGTCACCTTGCAGCGCCAGCTTCCTGGCTCCCATGTAGCCGATCTGGAACTCGCATCGCTTTCGCCCATCACGGAGCTTCTTGTCTTTGCGAGGGATCAGCCATGCCTCGCGCGACTGCGTATCGAGCGATAGGCCGAGCTCTGCGCATCGCATGAGCGCGCCTAGGATCGTGAGCGGCTCGCACTCGATCAGTTCAGGCGTCCGCGTCACGCTGAAGAGGAAGGAGGCGAAGATCTTGTTGACGTTCGCGCCTCGCGGCATGAGCTGACAGATCATCGGCTGGTGCTGAAGGATGTAGCGCTTCAGCCGTTCGGCAGGCTTCTCGTCGCGGGAGTTCTGATCGTGTGGGCGCTTGTTCATGCGGTCACCTTCTAGGTTTCGGGATTTTCTTCGTGTGCTGCAGCACGCGGCTGCGCGTAGCAGGAACCGAGTAAGCAGCGCGTTCGCGCTCGATGAAGGAGTACGCGCCGTTACCTTCGCCAGGGAGAAGACCGTAGCTGGCCGTACCGATCGCTGCCTGAAGCTTGCGCCGGTAGAGCTCCTTCTCTTCCTTGAAAGCGCGCTCCTGCTCCGCAGCCAGAAGCGCTTTCGCATGCCACTCCAATGCGACCATCGGTAGATCGATCATTGCGCCGCTGGCGCGTATGTGAGCCAACGTAGTGCTGGTCGACTCGCTGTCGTCCATTGCTGGCGGTTGACGAAGAATGCAGCGTTGAACGAAGTCCTGGACGCGCTCTGCTAGCACATGCTGGAAGTGCTCGTTCCTAGTGTACCGGTGGCAGTAGTAGTGCTGGCCCGCGATGAGCGCGACGCACCAGCCGAAAGCTGCCCCGGTCACCAGCATCTGGTGCTGCAGTTGCGCTTGGCACCGCGGCGGAGCATCCGTCTTCCATGCGTCGTGTTGGCTCTCACCACCCGTCTTGAGCTCGAGGACGCCAAGCGCACCCTGCTCATCGAGCACGAGTCCATCGGGCGTCGCCAGCAGGTGGAGATGTTGGCGGTGGCGCAACAGCCATCCGCACCGCATGACCCGCAGCGTCGGGTTCTTCTCGGCGAACGCTTCCAGAAGCGGGGACTCCAGACGGCGTCCCCATTCCAAGAAGTCGTTGTCGACTTGTGGCGATTGCTCCGTCGTATGTTTCTGGTACAGCGAGAACTCGGACTCGTACTCATTGAGCCCCATGAGCGTGGCCGCTTCGCTGGCGCCAACGCCGGCACCACGCGCCTGCAGCCAGGCGGTGCGGTCATCGCTCGAGATCATCCAGTCGCAAGGCATGCGATCGATCAGGCCCATGAACATGGCCGGTGGCGTACGCGGCTCGCGCAGCACGGCGGGAACGGTGAAGGGCTGGTGCATGAATCCCTGAGCGCTAGGTAGTGGCGTCAAGCAGGAGCGGATGCAAACCGAGCCAGGACAGAAAACGTCTCGGTTGATTGCGCGGTGCTAGCATGCTAGCACCGCGCGGATGAGCCAGATGCAGGCGCTGGCCGTACGGCCTCGAGCACACCAGGCGGATGTTCCCTGGGCGCCGCTACCACGCGAGCCATCCGTGCGCGCCGCGACCAGCGCCATCTGGCGCTCGGGGTTGATTCACCGGCGCCTCCTCATCGCGCGGTTCGGGACCCACGGAGGCTTCTCCGTGGACGACTTCGAGTTCAGCAAGATGGAGAACGAGACGTGGCCGAGGATGCGCATCGGCAACTTCGGGTTCTTGGGGAGCGCTGCCTCGTTGCTATGCTGGTCGCTGTCATGCCAGAGTCATGGTGATCATGAAGGCAACGCGTCTGCCGCTGCGATGCTTGCCGAGCTGGGGTGTTCGTTCGGGGTGATGCGCCATGTGGTAGCGGAGTGGCGTGACGAATCGGGCGAAGCATATCGAGCACAATCGGCGCACTGTGAGCGGTACTACGGAAAGGGGCGACGCTTGGTCCGCTTTTCGGAGCCCTGTTTCGATCGACTGCCCCAGGTTGACGAGGTCCGCCTTATGCAGCGAGAGTGGCGATCGGCGCAAGAGCACGCGCTTGCGATGCTTGTCGAGAACGTAGCACCGAACGTTCGTCGCGCGCTTGGACTGACCAGAGGCAGCGGTCCACCGTCTTCAGCGCTGGGCGTCTCCCCTGAGGTGGAAGCCAAGCAGACCGGCGCGGTGGCAGCGCTGCTGTACGGGATGCTGACGACGGAGGATGTGCTCGGATTCGCTGGAGTCGAGTCGGCTCAGGTGGTGAACGAGCTATACCGGCGCTGCGTCGCGGACGTGGAGCAGCCGGACCGCGGTCGGTTCGTGGCGAACGCGATGGACTATGCGCTCGCGGCGCGTGGCGTCGAGCCCGAGGTGTTCAACGAGCGGTTGGCCTGCCTGCAGCCGTAGAGGTACAACGGGCACATGGCCGACCCTGTCGATGTTGTCGTCAGCGCTTTCGCTACGCCACCGGAGTCGCGCTACCGCACGGTGGCGCAAGACCCGGCGTTTTTTCGTGCCGCTCCGGTGATTGTTGATGTGCCGTTCGCGCAAGAACCGGGCGAGTGGAACGCCTCGAGTGGCTTCAACCGTTCGGCCGATCAGCTCCAGCAGCAGGGAGGCGGCAAGAGCATCCTGCGGCCGCTGCTGCGCCGCGTACGTGGCGCAACGATTCGGTCCGTGACCCTGATCGGGTTCAGCGCGGGCAACCAGTTCCTGAAGCGCGTGCTGTCGCTACCGGAAGACGTGGCCATCCTCGACACCGTGATCTCGCTGGACGGGATGGTCTTCAACAACGACTGGCAGGGCAACATCATCCCGAGCGATGCTCGCCCCTGGATGGAGTTCGCTCGCCTAGCAGCGAGCGACAAGCGGATGATGGTGGTTGCCAGCACGGATATCCCGGCGCCATCGAAGCAGATCACGAGCACCACGGGTGCGCTCAGCTACGTGGCACGTGAGCTCCAAGGGCCCGGGATGAGGCCGCCGCACTATCCGCCGGATGTGCCGCGCATCAACGATGCGCTCACGGCTGGTCCGCCGCCGCCGGCTGTGGAGATGGTGGGCTACCGTCCCAACGCATCCGGCGGCCGCGATGCGATCACCCGCCGGTGGGAGACCATGCCGCTTCCCACGATCGCGGCGTTCGGCAACTTCTGGGGGCTGTTCTATGGCGGCTCGAACGAAGCCGACCACATCTTCATCGCGCGCTACGCGCAGCGCGCCATCTGGCGAACGTTCCTCGCGCCACGACGTAACGCCGGTCAACAGTGCGCCATCCAGCCGCTCTCCGGACTCGGAGCCGATGGTACGTGCGAGCGCGCGGTCAACCTGCTGCCACGCGGAGCCATCGAAACCGAGTCGGTATGGCCGGTGCGGGCCCTCGCCGCCGGCGGTCTCATTGCTGGGATCGCGCTCGGTACGACGATCATGAGCCGCTGAGGCGGGCTTCAGGGAGAGAGCAACATGGAAGCACGGGTCGTGTTCTGGATCGTGGTATGCGCGGTGGTCGCAATCGGCATCGCGGTGTGGCGTTACCTGCAGGAGCGTCTGCCGCAAGTTCGACGTGAAGAGCTCGAGCGTGCCGAACAGGCGCAGATGGAGCAACAGCAGCTCGCGGAAGAGGTAGCACGAGGCAAGCGGCTCCCCGATGGCAGTCTGGCGTGCATGATCTGCAACACGGCGCGCGCCACGCATGTGCCGCCTATCATCGGCGTGAGCTTCTTCGAGCGACTCAATCCGCTGCGCGAGCTCTACGGGACTGGCCGCATGTATCGGCGACAGCAAGGAGACGCCTTCCAGGAGCCGACGCTGTGCGAAGCACATCATGACCTGTACGCGTCGGTGCTGGATTCGGAACTGGCCAGCCTGCGCAACGCCTGCGCGGCGTTCGGTTCCGAGATCGACCGGCGCATCGCTGGTCTGCGCGGCGGCATGGTGATGGCAGAGACGCAGCGAGAGTACCAGGCCAGCATGAAACAGCAGCCGGCATCGGCTATCCGCGCGTCGTTCGCATCGCTGTTGCCGCCAGCTCCGGTTCCCACGACGCAACCGAGCGCCACGCCGGCGATCTCCGACGCCGACTTCGTGGTAGTCTCTGCAGCAACCACGAACGGCAAGCCGCCGTCGGACGAGGTGACCAACTGATGAAGAACGACACCGATACCGAGAGCGAGACCAAGGAGGCTCAGTGGCTGGGCGGCGTGCGCCGCCTGGCGAGCTCGAGCAAGGCGATCGTCGTTGCGGTAGCCGTAGCTGGTGTGATCCTGATGAACGTCACGGGTCGCATCGACGGCAAGAACGCGCTCGACTTCATCATGTGGATCGTCGCCGCGTTCATCGGCGCGACGGCGCTCGAGGATGCTGCGGAGAAACGCGCGGGGGGAGCGCCGGCCCGGCCCGTGCCGGTCGAGAAGTTGATCGACTTCGTGACCCGGACGATGTCGATCATCCAAGGCGCGCGTCCGGCGACCAAGGAACCTGCTACTCCACCAGGACCGAGCGCGGTGTGGCCGCAGGATGTGGATCCTCTACCGGATCCCGACGCATCGAAACCGCCGAAGACGTGAAGCTCGCGCTCATCGTCGCTGCGCTGCAACTGGTAAACCCCGATCTCTCGCCCTCGACGACGAGGGCATGGGCCACCGAGGTTCACCGCGTTGCCCGCGCGCGCAACATCCATCCGCATCTGATGCTAGCCGTGATCTGGAACGAATCGCGTGGCATCGCCAGCGCGCGCAACGGCGACTGTATCGGACTCGGGCAGGTGTGCTCGCAGGACGCTGAGCGCCAGGCAGAGCTCCTCAACCCGCTCATGAACATCCGCGCGATCGGTAAGCACCTGGCCGACTGGCGACGCTTCTGCATGAAAAAGCATGGCGTACGAGGCCGCGGCGAAGAGCGATGGTTGCAGGGCTATCAGGGCTATGGTCCGAGCTGCGGCGTCGGCCGGACCGGTAAGCTGAAGCCTTTGCCCTGGCTCACCAGGCGCGTGCTCGCGTGCAAGAACCTGCTGCAACGTGGCCGTTCCTGCTCGTCGCTTGTGCCACCCCGGTCGCGCTCGTAGGATTCCGCCATGCCCTTCGATGGAGGCGCGATGGATTCCATGTTCGCCGAGAACGACCAGGATCAAGGAATCCCGGTCGCGAACAACACGCAACGACAACCGCCGTTCAGCCCGCCTGTGCAAGCCCAGGCGGGGTTCACGCAAGGTGCCAGCGCGCGGCCTCCCATGGCGACGTCAGCCTTCGAGGACTATGGCGAGCCGTTCGGAGCATCACCGGACGGCCTCGGTGATGACGTGGTGGATGACGATGCATCGCTCCGCGCCGGCGTCACGGCGATCGGCGTGGTAGCCGCCGGCGCCCTCGGCTTCTTCTTCGGAGGACTGGCCGGTGGCGCGGCGGGCGTGCTCGGCGCGGGAGCCGTATCAAACGTCGTGGCCGCTCAACGCGACTGGTCGGCGGAAGACGAACGCTCGCGGCGACTGGCACGTGGTCGGCTCGTCGTAGCAGTGATCGGCCTCGGTCTCGGCGGTGCGGCCGGCGCCTACGCCTACAAGCATCGGAGCAAGTGAGACGATGATCGACGAGCCGCAAGTCAGCATGATGAAGCTGCTGCGTCCGTTCGCGGACTTCGAAGCGACGTTCGCAGGGCAGCCGCAGGTGAGCCAGGTCGCGTTCTTCGAGGAAGATCAGCCACCGGTCGACCCTCGCTCGCAGGTGTCGGGAGCGTACTCGACTTCACTCATCAGCGGTGTGGCCGTGCCGCCAGGCGCGCGCCTGACGCTGGCGTTTCCGGTGCTGGTATCCGCACCGACCGAGGTGCCGCCCACGGTGCAGACGTACAACTACACGCTCATCTGGCGCCAGCGTCCGCAAGACGAGCGCGTCATCGCGAAGCTCGGTTCTTACGCAAACGAGGTTCCGCAGCACATCCGCAACTACACCTCGCGAAACGGCAACGTGGTGCTGCCCGCCGGACAGCACACGACGGTCTCCATCGAAGGGACCGCCAACGAGGTAACGGAACTGCTGTCGCGCACGCGGATCAGCGTAGGACCCGAAGCGCTGCCGGATGCCCAGACCCTGGTGCCAGGCGGCGGCAGCGCTCTGATTCAGCAGGGGATCTATCCGGGATTCTACGAACCGCCCACCTACTGCTTCTACAGCACGGTGGCGCTCGGGGATGAACTGATCATCCTCGCGCAGCGCGCCGGCCTCATCGATCCCACCACCGAGGTCTGGAACTTCCAGAATGAAGACGCCCCGTTCTCGCGCTTCTACGGATTCGGCGCGGTCCCCGGGCGCTTCGAAGCGGGTCAAGGCATCTATCTGTGGACCGGGCGGCAAGGCCCGGACACGACCTACCGGTTCACCGGCATCAGTTGAGGAGACGCAATGTTCGCAAACGGCAAGATCGACGAGTGGGACGCGAGCAGCGACGACGAGTTCGCGGCGCAGCTGGCTGCACAAAACGGCGGCATCTACCAGGGCGCTGCCCTGCAGGAGTACGAGAGCGTCGGAAAGAAGATCGCGGCGGATCGGAGCGGCATCGCGCATCGCGGCATGTGCCGTGCGTGCGGGACGCCCATCGAGCTCATCATCGAGTGGCATGAGTTCATCATCATCGGAGCCAACCGCGATGGGATGCCGCCCCTCATCCCCAACGACTGGGCGTTCAGTCCCGTGAACCGAACGCTCTGCATCGCCAGCGGGTGTGGGTGCGGAGACGAGAAGAACCGTGGGCTTACCCTGCACGTGACTCCAGAAGAGGCGCGACAGGAGGTCCAAGGCGCGCTCGCTCGCGGCGATCTGTCGCAACAGCGAATGGCGCAGGTGATGCAGCAGATTGCGGCGCGTCGCGGCCAATGAACGCAGGCTCGCGCACGTGTTCAACCACCATCACCCCGGTGGATGACGATGAAGCCTTCCTCATCACGGACGCGTACTTCATTGCCGTGCGCGAGCGTTTCGAGGAGAAGGAGCATGAACTCTTCGGTGCAGGCAAGACGGCTCGGGTTCGGCTCGAGGTCGAGTCGAGTTGGCATGGAATGCCACGCGCGTTCGCTGGGTGCAGCGAGACGGGACAGCTCATCGTCGTTGCGCCCGAGATCGTCGAGCTGCCTCCAGCGACGGTAGCCGGCATCCTTGCGCACGAGTTCGGGCATGCTCTCGACTTCCTGTATCCCGGAGTGTTTCTGCTGAACGACGACCGGGAACTTGCCGGTGGCGCCATGCCGACGGCTGACGACAAGCCATCCGCGCGCGAGCGCACCGCGCGGATGAGGCGCTGGTCGTCGCGCACGTCGGACGAGGTGGAGTTCACCGCCGACGCCGTGGCGCGCGCTGTCATGGGTCAACACATCGGCTACACCGGACCATGCTTGCTGCAGACGCTGAAGCGCGGCGTGCGGCGACCGGCGGGTCTATAATGAGCGCGCCCCACTTTGTTGGTGCGCACCTCACGATGCTGCCCGTGGGCATCGTGATCAACCCGAAGCTACGCATGCCGTTCTTGGTGGCGCAGCTGGTGACCGAAGACACCGACTATCGATCACGGCAGCCCCAGAACTACCAGGTCGACCTGTTGAGCCTCGTTGATGGCATCAACGAGGCGCGCCTCGTGCGCGAGGGCAATGGCTCGTTCGACATCGGTCAGCTCGACGAGTCGGAGCTGTACCAGCTTCCCGCACGCATCACCGGATGCCCTCGCGTGCACACGCCGGGCGGCGTACGCACGAAGCAGGTCGGCAACGGTACGGCATTGTATGCCGGACTCTGCATTGCGGCGCATCTTGCTAGCCTCGAGGAGGCGTTCCTCTACCACCTGGACGAGCGGGAGCCCTGCATCGTAGGCGGCTACATCGCCTCCGCCGAGGCTCAGCACTGGTGGCAGTCGGCGGCCCGTAGCGGACTCGCTACGTGGGAGCATGCCGATGATGAGGATGAACAGTATGACGTAGATATGCGTGCCGGCAAGCATACCCGCGAGGGCATCGAAGCCGACATCGCCGAGGATTATCCATACTCCGGAAGCGGCCGTGATGAGATCGACGTACACCTGCGACAGGTCAACGCTCTCAACGTCGACTACGAAGTCACGCGTAGCTTCCAGTATGGCAGGTTGAACTTCGACATGCTCACGGAGCGCGGCCTGGTGGGCTTCGCTTCCACCGAGCGGGTACTCCTGAAAGGCTGGAACATGTCGCTTGCCGGGCCGACGAGTTCCGAGCCGTTCAGCGGCGACGTGCACATCAAGGCGCTACTCGCATGCGATGTGAGAATGTGCTCGAGCGCCATGCAGGCCTTGATCCATGGCCTTCTGCTCGAGGCGGATGCTACCGACGAGGCGCAGCGGTGGAAGGTGAGGTGCGACGAGCGCGCCGATCCGCTTCCGCTCGAGCCCACCTCGGAGGCGCTCAAGCCTAACTATCGACGCAATCGCGGTCGTGGCGCAGCAAAGCTCGAGGACGCGCTCGAACAGGCGCAGGCGGCGCGTGATGAGCTCGGATGGGGAAGGCTGAGCGACGAGTTGACCGACTTCTGAAACGGCGAGGGGCGGATGACGTACGAGTACGAGTGCACCGCATGCAAGCATGCCTGGGAGATCGAGCAGAAAATCACCGAACCGGCGCTCACCGAGTGTCCGAAGTGCCAACAGTCGACGGCGCGCCGGCTCATCAGTAGCAGCGGAGCGTTCACGCTGACCGGTGATGGTTGGTTCAAGACGGGTGGATACTGATGGCGGCCGTCGCTCACCAGCTGGCCAGGAGATTGCCGGATCGGTAGAATCCCAGCATGCCGATGCCGCCGACCGAACACGAGTTCCGCGCCGCCAACTACGCGCTCGAGAAGAGCCTGCTCGATGCGCTCGAGGGCTGGGACGGAGGCATGGGAGACCCGGTTCGTCAACTGCGCGATCGCGGATACGACGACTATGTGAGCCTCGGCATGATCTTCGAGGCGCTTCATCACTTCGACGCACAGCTCGATTCCGCCAAGGCACGGATGAGCGAGGAGGAGAAGCTTGAGGCCGCCAACACCATCTCGGACCTCATCGTCATCCTCCAGAATCCCGAGACGGAGCGCGTGCGGAGCGACGGCGAGGTCTCCGGGGCTCAGCTAGATGGGGTACATCGCGACAGCTACGAAGAGTACGTGGGCTGGCTGCGCAGCTTCAGGCCGAACGCGCCGCCACCGGTCCCGCCACGGCGCGGCAAGTCCGACACCATGCGGCGCATTGCCCGCATGATGGCGAAAGGCGCCGCGGGAGCCGCGTCGGGCGCCGTCGTGGGCGGCTACCATGCGGGGCGCCGTGCCTATGCCGAGGAGTTCGATCCCGAGACGAGCTCGCGCGACTTCGGCACGAAAGAGCATCACTTCGCGATCAATCGTCGTCGCCTCACTCGCAACATGAGCAGCATCGACCGCTCGCCCGAGTCGGTGCAGGCCTACCTCGGGGTGACGAAGCGTGACGCGTTGGAAGTCTTCGAGCTGATGGAGGCGGCCGATGCGGCGGACCCGAGCGACGTCGACCGGGTGCTCGCGCGCATCGATCGAGTGATGGAGGCATACGGCGTGGAGTCGCTGGAGGGCCCGTCATGGCGGCGCGGACCGTACGGCAACATCGTCGCGCTCTACGTCAACACCGGCGACCCCTGGACGCCGACGGTGATCTACGACACGACCGAGAACGAGTTCCAGCTGACCACGGTGGGCGACTGGGTCGAAGATTACGAGCGCAAGAGCGGTCCGCTCCCCTGACTCCGTCAGCGGAACCAGCGCGTCGTCAGCCGGTTCAGAGCGGCTTGCCGCGCCGCGCAGGGCGCGCACTGCTCGATGCCGAAGGCGTTGGTGATCTTCTTCACCACATCGCCAGCCCCGGTGGTGCCCGGGGGATTGGCGCAGAAGGCAGCGAACTGGTGCAGCTGAGCCGCACCCTGGCCGTGCCCTGCGCGGCCCCAGCGCATGTCGTAGGCTTCCCAGGACCCATCAGCGCCAACTGCATAGCGCACCCAGGGCACCTGCGGATGTTGATGCGGGTAACCTTCCATGGCGACAAGCCTGGAGCGATGGTACCGTCGAGCGCAAGGGTCCGCCATGAAGATGACCGTCGCGCTCCTCGCCCTGGCCGGCGCCGGGTCCTTGTTTCGAGGGCTCTACCGTGCGCGCCGCGCTGTCGTCGGCATCGGCAAGGTGCAGCGCTGTTCTGGCAAGAGCCAGTATGGCGTGTGCGACGTTACCGACGTGATTGCCGCGCCGAGTGGCACGAAGGTCTTCGCAGTCGCGCCCGGCAAGATCGCCGCCGTCGGTGGTCATTTCGTCCACCTTGTCGCCGACAACGAGCCCATCATCGTGATGTATGAGGGCGTTCAGCCCTCGGTCGCCGAAGGCGATGAAGTCGGTATCGGCGAGCAGATCGGCGTATCGACGGGGCCGGTGAGCTTCGGCGTGACGCAGATGATCCCCGCGCAGGCTGTCGGCAACTACGCGCTGCGTCCGGTCGTTCCGAGCGCATGGCTTGCAGCACGAGGCATGCGGCACGCTGACGTACAGATGGGCGGCCAGCAGCTCTGGTGCGAGGGGGGCCGCCGCCAGGTTGCTCCGCCAGCGACGGTGCAGTGCGAGTTCGCTGCACCCGAACTGCCATCCTTCGCGCTGCTACCGGTACAGATCGACCTCACGGCGCGATGAAGCCCAGCGACCTTCCCGACCCCGAGACCGTGAAGATCGGGCTCCTGTTGTCGGGCGCAGCCCTCACGCTCGCGATCGTCGGCAACGCGATCGGCAAGAGCCTCGGCGAGGATACCTGGACCGTGGACTACGGGCCCGAGACGCCATCGGTCGCTCGCTCGATCGGTTTCGGCGGGGCAACCACCGTAGGGCTGCTCCTCGTCGGCGACATGGTGAGGAAGGCGATCGATGAGTACGGCGCCAAGCAGGTCGGCTACTATGCCGCCGGCCTGACCGGCATCGGGCTAGTCGGCGTAGTGGTTCGCAAGCTTCGGGATGCATGACGTGCGCGCCGTAGCTCGCGCCGCGGAGATCTCATCATGAGCAACGGCATCGAACTGATCGTGTCGCTGGAAAAGTTGAGCATCGAGGACCGCGAACGGCGCCTGCTCGACTTCGTCAAGAAGGGCTACGTGACGCAACAGCCCTACATGATCGTGCGCAGCGAGATCCCAGGAATGGATGGATGGATGGAGTTCCAGACGTGGTCGGACTCCCTCATGATCGGCAGCACGGATCCCGTACGAATCTCCGCCTCGGCAGAGCTATGCCAGCGCATCGCGGATGATCTCGACATGGTGATGCCGACGTCGCGCATCTACGATCTCATCTGGCGGCAGGGCCATCAGCTCGAGCCAGCGCTTCAGCCCGCTGACTCGCGAGCCCGACTCCAGAGCGGGCTGTCGCCGAGCATGAGCGACATCCAGGCGACGTATCGCTACGATCGTGACGTCGATGGGGCTCTCAACAAGCTCATGTATCGAGATGGTCTCGTCGCGCAGGGCAAGCTTTGGATTCTCGATGCACGCCTGCGTGCATCGTCGACGAAAGCATGCAACTACGGGTTCGCATCATCGGCCGCGCCCTACGTGAGCGCGAGCGGCATCCGGATGTGGCAGCCACAAGGCACCCGCCACAACATCAAGCACACGGACTACTCGCAAGTGTGTCGACTCGTCATCAAAAACGCGATGCTCGTCCGAAGTAACACCTCGTGGGAACAGCTGCCCATCGAACACCTGAATGGTGATCCAGCGCTCGCGCGGCATTTCAGCGACCAGGGCATGCTTCCGCTGCTGCGACAGCCAGGCGTGACTTCGGGCAACATCATCACCTCGGTTCCCGAGAACATCGGGGCGACCGCTACGCCAGCAGCCCCAGTATCTCCGCTCCTGTCGCCACTCCCTCCGCTGCGCGTACCTTTCTCGATGGAGCTTAGGCGTGGCATGCCTCGCTCGGAGGCGACCGCCAAGTGGCAAGAGTGGCTCAGAATCCCAGACGACGGGTTCTTCGGACCGGTCACGCAGGCGTTCACGAAGCAGTTCCAGAGCGATCAGAAGCTGCCCGTCACCGGCATCGTCGACAAGGCCACGTGGTACACGATGGCGGCGCTGCGGGACGATGTGTTCGATGATGTCGGGATCAGTGCGCTGCCAGGCAGCAAGGTGACCTTCATGCAGGCGCGCAACTTCACGGCAGCGAACCGCATTGCCGAGAAGCGTATCAAGCACGTCGTGATTCACACGATGGAGGCGGCTGAGGCTTCGACCACCGCGGAGAACGTCGCCCGATGGTTCGCTGGGGCGAACGCTCCGAAGGCTTCGGCGCACTTCTGCATCGACAACGACACGATCGTGCAGTGCGTGCGGCTACGGGACGTAGCGTGGCACGCACCGGGAGCGAATGCGTCGGGCATCGGCCTCGAGCACGCTGGCTACGCGCGTCAGACCAGGGAGCAGTGGTCAGACGAGTACAGCGAGCGCATGTTGGGCCTGTCAGCAGCGCTGGCAGCGGCGCTGTGCGTGCGCTTCTCGATTCCGGTCGGATTCGTCGATGCGGAGGGACTCAAGCGTGGCGAGGCGGGCGTCACGACGCATCACGAGGTGAGCCGGGCGTTCAAGAAGAGCGACCACTACGATCCTGGCCCCAACTTCCCGATGGACGAGTACCTCGCCGCCGTCCAGCGGGCTGTCATCGACACGGGGCTGCTTGGGCTTCCGTAGCCGGAGCTTGACAACGAGCAAAAGTGCTAGCATGCTAGCACCGTGTTCTTCAGCGACCGCCTCGAGCTCGAGACCCGCTCCCGCGGGAAGGCAACGAGCCACTACCTGGGCAACGGCGTAGTGCTCAGCCGACTACTCGGGAAGTACCCGATCCTGCTTTCCGGAAGCGACCGCTCCATCACGCCGTGCATTGTGCTGGATGGTTTCTGGGAGAGCTGGGTCACGCTCGCCATGCTGCGGCACCTGAAGCCGGGCATGCGCTGCGTCGATGTTGGCGCGAACATCGGGTACTTCGCGCTGCTCATGGCGCATGCCGTCGGCGAAGACGGTATGGTCCGCGCGTTCGAGCCGCAAGAAGACCTCGCTCGTCTACTGAAGCAGACGGCGCAGCTCAATGGCGTGCAGGCACGTATGGACGTCCATACCGTGGCACTCACGGACAGGTCGCGCCTTGTTCGCTTGGTGCCCGGTGGCGTCACGGGTGAAAAGGCCGATCCGGCGTACACGGGGAGCTCACGGATCTTGACCGCAGACGAGGAGCGTGACGCGATCAATTGCTTCGGTGGGAGCGGGTGCCCTGTGAGTGTCCACGCCCAAGCCTTCGATGGGCTCTTCCTCAATGAGATCATTGACTTCGTCAAGATGGATGTGGAAGGGCACGAGATGTTCGCCTTCAACGGCATGCGTGAGGCGTGGGATCGCTCGCCGAATCCGGTCGCGCTGGTCGAGTGGGGCCCGCAGTTCAACCCGGAGCACCCATACGCGTTGCCGTGCTACTTCAGCATGTTCGCACGCGTGCAGATGGTGGACACGAGTGGCGACGTAGTCGATCTGCCATGGCAGGAGTGGCAAGCCGAGGGGCGTCCGCTCAATGAGCTCTACATGCTCTGGGTCACGAAGCCATGAGAGCGCCGCTGAGCCAGCTCAAGTCGTTCGAGAGCCGCATGGAGTGCATGCGCAAGCGGTTCACGGAGCACCACATCGTGGAAGCAACGCAGACGCGCCTCGTGACGTCGTGGCATCTTCGCCGCCGAAACGGCGGTATCGAGGATGAGATGCAGATCACCTGCGGCATCCGTAGTTCGGTGATCGCTGTCGGCGACTATGACGCGAGCGTGTGGACGCTCGGGGGTGCGCCAGAGCAGCGCATCAGACGGCTAGCAGGCGCCGCGCGCCGTGGCGATGAGCGCCTAGTGCTGGAGAAGCTGGATGGCGGCTCGGAAGGGTATGTGGACTTCGTAGAAGAGCTGGCGCAACGCGAAGTATGCCATGCGCGCCGCAGTCGCGAGATGACGCGCGAGGCAGCACGCAACACGTATCGCCACCTGGCGCTTGGTCTCTATGCTGGCAGCCAAATGTTCGGAATGGACCTCTACGAGAGCAACGTAGACACCGAGGTGATCACCGGTATGGTTCGGCGCTCGGAAGTGCCGAGCTTTCAACTCTGCGCAGCGCTGGCCTGCATCGAACGGCTAGTCGCGCTGCTCGATCAGCAAGCAACCATGAAGGAGGTTCAAGAACATCCATGACGCCTCCGAGGCGGGGCCCGAGAGGGGATGGTGCGCCAGCTCCATGGCGCGAGCGCGAGGGTTCCGGTCACAGTTCCGGGACCGCTCGCGAAGCTGGGAACCTTGGGGTTCTGCAGCATTTCCTGCTTCGGCAGGAAGCCGTCTCTCCGCCCTTTCGCGCCTCGCCTCGGGGGTTTTCACGGACCGCTCGCCAAGCGGTCCGCAAGCGTGCGCAACCGCACGGGTCTTCGCAGGACCGTCGCAACGACTACTCCAACGGAGAGCCGGTGGAGCGAGAGCTGTCACCCTGCATGCGGATGAACAAGGAAAGCTGAACTTCCAGATGACGATCTCGAACAAACCAGACCCCGAGGTGTGGAGCGACTGGCGGGCGCTCGTGAACATGACGAGCACTCAGCTGCGACGATTCCTGGACTCCGACTTTGGCAAGATCGCTGGTCTATCGCGCGCGAAGGCGCAGCAGCTTGGCGTCAAGAGCGGGAGGGAAAGCGCTTCATGGATTCTTAAGATGAAGCCGCTCGGTCGTTCCTATCGCAGCGCCGAACGCAACTGGTCGCCAGCGATGTGGCAGTGGGCTCGCAGGCAGAACAGCTTCATCCGTCGGATGGCGGCCAACGAAGGTCCGCTCTACGGCAAGGACGGATCGCCGACGCGGCTCTTGCTGTCGCTGCTGGTATGGGGGCATGACCCCGAGAAACCGGTCGGCCGCAGCTGAGCTCCAGGTTCGCTCAAGCCGTCGCGAACCGAGCGCTACCCAGCGGGCCACATTCGCGCACCCAGCGGAACGCCACGCCGTCTTCGACCGCGAAGCGCTCCATGAGGTGCCACCCGGTTCCCGTAGGGATTGCCTCGGCGGGGATGTCGTCGTTGAGACGAATCCCCTCGATGAGGGTTTCCCAGTACTGGAGTTCGCGGGTGATGGACATGGGTGCCGCCTTGTTGGCGCTAGCAGTGTAACACTGCTAGCGCCAACGTCTACTCGTTACCGCGATCGGACTTCGGCAATCGAGCGGATAGGCTGAGACGCATCATTCGCACCTCGAAGGCTTTCGACGCGAGAGTCTCTCGTTCGCGTTCGATGGAAGCCAGCAGCTCAAGCATCGCCTCGAACTCCTCCTTCGAGACCAGCACGAAGTCTCCGGTCGGTCGCTTGTGGCTACCGTCGATCATGGCGTTGCGGTCATGATAGCCTGGCGGCATGTACACCGGGCTCGGGCTCACCTACAACATCGACGTCAAGAGCCCCGTCGTCGGAAATCAGCGCGTGTCGGTCTCGCTCCCCGTCGAGCAGATGGCATCCGACGCCATGAACGCAGCGTGGCCTATCCTCGCCAACAAGGCGCGCGAGGAACTTCCACGGATCATCGACGCTGAGCTCCCTCGGCTGGGCACGGCGCTGCAAACGCAAGCCCCGAGGCTCGTGTCCGCTCTCGAGCCCGAGCTGAAGCGACGACTCCCTGGCCTGGTGCAAGCCGTGGGACCGGTGCTGGAGGAGCAGGCCCCGAAGCTGATTGCCGCAGCGCTTCCCGCGGTCATCGACCGGGCTCCGCAGCTCGCCAGCGCCTTCGAGCCACTGATCGACCGCCAGCGCACGAAGATCGTCAACGACGTGCAGAAGACGCTGCTGGGCGTAGGCATCGCGATCGGCGCCGGGATCGTGATCTGGAGCACGCTCTCGCGCTGACGTCCGTGCCCATCCTGGGGTAAGCTGCTGCCGGCATGGCCGTGCTGCCCTTCTTCCAGGGAAAGTTCTCGCCGACGCAAGTTCGGGTTGTGCATCTGACCGGATCGGCACCCGCTCAGCTCGAGCTCGCGATTCAGCAGAGCATTCAGGCTGCCTGGGTTGCGCCCGGTGGATTCGAGGTGCTCGTTGGCGTCGACATCACGGTTGCGGGCACCGGCTTCGTGCTCGGGGCGACGCTGCAGTTCGTGGCGGGTTCGGCGCTAGCGATCCCGGCTCCAGCGCCAGGCGCATCGCCGACGGCCCATGTGGTGCTCTACGCTGGCGCCGATCCGGCTGCCCTGGGCGCTGCCGAGACGGTGGCGGAGAGCCGGCTGGCAGCCTGGTTCGGCGTGACGCAGTACTCCACTGTCGACTTCGAGCTCAATGGCGGTTCGTCAGGAAACCGCTTCGTCGGGGCAATCGTGGGTGTTGACGACACGTTCAACCCTCCGGCCGGAGCGCAGCGTGCGGTGCCTTTCGCTGTCGACACGGCCACCAACGTGGTGGCGTGCTTCGATTTCGGTACCTCTTTCTTCGACCTCACCGGCAACGGGTCGACCATCATCCCGAGCGTACCGGTACTCACCTCGGTGGCTGACCTGCTCCCGGGCCTGCGCGCGGTGCTGTGCGATGGGCTTCAAGGCTTCCAGTCCCCGACGACTTCGCCGCTGGTCCAGCTGCTCGGCCCGATGACCGTGGAGATCATCCTGTCGGCTCGGCTCCAGACGACGCCCCCGGACCCGAACTACTACATCATCGCTCAGTGCTACGCGATCCCAGCGATTCCACCCGATACCAACACCTGCTGGAGCGTGGGAGTCGAGGTGGCGACGGCACAAGGGACTCGGCTCTTCTGGTTCCATGAAGGGGCGCTGTACTTCTTCCGCTGGGCGCCGTCGCCCTTCGCGCCGACTCATGTCGCCCTGGTACGTGGATTCGACAACTCGGTGACGCTCTACGCGAACGGCTTCGCCGTCGAGACGACGCCGCCTCTGGTGGCGCCCACGGGCGGCAGCGCGACGCGCTTGGCGGTCGCGAGCGAGGCGTTCACCACCAACCAACGCCTGGTCGGTTCAGTAGCAAGCCTCCGAGTACGCTCGGTCGCCGCTACTCCGCAGGAGATTCGACAATCGTACAACGAGACCCTCGGCCGAGCGCTCGGCCCTGTGACTTGAGCTACCACTGATGGGCGATGGCAAGGCGCCGACTGATGCCGCAGCCTGTTCTGGAGTAGGCTAACCAGCGCATGGCGCTCTTCCCGTTCTTCCAGGGGAAGTTCACGCCGACGCAGGTCGTCGTCGTGGGCTTGGCGGGGACGGCTCCGGAGCAACTCGAACAGGCGATCGAGGAAGCCATCCTCGATGCCTGGAACGACCCTGGCGGCTTTCAGGTACTGGTGGGGGCCGATGTCACCGTCACGGGCGATGGATTTATCTCGGGCGCAACCCTGCAGTTCGTCGAGGGGTCCGTCTTCTCGCTGCCGGCACCAGCGCCGGGCGACCCTCCGGCGGCGCATATCGTCCTATATGACGGCACGGACCGTGCCACGCTCGCGGCAGGCGAAGCGTTGGCGGCAGCGCGTCTGGCGGCTCGATTCGGGGTTGTCTCCTACTCCACCGTCGACTTCAAGCTCAACGGTGGTTCTGCGGGGGCACGGTTCGTCGGCGCGATCATCGGCATCGACGCCGCGCTGAATCCGCCGGCGGGCGGCGGTGGCGGCGTCACGCTCAGCAACAGCATCCCGCTGGATGTCGTCGCCTCGGGCCCGGCACCTGGCGCTGGTGGCCAGGCATCCCGTTGGGACCACACGCATGCACACGGCAATCAGCCCGGCGGCACTCTTCATGCCACCGCCACGCCCGTCGCCGATGGGTTCATGTCGGCCGCCGACAAGGCCTTCGTCGATGTCGCACCTGGGCTGATCGCCACGGCGCAGTTGGATGCCGCTGCCGCTTTGGCCCTGGCGTCAGCGGCGGTGCCGCAGACGCGGATCCTGACCGCCGGCGCCGGCATGACTGGCGGCGGCGATCTGACCGCTGATCGCACCTTCAACGTCGGCGCGAACCCCGATGGTTCGATCGTTGTCGGCGTCGATGACATCGGAGTCGGCGTGCTCGCCACGGATGCCCAGCACGGTATTCGTGGTGGAGGCACGCAGCATGCTGTAGCCACTCCGGCGGATGCTGGCTTCATGTCGGCCGCTGACAAGACGAAGCTGGATGGCCTGTCGCCGATCACGCCGCCGGTCGTCGGCGATAACGGGCGCATCGCTTACGCCAACGCTGGCAACCTTGCCTACGCAGCCGACACCCGCATGCAGAACGGCATCGCGGTCATCGGGGCCGAAACGATCACCATCGGCGCGCTGACGATCGAGGTAGGGGCCGTCGAAGCTGCGAACACCAGCGACACGGCCGTCAACTACGGCGTCTTCTCATCGAGCGTCGCGAGCATCCCGGGACAGCGCTCGCGGTTCGTCGGCCTGCGTGCTCGCGGTACGCGCGCAGCACCGACTGCGTTGGCAGCAAACGATGCGGTCGGTCAGCTTGCGTTCTTGGGGCATGACGGCGCGACGTTCTTGCAGGGGCTCGCGCTCGACTGTTCGCTCGAGACGACGGCGCCGTGGCGAACGCGGTACTCGCTCAGCAACAGCATCGGCGTCCTCGAAGAGGGCAACGATGTTCGGGTCACGCACTACCCGATTCAGAACTTCAACTACCTCGCTGGACTTGGTGTCGTCACGGTCGATGCGCTCGGCGACATCGGCAAGGTGGCTCCTACGGCAGCGAACGAGTTCCTGCAGTTCGACGGCGTCAACTTCGTCTTCGTGCCCATCGCTATCCCGGTTGCAGGGACGGCTACGCAACCGGTCGGCACGACCATCTCGAACGGGTCGAGCCCCGACTACGCAGCGTCCGATCATGTGCACACGGCTGCGGCGAGCGTCGTCAGCTACTCTGATACGGCGCCCTTGCTGGGCGCCGCGAACGTGCAGGCGGCGATCGACGTTCTGAAGTTCGGCTACGAGTACGCGCGGCTTGCGATCTTCGGCGGCGGGCAAGACGGAACGCTGACGATCAGCGCGGGCACGACGACGCTGCCCGCTGATCGCCACTACACGACGATCAACATCAGCCTCACCGCTCAGGTGCAGACGAACGGCTTCCGGTTCTTTTGCTCCGTCGCCTTGAACGCGAGCGGGTGGACGGGGGCCGGCGGCACGCTCGGGATTCATCGCGCGAGTGGCAACGGCGGCAACGGCGCAGCCACTACGACGGGTGGCACGGCCGGCGTCGTGAACGCCGCGAACACGGTCGGCGCTGGCATCGTCGGAATCGTTGGTGGCGCCGGTGGCACGGCCGCGGGTGTTCAGAGCGCGGTCAACGCTGCCTACAATAACGGGGGGACCAGCGGCACGTCTGGAGCCGGCGGCTCCGGCAACGGTGGCGTGAACGCCGGAGGCGCTGCTCGCGCTCCCACGGCTGCCTCTGGCACGAACCCCATCAACCGGATTGCCACGGAGCTCATCCGTGGCGCCGTGCTGTTGACCGGTGGCCAGGGAGGCACTGGTGGTGGTGGTGGTGGCGGCGACGGCACCGCCGGTGGTGGCGGCGGTGGTGGTGGCGGTGGTGGTGGCATCGTCGCCGGTTACGTGGCGAACCTCATCACCGATGGTGTCACGGCTTCAGGGCTCTTCACTGCCAATGGTGGCACCGGCGGCAATGGTGGCAGTCCGGCAGCTGGCAACCGTGGCGGTGGTGGTGGCGCTGCTGGCGGCGGTGGCGGATGGGTCTACCTGATCATCGGCGGCAGGAGCGGACCTGTCGTGGTTAATCTCCTTCGAGCCAACGGTGGCCAGGGCGGCAACGGCGGCACCGGCACCGGCACCGGACTCGGTGGTAACGGTGGTCAGGGCGGCAACGGCGGGCGCATCACGGTTGGTCGTACCGATACGGGCGTCATCGGTCCTGATGTGGTCGGTGGAGCAGCGGCGGCAGGCGGCGTGGCCGTCGGAACGGTGGGAGGCATCGGTTCGGCCGGTGCTTTGTGTACGGTGACTCTATGAACGAACCCATGAAAGCAGCGATCAACCTGCAGGTCATCGAGGCGACGCTCGAGAACATGGAGCGCCTCCTCGAGCAGGGCGAATATGAGGCCGCATACGCCATGGGTGAGCTCGCGGGATCGCTGTACGTGTTCGGGGAGACGATCGCGCAACAAGAAGGCATCCAGCGTATGCGCGCTGCGCGTGAGCGCGCTCTAGCGCTCCAGCGCGCCAAAAACGAACAGGCTATTCGTGACCGCTCCGCCCAGGCGGAGAAGGCTCGTCGCGCACGCGAGACCCAGGCGGAAACCGACAAGCGGTTGGCCGATGAGGCCCTTCTGAAGATGTTGCACTCTCCGGAGTCGGATGAGGTTGCCGAGGATCAGCGCAAGGCCGCCGCGCGGACGATCCTGCAGACGCTCGCCAAGGAGAAAAGCGATCGGCTAGGTGAGCTGCTTCCGACGGAATACCGGACGTTCGTCAACGATCTCTGCTTCGGAGCGGAGTACGCACTGACGACCAAGAAAGGCAAGAGGAAAGTTCTGGCGCGCTGGGAATGGAGCGCGGAGATCTCGGTCGAACATGCTGTACTCGTCCTGTCCGACACGTCCATGCTCGATCTCGTCGAGGACCCCGCGAAACTCGATGAGGCACCAGGCCTGGGTGCTCGACCCGTCGACGCGGATGCTGCACGCGGAGCGCGGTCACTGTAAGATCACGGCATGTCGATCATCGGTACCTTCATCGGTGTGATCCAACTCGCGCAGACCACGACTGAGTACATTCAAGGGTCGACGGTCGAAGATCTCGAGGTTCGCACCAACGCGCTCGCTCTCGAACGCTTTGCGACCATCAACCCGGCTGATTCGCAGTTCGTCATCGGCGTCTCCCTAGCCGGGGCTGGCGATGGCCAGGTCACGACGATCGGGCTGACCTTCGCTCCAAGTGCTGCGGCGCAGGTACCGACGGGAGGTCCTCTCCCTGCGTACTCGGCCTTCTACGGAGGCACTGACGTCGCCTCCCTGGAGATTGAGCGCGCCGCTGCACGCGCCCGGATCTTGGCGAACTTCCCGGAGGACACGCCGACGATCGTCGATGAGCAGCTCGCCGGATCGGCGAAGGGCCAGTTCTTCACCGGCATCGTGATCGGTTTCGTTCTCGGCGGTCCGGGCTGAAGCCCTTGACATCTGCCTGCACGGTACCATCATGCACAGTACCCCCCCCCCGCAATGCCATGGCTAGCGGGTAGAGCCCGAGCCGCTGTACCTAGCCCGTACAGCAAGAGCTCGGGCTCAGTCTTTGCGGCGACGGAACAGATTGCGCGATCACCCGTGCACATCACGACGGACTCGTCACCACGTCTCGCGTGAAACGAGCCGCGAGATCGTGCTCTTGTTGACCCCGTAGCGCTTCGCGAGCTCCGGCATGCTCGCCGCGTGTCTGCGGTAGAGACGACGGATCGTCTCGACTTGAGATGCGGTGAGCCTGGCGCTGCCAACATGTTCGCCGCGAGCAGTGCGCTCCGGATGGCGCCGCTGTCCATTGCGAGACCCGATCGGATCACGTCCATGGGCGCGGCGATCTGCGGCGTTCTGTTGGTGCGTACCCGTCGTCAAGTGTGCCGGATTGCAGCAGGCAGCACGCCCACAGAGATGCCGTACGAGCTTGCCCGGCGGTCGTCCACGCTCGAGCTGAAGCGCGACGCGATGAGCCAGCAGCTGGCGTCCTTCGACCACGAACACGCCATAGCCGTGCTGGTTCCTCGCGCCCTGCCAGAGGAAGCACCCCGATTTCGACAGTCGCAACATCGACACGAATCGTACGCGGTCGTTGTGGTTGAGCCGCACGCGTTCGATGCTGCACGTTTCGTGGCTCCAGAGCAAGCAGGCTAGGCTTCGATCGTGCTGTGCGATCATGGCTACTTCGTCTGCGAACGCCGCGAACGAGGCAGCGCGAACTTCATCCTGCATGCCGTGTGCCCGCGGTGCGGACTTCGATGGCTCGAGGTCACGCCGATGGACGCCGGCCAGGCACGTTCGACGATGCCCGACGAGGAGCTCCCGACTACTCCAGGGACGCGTTGAGAGTTCCGACCGATGGCGTAGGCTACGGCGATGGCACGCACTGGCTCGTTCTACGGTCCCACGGACGCGCCGGCCCCGTCCCCCTACCTGCCACCAGATGCGCGCATCGACCCGGACGCGCCGCTCCTGGCTGCCACCATCGGCGGACGCCCCGTCGTGTTGGCTCGCCCGAAGATCCCTGGGCCAGGAGGCGAAACCGTCACGATCCCCGTGAGCATCAGCCGCCTTCGGCGTGCCATCGATCAGGAGCGCGGTCGAGACGCGGCGCCATACCGGGAGAGCTTGATCGACGACTACCCGCTGGCCTACGCGCCGATGTGGCCGCTCAGTGGCGTGCCGACGAGCGTTTCTCTGCGCGTCGGTCTGTTCGGTCTGGCTATCGGGGCCACCATGGGATTCGTGGTTGTGCGAACGCTATGCCGCTAGTCGCTTAGGCGACCTCATGATCGCGATCGCGGTAAGGGCTCCAGCGCCAGCGATGAGCAGACCGAGCCCCATCGAGCTCGCCAAACTGCGTGACGGTTTCACCAACCCCGTAGCGATGGCCGTGTTCGCGGTGCGGATGATGTTGAAAGGGTAGTTCGAGCCTTGATGCACGCGCGTGTTGAAGTATGGCTCGCGCCCCGGCAAGCACTCGAACTTCCCCCTGTTGAACGCGGCGCCGATTTTGATCAGATCGCGGCCATAGAGCCCGATGTTCTTGGCGAGCAGGCGCGCGCCGATGTCGATGTTCTTGAATGGATCGAGGCGATCTTGCGGCGTGTAGCCCATCGCCACGGCGGTGGCCGGGATCGGTTGCATGATGCCGATGCTGGAGTAGCCGTCTTGCGACGCGATCGTTCGCTGCTCTTCTTTCGAGCGCGACCAGAGGCCGGTCTCTTGCGTTGCGATGGCGAGCAACCATGACGCCGGCACATCGTTCAGTCGCGCGGCCCGCTCGAACTCCGGCGCCCAGTTCTGCCAGGTCCTCACGGCATTGTTCCAATGCGCCTGATCCTGCGCATTGCTCGAGCGCCAGACAGGGAGCCCCAGTCCCTGCACCTCCGTCGTACCGTCGGGGAGGTTGCGCCATGCATAGGCGGCTCCACACGGGTTCTGCCAGTCCGATGACATCGCCTACCGAGCTTACCACTGCTAGCGTTGGACGTCGTGGACCGCAGGTACATCTTCGCCGGCTTGCTGCTCGTGGCGGGAGTCGGCATCGCGAAACTATTCCGGAGTCGACCGCGCATCTATCCGAACGGACGCACGCGACTGCTACTCATCGGCGACTCTCACGCGCAGGGACTCGATGCGCACCTGAAGCTGCTCGCCCGGGAGGCGAAGGCGCCGTATGACGCAGTGTGGAAGGTCGGAACGCGCATCGACCAGTGGGCATCGGGCGCCCAGGCTGCCGCCCTGAAGGCGAAACTCAATGAGTTCCAGCCGACGATGATTCTCGTGAGCCTTGGCACGAACGACGCCTACGCGGCGCCCTCATGGATTCATCGCGATCAGCTCGAGATGAAGGAGCTACTGGAGACGCTGGCCACCTTCTCGAACCGCTACGAGAACGGCAGCACGGAGCTCAGCTATGGGCTTGGCGCCGACGTCGTGTGGGTCGGTCCGCCAAAGCTGCCACCGCGTTCGCTCAGTGGTTCCCCGTTGCAGCAAGAGCTGCTCGACTGGTTGCGCTCGGCGGCCCCGAACTACTTCGACACGGCGACCATGGACGTCCCGATGGGTCCGGATGGGATTCATCCTAGTGCACGCGGCTACGCCGGCTGGGCTGGCGCCTTGTGGAGCCACCTCGAGGCCGACTGATCGTTGCGTTCGCAGTGCTAGCTTGCTAGCATCGTGGCTCAATGCCGACGAAGCGGACCAAGCAGAAGCAGGTCGACGAAGATGTCGATGGGGTACGTACCGTGTACGTGCGTGCCCCCATCAAGGTGCATCAGAAGCTTCAGCGAATCGCGTTCCACCAGAACCGTACGAGTCCGGCTCACATCTCGATGAGCGCGATTGTCGTCAAGCTGATCCAGGACGCTCCCGAACCGAAGACCTAGCGCGTGTCGCCAGGTGTCCCGGGGCCACGAATGGCCCCGTACTGACCACTAGAGCCACCGAGCCTGGAACCCGAGCGCTGCATCAGCTGCGTGAAGTTTTCGCGCAGCCACTCGACACCCTCGGCCAAGCTCTGCATCTTCGCATCGAACTCCGCGCGGGTGACCAGTTGCGAGCGATCGCTCACGTCGCGACGGAGGATGTCGATGTGGCTCTGCATCTGCACTTGCTTCACCTCAGCATCATGCAGCTTCTTCTCCGTGCTGGAGCGATGCTCGTCGAACTTGGTGAACAGCTCCGCCAGCTTGCGCTTCGCCTCCCGTGCCTCCTCATCCCTCCGGCCGATCGACTCCTTCAGGAGGTACGCCATGATGCCGAGGACCGTGGTCACGACCAGCCCGACCATCGACAACACGACGGTGTTCACGTCGATCATGCGTGTAAGGTATTGGAACGAAACGTGTACTGCAAGGGTGCTCGGCTGCATGAGGTAGCAGCCACGACTACCTCGACCCCGGCTTCACACGCAGCGTCGCCCACGCGATCGCGACACCGACTGCGGCAATCCCAAGTGCGACCAGCTTTGCGCCGAAGCCGCCACCGCCAAGGCGACCGCTCCAGTAAGGGATGAGTACGCCCTGCAACATCGGCTCGGTGATCTGCCCCATCTTCCAATGCGGAAGCTCAGTCGTCCCATCGCGAGACACGAAGCGGAAGTAGTAGGCGAGCTCGCCCAGTCGCTGCACCCCACCCGAAGGCTCCGGCATCGGAGGCAGCGTAGCGATGTGCTCGGGCGTCATCCCAGTCTGCTGGAGCACCGGCTCCCAGACAGCCGATCGCCATGCTTCATCCCCGCCAGTGTTGCTCGTCGTCGTCGCGAGTAACATGCGACCAGCGGCAGCATCGATCAGTGCTTTCTGGTAGCCCGTCTTCCCCCCACCGAAGGTGGAGTCGATCAACAGCACCGCGCTGATGCGCGCGCGGTCAGCATCGTTCGCAAGCAGCGGGTTCATGAAGCCGTGCCCTGCGCTGAAGCTCACGAAGGCAACGCGCCCGACATCGACGCCGCGCGCGTACTTGGCCAGGAAACGGCTCATCACTGAGCCCGAGGCGTCGCGTAACGCCGCATGCAGGTTCGTGTAGGCGGTGCTACAGCGCGGATCGGCGCCGCCACAGAAGAACTCAGTCGGATCGACGGCGATCAGCTTCACGGGGCCCGGCCAGGGCAGATCTTTCCCTTTCCCGAACTCCTTCAGATAGAAGACGACATCGGTGGCCATGGATCATCCGTCGCCATTGGCTTCGACGGCACGTGGATGACCCGAGCGGCGCTCGAGCATCGCGATGCGATGACGGTTCTCCAGGGTCTCATCGGCGATGCGCGAGAGCTGCTGCATCAGCTGCTCGTGCCGCGCCACCTGATTCGCCTCCATGGTGCGCTGAGCATCTTGGATGATCTGAAGCTTCACCTGCAGCGCCAGAAGCGTGACTGGCGGCGTCATCGGCGCTGGGGGGCCTTCGTCGCCCAGTACGGCCTCGGGAACGGATGACGGAGGAACGTCACGCGACTGCACGCCTAGAAGGCTAGCGCTTGCGCTGGCGCCGGTCTAGCAGGCGCTCCGCCAGCGTCGCCGCCGCTACCGTGATCAGGCTCAACCCGATCAAGGCCTGGCCGATCTGCTTCCCCGGAAGATGGTCACGGTTCACTGGCGAGCCGTACCTGAACAGCGGCCTCACGAACTCGTTGACCATCGACGGACCGACCTGGCGTACCTGCTCGAGATGAGCCTGCGCCGTCGTTCCCTCGAAGCCTTTCACGAGGACGCCTGCGCCAGCCTGTCGATTCACCATCTTTGCGCAGCTCGTCGTCGACGCGTAGCCTGGCGGAACGATCGACGTGTGCGTAACGATGAGGCCCTTGCGCGTCGGCTGCTGGTTGGCCTCCGACCCGAATGCCAGCACTCCGTCGATTGCGTTCTCATCGCACCCGAGGCCCGGCCCATACCCCGAGTGCAACCCATCGAGCAGCACGAGAGCGTCGACGAGCTCGCGATTCTCCGACATGCGCATCCATGCTCGCGGAGCCCAACACCCAGCGCTGAACGCCACCAGCGCGAGGCGGTGACCGGGGGCCCATTCCGGAACGTTCTGCCGAAGGAATGATGCCAGGTTGGGCCAGCGAGCCGCGATGCCGCGCTCACCATCGTAGCTTGAGCTGGCGCCGCCAAAGCTGAACAGCTTGACCTGGCCGCCTTCGAACGCTTGCGCGTAGGAAGCCTGCAACGAAGAGCCAACATGAAGTCCCACGAGCAGGTCCATCGGCGCTGCCGCTAGCTTATCACATGCGGTCTTCCAGCCACGCTCACGTCGCGTGAGTCAGCTAGCTTTCGGGACTTCCTGCTGTGCCTCGAGCTCTCTCACGCGCTCGCGGAGCTTTCGATTCTCGGCTTGTAGGCGCGCCAGCTCGTTCTGCAACCGGCGCAGCTCGCCTTGACGACGTGAAGCCCGAGGCATCTCGGCCACGGGATCGATCTGCCGCGACAGATGCTTGACCGTTTCCATGCGCGGGAGCAGCCCACGGTGCTCGGCCGCCCAGTCGCGTACGGCCGAACAGAACATTTCGACGCGTTCCGTGCCGCTCGGTAGCCGACCAGCCTCGATGACCGCCTCGACACCCATGCTGATCGCGAGATCTGCGTCGTTCAACGTGGCAAAGCCACGTTCGAAGGCTCGGTAGCGCGCCGGCTTGGTCAGCGCATTGCTCTCGATGAACCGCTCGATGCTGTCGATGCCTGCATCACGCAGGAGTTCCATGTGCTCGCGCTCCACTTGCACGAGCTTCATCAGGAAGCGCGCTTCCAGCTCTTGCGAGCGCGCGCGCAGTTCCGAGCACTCTCGAACCAGTTCTTCATAGGTCATATCAGCTCCTTTCGATTCGCTCGCTTCCAAATATGTTCGCGCGCACCGAGTCCACATCACGGATACGCACCACCTTACTCCATCATCTCTCCGTTGGCCCAATCGTTTGATAACGTTGCGACGCACCGAGCATGTCGCGAGCTGGCTACCGGCTCTGACGCCTCTCCGTTGATGATGATGTTGCGCCTAGGCGGAAGCTCGCATGGATACCGGGCGGCGGGTTGAAGCTCCACCGGCTCTCCGTTGGAGTAGTCGTTGCGACCGTTGACCGCGCACCTGACGTGGGCGGCCGGAGGCTTGCTCCACCTGCTCTCCGTTGGAGTAGTCGTTGCGACTCCATGGGCTCGCCGCTGGGGACACTCAGCGCATGCCGACGCTCCACCGGCTCTCCGTTGGCGTAGTCGTTGCGACAGGAGGAGGCTTCGGAGCTGCTCCGCTCCAGCGCTCGCATGCTCCACCGGCTCTCCGTTGGCGTAGCCGTTGCGACCCAGGAGAACCGACCTCTTGCTGGGGGAGAGCAAGGCAGGCTCCGCCGGCTCTCCGTTGGAGTAGTCGTTGCGACCAGCCCCGGTCGCCCGAGGAGGCCCTTGCCGACCGAGCCCCACCGGCTCTCCGTTGGAGTAGTCGTTGCGACAGCGCCCAGGGGGCCCGATGAACACACGCAAGACCAGCCAGCTCAACCGGCTCTCCGTTGGAGTAGTCGTTGCGACGTGAGCGCGCCGAGCAGGGCCATGCCCACCAGCACCGAGCTCCACCGGCTCTCCGTTGGAGTAGTCGTTGCGACGTGGCTACGGTCGCCCATCTTCTTGGCGACGAGCCACGCTCCACCGGCTCTCCGTTGGAGTAGTCGTTGCGACGGTGGTTCGGCTCGCCGGCGAGCAGCGTCCCGTAGACGCTCCACCGGCTCTCCGTTGGAGTAGTCGTTGCGACGGTCCTGCGAAGACCCGTGCGGTTGCGCACGCTTGCGGACCGCTTGGCGAGCGGTCCGTGAAAACCCCCGAGGCGAGGCGCGAAAGGGCGGAGAGACGGCTTCCTGCCGAAGCAGGAAATGCTGCAGAACCCCAAGGTTCCCAGCTTCGCGAGCGGTCCCGGAACTGTGACCGGAACCCTCGCGCTCGCGCCATGGAGCTGGCGCACCATCCCCTCTCGGGCCCCGCCTCGGAGGCGTCATGGTTCAT